AGCTGTAGGATTTACATATGCTAGAACAGGATCTCCTAGTAAAGGACCACGTAGAAATCAAACTGATGTTACAGATGCTTCTGCAAAAAATGGTGATGTAATTGTAAGTGATAGAGGTCAATGGGATCATCCAGGAGAAGTAACAGAAATCAATAGTAATCAAATAACAATGGGACCAGATCCTGAAACAGGTAAGCCATTAACAAAACCTTTACTTGGTATATCAGACACAGGAGATGTTAAACTTATGCGTCCAGGTGGTAACTATAAATTTGATGGTAAGAGAGTTACAGAGTATCCTATAGCTCAAGATGGTAAATCATTTTTAGATCAGTTAAAAGCTAATACTGCAGCAAAGAAGAATAAGGTTAATGTACGTGAAACTCCTCCTGCTGTTGTTAATGACAATATTGCTAATGCTAGTAAAATGGCAGCAAAAGCTGATGAAGCACGTGTTAAAGATGTAAGAAACTCAAATAGAATAGCTGCTGAAAAAGCAAAAACTCAAAGAGATGCACAAAGAAAATTCAATGCTCTTCCTAAAAAAGAACAAGAACAAATATTATATGATCAATATAATAGAGAGCATGGAACAATAACACAAGCAGAAGAGCCTGATTCAAAACTTAGTAAGTTTGCACAATCTATGGTTACTCCTTTTACTGCTTTAACAGACTTATATCAAAAAGGTGAAGTTAGAGATAACTTGTTAAAGAGTGTAATTAATAATCCTAAAACTGCTAACCCTTATGATGCTGCATACTTAGGAGCACTTGGATATCTTGCTGCTCCTTATATTGGTTCTGCTGCAACTGCTGCTGCACCATATATAGCTGCTGATGCTGTTGTACCTTTTACAGGAACCACACTTACAGGTGTAAATCTTGGTAATATAGCTACTGCAGGTTTTGCTACACATGGTTTAATGAATGCTGGACCTGATGTAGCAAAATGGGTTGATAGACCATCATGGGAAAATGCTGAAAAAGTTGGATGGGATGCATTAGAGATAGCACCTATTGCTGGCCCTGCTTCTAAAATGATATCTGAAGGAGCTGGCTATGTAGGTAACAAAGCTAATCAAGTTAGTTCATATGTTGGTGAAACTGCTCCTAAAGTTAAAAACTTTATGAAGGATGTTGGACAAGATGTCAAAGGTGTGTATAATCAATATAAAGAAATAAAGAAAATAAAAAATTCTAAATCTCATCCAAGGTCATTATTTAACACTGCTGAAAAAATAAATACTGATAATAAATACTATGTCAATCAATTTAATTCATTGACGCAGCCACAGGAATTTAATAGTGTAGCTGATGACTTAATGTGGGATTTTGAGCAAAAGTTAATTCGTATGGGAGGAAAGGATTTTGCTACTGCAGAAATGAATAAATGGAAAACCTCACTCCAAAGAGATAATCCAAAATTATTTTTGGAAGTAAAAGAAATGGAAAATGGTACAAATGTTTTAACAGCTGATGATTTAAAACGAATAGGTAGAGAGTTAACTGAAAGTTTACCAAAAGGTGAAGAGATTATTCCTAGTGCAAAAAAACATTTATCTAGTGTTCAGAAACAAATATTATTTGATAAGAAGAAAGACTTTGAAACACTTAAAGAGTTTACTAAAAACATAGGAGTCAAAACACCAAAAGTTCCAAAAGTAGAATACACTCCTAAAGAACAAGAAACTATTGCGGCCATTCGTGAGTTAGGTAAATATAAACAAGTAGCACAATATCAGAAAAATAAACTATTAGCTGATCCTGAGGCATTGGCTAATATCAATAAAGAGATATTGAAACTTGATGATGCTGTTGTACAAGACTTATTAGGTATTTCTAAATCAGAATTACTTGATAGTTATAAGAATGTTGTTCCTGTTACAAAAAAGACTCAGGTTGATATAACAAGTAACCCTATACCTACTCAAGATCTTTCATTAGTGGATGATCAAAATATTATACAACCAGGTATGCCTGAGGAGATGCATCCATTAAATGAAAAACAATTTAGAGCAATAGATCCTAAACGTGAAAGTCTTTTACAAAGAATAGAACAAAGTTATGCTAAGAACTTTGCACCAATAGATTATCAAAAACCTACATCTTATCCAAAGTCATTGATAAGTATGGCAAAAACTGATTATGCTTATCAACCTCTATATGATGCTAGTGGTCATGCAATTCCTGATGCTTTTGGTAATCAAACTTATAGTAACAAACTTACATCTCAAGGACAAGTTAAACAACAATTAATAGGAGCTCTTAAAACAGTCGAAGCTTCTCCTAAGGGTACAAACTTTATTGGTTCAGGTAGTCTTAGTACAGATTCATATCCTCTTACACTTGACTCAGGAAAAATAATGTTAAAGAAAGGATTGGTAGAAGTAAATGTTGAACCTGGTGTAACAGGTTTAAATGGTATGGGATATACTAACATGTCTCCTAGATTAGTAATAAAAGACATAAACTCTAAGATAGAGGAATTAGAAAAACTATCAGGTAAAAAATTACCTAGAGCTAAGTATAACCCAAATTCCCCAGGTTCATATGACATGTATCAAGTTCCAAGAATTTACTTCACTAGATTGAAACAAGGAGGAAGTATAAATACAGCAGATGAAAATTCTTTGGTTAAACTAGATCAATTAACTAACTTTACAAACTATAACAAACCACAACCAGGTGGATGGTTGAGCAAATACGAATAATATGAAAGCACAAATTTTAAAAATCGCTGGTGTTAAATCTGAAAAGGAGTTCTACAAGAAGTATCCATCAGAGGAAGCATTTATGAAAGTACATGGTAAAGCTTTTAAGAAAGCTCAAGTAGGTGCTATGATAAATAAAACTGAAACTCTATCAAATCCTAAAATGATCAACTTCCAAACCATGTATGATCAAGCAGACATGGATGTAACAGGTATGACAGATGAGATGAGACAGAAACAAGCTGCTGCTCAAGCTGAACAAGCTGCTAAATCTTCTGATGGAGGAGGTGGTGGTGGTATGGATATAGGTGGGATGATGAAAATGTTTGGTGGTGAAGGAGGAGGAGGAGCTGAAGGTATGGCTGCTGCATTTGGTAGATATGGTGTTGACATTCCTAGAGCTCAAAATGGAAAGCGTTATTTTCCTACAGCTCAAGAAATGCAACAGGAACGTTTAGATGCTGAATCATTAATAGATAACTCTCAAGATTATAATGCAGACAGTTATAACCAAAGAAACACTGTATCATTAACAGATGATGAAGTAGCTAATAAAAATGGTAAATATAATGGTTATTCTGATCCTGGAGGACCTACTACAAAAGAAAACACATGGTCTAATATAGGAAATGCTCTAGGTAAAAATGCAGGACCAGTTGGAGATATTATTAGTGGTATTGGAGAATTGAAGAAAGAAAAAGAAGCAAGAAAAGCAGCTGAACAACAAAAGGCTGTAAGTGATATTACATTAAAAGCATCACAAACTAGACCAGAACAAATACAAAGAAAATATGTAAGACCCGAAGATATACAAAATACAGGAGAAGAGTTCTTTCCTATATATGGTGTAGGAACAAATGTCCTTGCTAGAAATGGTATTAGATTACAAGATGGTGGTGGTATAGGTGGTAACCCTACAGAAATACAAAATACATATAGTGATGGATATGATATATATTCAGATGGAGGATATGAACCATTATATAACCCTAATCAAATAAAAGATTTTAGACATGGTGGTGATATTCATCGTGCACAAAATGGATTTCAGAATTGGCAAAACTCTATGAGTGGTGGAGGAAAAAGATTTTCTGGAGCTGGTAGTAATGGATCAACCCCTTGGGGAGCAATAGGAAGTACAGCTACAGGAGCTGGACAAGCAGCAATGGGTGGTCAAAATGCTGGTGGAAAAATAGGAGGAAGTATTGGTAAAGGAGTTGGTTCTATATTTGGACCTGCTGGTGGAGCTATAGGAGAATTTGTTGGTGGTATGGCTGGTAATGCATTAGACACTAATGCTAAGAGAATGAAGAAAGCTCAATCTGCTACACAAAGAAATATACAAACAATGGCTCTTAATTCTGGTTTTCAAGGATTACAAGCACAGAACTCATCATACGTAAGAAATGGTGGTGATATTCCTTCTTATGAAGATGGTGGATATATGAACCCTGAATACAACCCACAAGTGATTACAATGTTTGGGGATCACAATGCACAAGACTTTGCAGATTATGCTCATAAGTTTAGAGCTGGTGGACATTTACAATCTTATACACCTCCTAGTGAAAGAGCTATGGAAACATACAGAAATGGTGGAGGAATTAAATCATATGGGTTAGGTGGAGAACTAGAAACACATTGGGGTGGAGGAGCTGAAACTATGTCACACAATCCTTATTTGCCTGGTACAGGAGAAACAGTTATGTTTAGAGGTAAGAGTCATGAAGAGTATTCTCCTAATGGAGAAACAGGTATTGGTGTTACATATGGTGGTAATCCTGTAGAAGTTGAAAGAGGAGAACCTATGGTTGAATTAGAAGAAGGTGGTGAAATAGATCCTGAAACAGGAGAACCATCTAAGTCTGGTGTAGTATTTGGTAATCTAAAAATACCTAATCAATATATAGACTTGTTAGGAGATAAATCTGCTAAAGGTAAAAAGTTTAAAAACTATGTAGCTGATCTATCTAAGACAGAAGCAAAACAAAATAAAGTTATAGAGAAAGCAACAAAAGAACTAGATGGATTTACACCATTAACATCATTTGATAAACTTAAAATGTCAGCATTACAAGCTAACATACAAGGAGCTAATATGAAACTTAAAGATATTGCTGATAAGAAAATTAACGCAGCACATTTACAAAATGCAATTAATGATACAGCAGAAGAGAATGGACTTATTGCAGATGATCTTGCAAAGGGTAAAGTAAAAATAGATAAAGAAGCTATGCAAACAAGAGAAGCTAAATATGGAGCTGATATTCCTAAAGCACAAAATGGTGTTATAAGAAAAAAAGATGATTACGATTATTTAAAAAAATTATGGGAAGAAGCTAAAGATAAAAAAAGTGGTCCTGCTGTTAAAAAGTTTCAAAAAGAATATACAAGGTTAGCTCCAGATTCTGCTAAAGCAATTACTTCTGCTCATAACACTACCAATTATGGTAAAAAAAATAAAATACCTAATACAGATCCAAGAAGTAACTGGGATGGGTTAATGGGAGATATAACAAAAAGTTATGGTTTTTCATTAGAACCTATACAACCTATACCAGCTTTAACTCCTAAAGGTATAACTAAACAAGAAATGACTACTAGTGCTAAATTGTATCCAGTACCTGTTAAAAATGAAACAACTCCAGAAAAACAAAAGAGTAAAATTCCTTGGTGGGCAGGATATGCTAATCAAGCTTTGAAATATTTAAAACCTACAGATCAAGAAGCATTAGACATGGCACAATTATATCCAGAAATGTATGCAATGTCTTCTAACCAATTAGAACCTGTTCCTGCACAGAGCTATCAACCAGAACTAATAGTTCCTTATGATATTTCTTTACAGGCACAACGTAATGCTGTAGTAGCTGGTCAAAGAGCTCTTGAAAGACAAATTGGTTATAATCCATCTGCGCAGGCTAATGTTGCTCCAGCTGCTTACAATGCAATAAACGAAATAAACGAAAAAGAGTTTATAGCTAATCAAGGATTAAAGAATCAAGTTTACACTGGTAACGTTAATACAATGAACGAAGCTAAGAAAATAAACTTAGGAATCTTTGCTGATCAATGGGCTAAACAATCTCAAGCTCTATCTAACACTAAAGCTACAACACAAGCTGCTCTTAATTCTATTGCTGATAAATATGCTAAGAACAAACTTGAGAATAGAACATTAGGTGTATATGAAAACATGTATAATTATAGATTTGGTAAGAGTGGTAGAGCTCAGAACTGGAATGGTTTACAATTCTTTGATACAGAAGCAGGTGGAGGTAAAGGTGGTGATGATGCTCCTGAAGGATATGAACCTACAAGCTATGATAAATATGGTAATGTAAATAGCTATAGAAGAATTAAAGACAAAGATTTAAAAGATGAAATGGATGAACTAGAAGCAGTGGGTAAAACTCCTGGTATTGGTGATGGTAGAAAGAATGGAGGACCCATCAAAAAGAATTACAAAAACAGCTCTGTAGTAAGAGCATACAAAAATTTATAACTAATTTAATTATAAAGAATTAACAAAACTTATTATACCTATTGTATAATCTAATAATTCATATTATATTTGCTTAATTAACTCGCTATGGCTTCATATACAGACAAAATCCCAACCTTTAATCCTTACGTAGAGCAGCAACCTATAGATGCAATGCTTAAGGTGGGTGTGTACAAACAACAAAAATACGAAGAGGGGGTAGAAAAAATTCAAAAGAACATTGATAATGTTGCAGGATTAGATATTGCTAATCCTGTTCAACAAAAATATCTACAATCTAAACTTGATGCTTTAGGTAATAACTTAACATTTGTAGCTGCTGGAGATTTCTCAGATTTCTCATTGGTTAATTCTGTTAATGGAATGACTAAACAGATAACTAAAGATGAAGATGTTATCAATGCTGTTAGTTCTACAGCTAGACTTAGAGCAGGCTATAAGAAGAAAGCTGAGTTAGAAAAGAAAGGATTAACTGATAAAAACAATGATGACTATTATGATAAGTTTGCTTCAGAGTATGTTAACAATAAAGATTTAAAAGCTTCTTTCAATGCTGATTATGTTCCTCATGTAAATATTATTAAAAAGGTACAAGAAGCTCTTACAAATTCAGGAGAAACTTCTTTCACTGCAGAGCAATTATTTGTTATGGATCCCACAACAAATAAACCATTAGTTGGTCCAGATGGTCATTATCAATATGCTGATGCAAAAACTATAGATACACTTGTTACAAACAAACCAGCAGTGATGGCTGCCATAGGTAATGTAATGAATGAAGGAAGTGTAAAGCGACAATTAGGGATTGATGGTTGGGCTACATACAGAGGTGTAGAAGCTACAACATTATTAGAACCTTTGAAAGCTAGTTATGATAGAGATAAATCTAGATTGCAAGAACAGTCATTAGAAATATCAGCTATGTTGAATAGTACAAACATATCTAAAGAAGAAAAAGAATTATACACTAAAGCAAGTCAGGATATAGAATCAGCATTATTAAAAAATGATGCTACATTCATGTCATTAGCTAAACAAGCAGAAGATAATCCAGAATCATTTAAAGAAAACTATTACGCTCAAGAGTTTAAACAACGATTGATGGATCAGTTTGTTAAAAATAAGGAGTCTCACACTACAGGTGTTAATGAAGGATTGCAACAGCAAAACTACAGAGATGATAAAGCATTTAAAATAGAACAAGAGAGAAATAAAATAGCTCTTGAAAATGCAAACTTAGCTATTTCTAGATCTGCAAATCAATTAGCTTGGTTGAAGTTTGATGGAGAGTTTGAATTAGATCCTGTTACAGGACATTATAATAAAAAACCTGAACCAGGTAAAAAAGGTAAACCAGTAACGTATGATGCAAATAACCCTTTGTTTACAGGGGGTACTTCTGGAAAAAAAGTGGATGCTTATAATATTGTTCAAACAGACATAAGCAAGTTAACTACAGATAAAAGTACACAAGCATTTTCAATCTATGCTGATTTTTGGAGAACATATAAAGACAAACCTGACATATCAGATAATGAGATTAGAAACATAGTGAAAAAATTTGCAAAAGAGAAAGGTATAACTCCTGAAGCATATTTAGATAGATGGGCATCTAATATTAAAAACAACTATGATGAGAATGGATTACTTCCTCCACCTACTATAAATGATGACCTTGATGTTTATCTTAATACTTCTACCACTTTAAATAATAAAATACGTTTAGTTAATCAAGCTAGAAAATCTGCTAAAGAAGAAGCTGGTGTTGTTAAAGAGTTAGATGAAGTGTTAGCTGGTCATCCTACAATGAAGTTTAATGTTGAAGGTAACCAATTTACAATCACTCCTGAAGATATGTTAAATATGGAAAGAAGTGGAATGATAAGACAATTAGCTCTTGGATATGGTGAAGGTGCTAGAGATAAAAGTATACAAAGTAAAAGTTTAACTGATAATCAAAATAAATTTCTTTCTCAGTGGTATGCAATGTCTCCTGAAATGAGAAATCAAATTTATAAAGAAGCTGATTCTTATAAAGGTAAACAGTCACAATATTATAATGCATTAGATAAATCTGAAAAACTATTTAACGAAAAGCTAGCTAAAGTGGTTGGTGTATCAGATGTTGTTACAGGATCTTTACCATTTGTTGATTCTGATGATAAAAGTACTAGTATAGCTAAAGTTGCTACATATGTAAATAGTGGAGAAAGAAATTATGGAGAAGGAACAAATAGAGATGTATTATTAAAAGCTTTAGGTGATGCAACAAATATATCTTGGAATGGTAAGAAACCTACAAACTCTAGAGAAGATTGGACAGGTGAAATAAAAGTTACTAGTAAGGATGGACCTGTATACACTATAACTAATATAAATCGTAAAGATTTAACAACTTTTACAGATGCCAAGTTTACAAATTATATAGAAACTCCTATTCAAGATGCACTTAATATGAATGAGAAAACAAAGTCTACAGATTCTGTAAACATGCCTGGTTCACCTAATGCTTGGCGTACAGCTTATTATAAAGGTACAGAAGTAAATCCAGCAGTAACTCAAGCAGGTTGGAGTTATCGTGCAAATGTTATAAAATCAGGTGGAGGATATAGACTTGTTAATTATGTTAGACCTCCAGGATTTAAAGGATACACCACTATATATGGTAGTTTAATTTATCCTAGAGAAGATATTATAGATAATGTATACAAAACAACAACTCCTGCAGAATTAAATAATATGTATTTAAATTATCTAAACCAATCACAAAAAAAATAATAGATTATGCCAGATCCTACAAATCCAAATCTATATGGACAACCTTATGTAAGAGGTCCTATTACACCTAATGTTGGTTCTATAACTACCACTCCTTTAACTACAGGATTTCCTGGGTTAAGAACAGGAAAACCACTATCTCAAGAAGATAGAGGTCGTATGCTTATTGGTCAGATAGATCCAAATGAAATCAGACCAGGTAAAACTTATCTATCTGATGTTGCAGGAGATTTAACTGGTAGATATGATACTGTTATTTATGGAGCTAACAATGAAGATGCTTGGGGACAACAACAATCAACATTATCAAAAGCTGTAAATGGTATTCTTAAAGGAACCAATCTTGCAGCAACAACAGTGGTTGGAGGATTTGCTACAGTGGGTGGAGCTGTATCGTCTATATTCACAGGAAGACTTGCAGATATATGGGATAACCCTGTTATGCAAAAAATTGATGAGTGGAACAATAAAGTGGATCAAGAATACCTACCTAACTATTATGCAGATACTGAAAAGAATGCTGATTGGTATTCTCCAGACAACTGGTTTACAGCAAACTTCTTATTTGATAAAGTGATTAAGAATAGTGGATTTGCTGTAGGTGCTGTTATATCTGGTAACATGGCTAGTAAAGCACTTGGATTAGCAGGTAGTGCTATTGGTGAAGCTGCTGCATCTAGAGCTCTAGCTATAGAATCTGGTCAATCATTTAAAGCATTTGCTCCATTATTAAGAAACACAGCAAGAGCTTTCTCTGTTGGTAAGAATGCTGAAGCTGCTGCTATATTAGAAAAAGAAATAACTTCTATAGCTGATGTTGCAGAAAGAACATCTAAGCTTGCTGAGTTAGCAAAACTAAACAATAAATTTGCTGCAATTAATGATGTAGGTAAAAAAGTAGGAATAGCTGCTTATTCTCAAGCTGGAGAATCTGCATTTGAAGGATTACAAACATCTAATGAATTTAGAAATCAATTAATTGATCAATATAAAAGAAACAATTTTGGTGTAGCACCAGATAAAGAAGAGTTAAAAAAGATAGATGCTCAAACAGAGAAGGTAGGTAAAACTTCATTTCTTGCTAACATGGCATTGTTAAGTGCTACAGAATATGTACAGCTTCCTAAATTAATGGGAAGTACATATGCTGCTGAAAGACAAGCTGCGAATAGCTTAGCTGGAATGGTTGACAATGTTGTATTAAGAGATGGTAAATATGTTGCTGAAGAAGCAGCTAAAACTAAATTTGGTAAGTTATACAATACAGTTAAAGGAGCAGGTAAGTATGTGTTTGATCCTAAAGAGATGGTTCAAGAGATTAGTCAGTATGCTGTACAAGTAGGAACACAAAACTATTACAATAAAGCATATCAAGGAAAAGATGCTAATGCATTAGTTGATGGTGTACTTTATGGATTTTTTGGTGAAGATGAATTTGGTAAAGGAGTGGGAGCATTAAATTCAAAAGAAGGAATTGAAGGAGGTCTTATTGGTGGTCTTACTGGTGGACTCATGCAAGCTAAAGGTAACTACCTAATGGGTAAAGCTGTTAAAACAAACACTACTAAATTTTTAGAACAACTTAATAATGCACCTACATATAAAGAAGCATTCCAATATAAAATGGATGCTGTTAATAGAGGTGTCAAGCTTCAAGAAGAACAAGAAGATGCAATCAAGCAAGGTGATAAATTAGAAGCAAAAGATCTCAATGCTGATATGATGCATAACTATCTATCTCCACGTATCAAATATGGTAGAATGGATATGGTTATGGATGATATTTCTGATATGAGACAAAGTTCTTTGTCACCTGAAGGACTTACATCTCTTAAGCAATTAGGAATTGCTAATGAGAATGATACTACTGTTACATTTAATGCTAGACTTACAAACTTTGAAACTACAGCTAAAAACACAGAACAAATATACAAGTCTACTAATCTAAGATATTCTGGAGAGATATTAAAAAATAAAGATGGCATACCTGTATTGAATGAAAAAGGAGAACAGATAAGAAAGTATTCTGATGCATCTATAGAACAAATGATTTATGCTGCTAGTAAAGTGGCAGATTATGATGTGCGTATTCCTCAAGTATCTATGCTTCCTATTGGACAAGGTATTGATGTACAATCTATTGTTAATGAAGAATTAACTAATCCAGAATCTACAGCACTTAATGATAAACTAGCTGAGCTTGATATAAATCCTGAAATAAATACAGAAGAAGTTAAACAAGATTTAAAAGATGTTGTAGAACTATCATTAAGAAGAAAAGAATATCTTAAAAACTACAATGATATTATTGCTAACCCACAAGCTTATAATGAAGAGAGAAGAGAATTTGAAGAAACTGTAGAAGGACCTAAAGGAACAATCTCTATCAAAACTAAAAGAGGACCTAGAGATATTGAGATAGGTACTGAATATTTCTTAGGAAAAGTTACAGGTAAAAGCAAAGAGGGTAAAGATGTATATCGTGCTCCTAGATTAATTGTATTAGGTAGAAATGAAGATGGTACTATCAAGGTGCAAGACTCAGATGGTAAGATACATGATATCAAAGAATCTACATTAGAGAAATACAATCTTGGAAAGGTTGAATCTACATTAAAGAATAAGAAAGCCAAGTTCTATATGGAACATTGGAACACTGTCTATGAGTTTAACTTTGGTGCAAAAACAGGAGGTAAACAAAAAGGTAGAATTGAATATGATCCTGAGAATGATGTTATGCTTTTTGTTTATAAAAACAAAAAAGGAGATCGTAAAGAAATTGAAGTTACAGGAGATCAGTTTGTAACAAAGAAAGGATATAAAGAACCTATGATTAAAAGCGTAGGTGAGTTAACTGTTGTACAACAAAAAGCATTAGAAGAATATGTTGCTCAGAAAGATTCACGTATAGATGCTAAACGTGAAGCACGTCTTGCTATATTAAATGATTTGTTTGATGATTTAGCTAGTAGACAAGATAAGATTACTAAGAACATTGATCAAAAACAAAAAGAACTTACTAAAGCTAAAGAAGAATATGCTCTCCTAGAAAAAGAAATAGAAGAAGCTCAACTTGATAAACGTACAAAGGCTGTTAGATTTAAAGTGGCTACAACAAGAGCTCTTGAAAATGCTATGCGTCTTTCTAGAATGCAAGAGCAATTAGAAAGAGAAATAGAAGCTTTACAATTAGACTCAGAAGAGATTGAATTCACACTTAACTATATTACAGACATGGCTGCTAATATAGATGAGTATTCAACCAATTTCAAAGACTTCATGGATGAGTTACAAGAAGAAATCTTAGATCTTGAAATCTTACAAGAAACAACTCAAAAACAAATCACTGTTCTATCTAAGTTATCAAGAGATGTACAAGCTGCATTAGACTCAACCATTGATTATCTATCTAAACTTATATCTTCATTTGAATCTAAATATCCAAATGTTCCTAGAATCATGGGACAAGACTGGGTTGATTTCTTAAAAGACAATCCTAACTTCCTTAAAGTTAAACCTAACTATCGATCTGATTTACAGATGATTGATGATATTGTTGCTGAGATGGAAGATGCTGAAGTGATTCCTAATGAAGAAAGACTTAAAGATCTCACTGAACACTTAGCTATAATGCAAGGATCTTTAGATGATGTGCAAAAAGAGATTGAAGCTAAAGAAGTGATCCTTAATAAATTTAAAGATATAGCTGACAAGTATAAGCAACAACAAGCTGAAGATAGAAGATTACAAAATGATAGAGCTCTTCGTACTGAATACTTAGGAACTAATAGTGATGCTGTACAAAGTTTCTTTGGTAATGAATATTATGAAGCATCTTCTAAAAAAGATGATCTTGAATTAGTTGGTTCAACAGTTGCTGTTACTAAAGGTAAAAAAGGTGAACAGATTAGAGAACACCATGCAAGAGCAAATCGCTTTGGATTTAATCTACACAAATTTAAGAATAGAAATGCTATTCGTGGTGTTGTAGTTACATCTAAAACAGAAGATTCAATTCTTCCTGGGTTAATGAATTTACTTACTGATGAAGGAAGAGCTATTGGTAATGATGGTAAACCTGTCAATCCTAATACAATCATTGCTCTTGTAATGGTACAGGATAATGAGGATGGTACAATAACATTAGTTGATGAAACTGGAACTCCTTTTACAGCAGAACAATTAGCTGATCCTACTAAGTATGGTATTTTCCAAGTGTTCCCTAGTGCTGAACTAGAAGCTAATTATAAAGATGCAGCTGGTAAATCAAGTAGAGAATCTATGTTCAGAAAGAAAACTTCTGATGAGAAATTAACTTTTGAACAAGAGTCATTAAAACAACAATATGCTAAATGGAGAAATGATCGTTTAAAAGAAGAATCTCTTTCTACTCCACAAGATATATCTGCATCATTTGGTATTCCTGATTATGTAACTCGTTTAGATGATAAGGATAATGAGGTGAGAGATTATGATGCTAGAGTGGCTGTAGAAGCTACAGGACTATTAGAAGAAGGAGCATTGATTGAAGATCCTGTATTAATGGTTGCTACAACTAATGAATCTGTTAGCTATGGTAAAGTGACATTTGATACACCTAAGGGTAGAGTGTTCTTGAAAGTTCCTGGTGGATTAGTTAAATTAAAAAACAGACAACTTACAGAAAAAGAAGTAGATACTATTTATGATGTATTACGTCAGATTACTAAGAATGTTTCAAAAGATGGTACCACAAAAACAAAAGAAACACAATACTTATTTAATTGGTTAAAAACTGTTATTTACTGGGGTATTGCTAAAAATACACAAACAGGAGAAAGAAAAGATCCTGGATATAACAATGTATGGTTTGAGACTAAGACAGAAGGTAATAAGTCTTTTACTAAATTATACATGTCAGGTTTACAAACTGAAGGATTTGACTTTACACCAACTGGAATAGAGCTTAAAGAAAATGAAATCAAAGCTATCCTTAGAGGAATGTATAACAATGTGAATGCTACTAAAGTTAATGTAGATTCATTCAAAAAGAAATACACTGAGATAGTAGGCATAGATGAGGATGGTAAACCTATTAAAAAAGAATGGGATAACTATCAATCATTTTTATTATCATCTGAAGGAAGAACTAATGATGAGATTCCTTTAGTTACACAAATCAGACCATTAACTGATCCTGATATTCCTAATAAGAAAGGGATCTATTTTACATTGGATTCAACTCAAGATAGTTATACTATTCCTACTCCTCCAGTTGTAGCTACAGCTGCACCTAAACCATCTGCTAAACTTGACCCTAAAGTTAAGAAAGCATCATTGGAAAAAATTAAAACAGCCATTAACACTGAAGAAGATATTACATCAATGATGGATGGAGTATTTGCTGTAGTTAATGAAGCTGATTATATGGATTGGCAAGAAACAATAGAACCAGTACAGTTGGAAGAAGATTTAAAAGAAAGTCTTGCAACAGTAGAAGGTGATGAAGTTAAAGTGTTTAATGTTGTAAGTAAGTATTTATTAAACAAATATATTGATGAACAAATTGCTATACTAGATAAAACTATTCCTTCAGCTCCTGTAACTCCTGTAGCTCCAGCTGCTGTTGCAAAAGAATATGATTTAACTGGTGGACCTAATGTTCATGTATTAGGTAAATATGGTAATGTTCCTTTTACAATTAATGCACAAAAGTTTATAGATAGTAAAGAGGAAGAAGGATTTGGTATTACATTTGAAGCAGATACAGTGGCAGCAGTAATGGCTGTTAAAAATAAAACTGAATCTGAAGCTAGAGACCTAATCTATTTTGCAATATTAAATAAACTAAGACCACAATTGGATGCATTCCAAACTAAGTCTAAGATACCTACAGCTGATGCTCCACAAACTACATTTGTATTAGATGGTATAGCAGAAAACACTATACAGATAGGAACTTATGGTAAAATTATATTTACATTAGATGGTAATAAGTTTAATGAAACTGGAGAAGGATTTAATATTCAATTTCCTGCATATGATTCAGAAGTATTAAAAAATGTAATGGATGCTAAAGGCATTACACAATCAGAAGCACAACAGATGATTGGTAACAATATCTATGGTAAAGTGCTTACACAATTAGAAGGAATGAAAATTCCAGTTGCTCCTGCTATCAATACACCATTTACACCAAATACTCCTGAAGTTGTAGAAGAAGAAGAAGAAGTTACTGATAATGATAATATAGGTAAAGAGATTACAGCTGTTGCTCCTTTTAATAAAGGAACAATCACTGGTAAAATAGTAAGTGTAAAAGAAAACAAAATTAAAAAAGGACTATATTCTATTGTATTAGACAATGGAGAAAAAGTTTCAGGAAATTTTGAAGATAATAAATTTACTTGGATACAAAATGAAGAACCTGTTTCTACTACACCAAAACCTGCTGGAACAAGTAAGTTTGCTAACAGACAAAGAGGTGTAACTCCTGATGATTCATCTATGCGTGTAGCTTTAGCTAATCAAGCTAAGAAATTTCAAGGTGAAGACTGGGCTAAATTAGAAGAAGGTATTAAAAGAATGCTTCCTAATATTCCTATATACAGAGTGAAGAATATTATTCAAGCTACTAATGGTAGACAAGCTTGGGGTATGCTTCATAAAGGTGCTATCTATATATATGAAAATGCTGAGGTGGGTACTGTGTATCACGAGGTGTTTGAAGCTGTATGGAAAATGTTTGCATCTCCACAAGAGAAAGAAGCTATTCTTAAAGAGTTTATAAGTAGACCAGGAACATTTGTAGATAGAGAAACAGGCAAGACTGTTGCTTACAAAGATGCTGTAGCTCATCAAATCAAAGAAGAACTTGCTGAAGAGTTTAGAGATGCTGTTCTTAAAGATAAATTAGGACAACCAATAGCTTCAAAAAGTTTGATAGGTAGATTGTTTTCTCAATTAATTGATTTTATTAAGTCTTTGTTTACAGGAGCTAATGCTCAACGTAATACGAAAGAGTTATTCAATAAGATTGGTAATGGATATTATGCTACATACAATCCTTATGTTTCACAATTAGCATATGCTAATAGTGGTGTAATTGATATAGAGAATGCTACAGCTGATGCTAGTTCTGATCTTAGAGTGAAAGGAATTCCTGCTACACAATTACACGAGATTGTAGAAGAGATGACATTCATTACAATTAAAGATCTTGTTGATAGAAAACAAAGCTTATTTGATATAGTTAAACCTAGACAGAAAGAACTATATGAAATGTTACAAGTTAGAATCTTAGATGTTATTGGTCACCAAGCAGATCTTATAGAAGATAATGTTGCTAGTGGTCAAACTTCTATAGAAGATTCAATAAGACAATATAATGATATTGAAGCATTATACAACAATGTATATGAAAATTGGGATAGTATTATTCAAGAACATAAAGAAAAGCTTAAGACGTTTAATATAGAGTTTGATGAGAATGATGAACTTATATTAGGGGATGAAGATAATTCTGGTAGATCAGATTATATAGATGCTAGAAAGATTGATTCATTCAGAAAAGCTAATGGTGCTGTTAAATTGTTATTAGGAACTCTTCCTGTGACATATGTAGATGTTAATGAAAAAGGAGAAAGAGTTTTAAGAAATAAACGTTCTACTATTGGTGGTGCTATTCTTATGCCTGGTGATGAAGTGTTTATTAAACTAAAAAATAAACTTTATAACTCTTTGAATCCTAATGACATGCTTTCTAGACTGAAAGAAATGGCCAAGGGTGATCCTACATATGAGAACTTATATACAAGACTTACAAAAACATCTCTTACTAATAATGTTGATTTTAAAACATTAGATCAAAATGCAATACAGTTGATTTCTGCATTTTGGAAAGCAATGAAGAGTCAGAATGCTGATGCTATATCTGTATTTATTCTACCTAGTGGAGAAGTGGTTGTTAGTGATTCTACTCTTACAAGTAGTGCTAAACAATCTAAACGTGATATAACCAACTCAATGGTTGATAAAATCAAGTCTAATTCTTTATTCTTTACTTATGATCCTAAGACAGGAAGATATTTTGCTACAGATAAAATCAAATCAATGGTCCTTAATGGATCTAAGATGGAAAGTTACACTGCACTTCTTAAAGAATTAGGTATTGAGTTTGATGTTAAAACATTAAAAAAATTAAATGATAATCAGTTATTAAATTTTAGAAGTGCTGTAGAGGGTATTCAGAATGAGTTTATTAGATTGAACGAAAGAGGTAAAGCTAGAACTGATGCACAAATAGCAGATGATGAAGCTAATGGAACAGTTGCTAGAGGAATTTCATCACTAACACCTAAAGCATTAGGTATTGAGAAACGTTTATTTCAACTTGGACTTACACAAGCTATTATTGAAAATAAAGGATTTGAGAGTACATATTTCAATATGAATGGAGAACGTACACAAACTTATATTGGTGGTAATGCATTAAGTAACTTACATGATGTTCTTTCTAGTTTAACTAATATTGATGAGTTAGATAGTAATCCTGAGTATAGTCAATATAAATATTTACGTACAGATGTATTTGCTAAAGGAAGTGTAATGTTACAAAACATGTTTAACATAGATTCTGTAAAAGGAACAGGTAAACGTATATTTGGTACAGAAAATTTAATGAAATCTGTATACATTGATGGTACAGATAATCAAAATAATGGTAAGAAAAAAGAATCTTCTAAACTTACAGCTAAAGAAAGACTTGTACAAGAGATAAATCTTAACTTAGATGGATACTTCTTAAACCTTGTTCCTGGAGATGCTTCTATTGAATGGGCTGTTAAGATGCTTAAGTTTATTGACATGGATAGCTATGCAGATGATGCTCACATTGAAATATTTAAAAACTATTTTATATCTGAAGTGGGACTATCTAGAGATGAACGTTTTATTGTAGAGGGTAAAGGAAACAAATCAACAGATCTTCGTTTCTTCAAAGCTATACTAGGTGAAGAACTTAACAATCAAATTACTAAAGAAAGTAATAGTCAATACACTGCTGAGGAATTATATAATGGAAAACCTTCAGAAGGATTTAAAGGATATAAAGCTGAAATAGATGCTGCTGTAAATGACTTTATTAAAAAAGATGCATTAGACACAGAAAATCTTCTTAGAGATTATGGTGTAGTTGGATATGGTCCTGAAGGATTACAAATTACTGATATAGTATTTGATGAAAATATTGAACTAACAGAAGCTAGTTTAAAAGATAATCTTGAAATATTATCAATCAATTATATGATTGCTAATATTGAGATGCACAAACTTCTTTATTCAGATCCTTATCAGTATTCAGATGAGTTGAAACGTATTAAAAACTTTAACTCTCCTAGACAAGCTCTTATGTCTGGATCACAAGAAGTTAATCAAGGACTTGATGCTGTATATAACAAAGGATTTAAACCTGGAGATGCTGGTTACACAGACATGAGTAATGAGTTTTTTAGAGCAATCACTATTGGTGATGTTTTAAGTGTAAGTGATTTGAAAGATTATGATCCATATGAAGAAACAGATGGTGGTGGATATATCACTGAAAAAGCTAATCGTATTTTTGGAATACGTTCTGGAGATTGGACTACAGCAAATGAAGCTCAGTATAGACATGATATGGCATTCTTAGATTTATTTAATTCTGGTGCAACAGCAAAAGAACTAGAGAAATTTGATAGAAAAAGTCCTGAAGTAGCAAGTACATACACTGCTAGAAAACCTATTGTATCTGGTAATAAAGATAACGGTAGAGATTATAATGATGTTGTATTACATAAGTTTGCATTACTTCCTTTATCATTCAGACTTCTATACAAGATAAATCCTGAATCAAATGCTATCAAGTTATATAACAAGATGCAGAATGAGAACATTGATTATGCTGTATATGCATCAGGAAGTAAAGTGGGTACAGAAAAGGTTTCTCCTTTATATGATGATGAGGGTAACTTTGATGAAACTCCATTTGAAGATGTTAATGCTGACATAGATGTATATGAGAAGCAAGCAGTTTCTAATATACCATTTACTATAATGGGTGTACAAGCAGAAGTTCCTTCTAAAGATGCTCCTTATGTAACACAAGGATCTCAAATAACAAAACTTGCTACATTAGATTTTATGGAAGCTGGTGTACCAATTGATTTTGATACTGCTACACAAGATTTCAATGCTAGATTTGTTAAATGGATAAAACTATCTAATGATCAAAAATTAGAACAATCTGAGCTTTATAGAGACTTGCAACATAATCAAGAACTATTACAAGCTAAGATAGAATATGGATATAAATCTCTTCTTAAAAAACTTGGTTTAAAGAAAACAGCTGATGGATTTGAAATAAGTAATGTAAAAAAATTAGTTGATACATTAAAGGATGAAATTTTAAAGAGAGAAGTTAATCACAACATCATTGATGCACTTAGTGGATTTGAAAAAGGTGACACTGTATTAGAAGCTACTCCTGCATATCAACAAATCAGAAACATATTATATTCTATAGCTGATAAGAATGTTGTATCTCCTAAAATATCTGGAGGTATGAAGGTGCAGATTCCAGGTACATTATTAGAATCTAAAAGACCTGGTAAACAAATAGTTAAAGGTAAGAATGTTTATAGCTCTGACCTACTTAGATTCTATACTAGAAATGAGAATGGTAAGTCAATAAATGTTTGTCAGATAATGATAGCCAAATGGTTTAAATCAGATATGTCTGATAAAGAACTTTTAAATTATTTTAATAATACAGATGAAGGAAGAAAAGAGTTTGCAGCTATTACAGGTATAGCATTTCGTATTCCTACACAGAAACAAAACTCTATTGATGTATTTGAGATAGGTAAGTTCTTACCAGAAGGATATAAAGATTCAGTTGTTATACCATCAGAACTTGTTAAGAAAGCTGGATCGGATTTTGATATTGATAAGTTGTCAATCTATTTGAAAAACATATACACTAGTAATGATAAAAAACCTAAACAAGTTCCATATTTGGGAATTGGTCAGGAAGCTATTGATAAATTTGGTGAGCTATATGATAAAGGAGAATTCAATGAGTATTTAAGATCTAAAAAACTTTTAGAAAAAGGAGAATCTGTAGATAGATTAATGGAAGCTATTTTCCCTGAAGAGTATTCATTCCAAAGAGAAGATGTGATAAATGATTTTTACAAACAATCATTAGAGAATGAATACATAAACTCTTTACAGAAACTTGTTTCTAATGACCTCAACTTTGAAAACTTAATAAAACCTAACTCTGCTGATGATTTAAAAGGATTGGCAAAAGATATAAATAAAAAACTTGGTAAAGACGAGATTAACTATGGTGTTGCAGGTAACATGTTAAGTAGATCATTTATGACTACTCTTAGACATGCATTTGTTACAGGTAAGTATGCAATTGGTATTGCTGCTGTTAACCAAACTAACCATGCTCAAAACCAACGTAGTCCTATATATATTGATAGAGATAAATTAGATACAGTAATTGACCCAGCAGATAAGAAATGGTTAGGTGATGCAAAAATTAATTTCAAAGAGTATAACTCAATGATGATTAATGGAAAACAATATCCTTCATTATCTATGATTAAAAGTGCTGATAAGAAAACATTTATATCTGATACAATAGGACAGTTTATAGATGGATATGTGGATATCTCTAAAGGTCCTTGGATTATGGAAATGGGAGCTTCTCCAAACGTAGCTTCTACATGGATGTTATTAGTTAAACTTGGTGTGCCTATAACCACTGTTGGATATTTTATGAACCAACCAATTGTTCGTGAGTATTTAAAAACAATTCAGAACAATGGATATTCATGGTTGTTCATTGATAAGTTTGTTGATGATACAAAATATGAATACATAGGTGGAGAAGATGTAGAAGTGACATCTATTCCTAGTGAAAAAGAATTAGGAGATATGATTGGTAAGTCTGGTGCAGATATGAATCCTACAGAATTAGCTCAACAAACATTTATATTAGATGAGTTCTTGAAATATGCTATGATAGCTAGTAACTTGTTTCAAGTGACACAAGGTTCTAACTTTGATACAGCTACAATCAATGATCCATATTTAGTATTTAAAAAACAAATGCAACTTGAGAAAGCAAGAAGAACTATTCTATCTTCTGTAAATGCAGAGGGTAATGTAATACCTGCTGTAGATGGTATTCTTGATAACTCTTTCATTGGCCCACTTGCTAATGTTATATATAATGTACGTGATGCATTTGCTGAAATTCTAATATCTGATAAACAGAATGTTAGAAGATTAATGGAAGATGTGCTACGTCCTTATACAGATTTAAATGATAGAGATTTTATTAAGGTGAGTCAGAAAGCAGTTAATGATCTTTTTGATTGGGCTGTACAGAATGATAGAAAACTAAACAACTCAGTTAAGAAGATATTACTAGGTAACTCAACAGAGAAGAGTGCTGCTAAACAAATTACCGAATTTAGAGATAAGGTGTTGAAAGATAAAAATCATCCTTTGTTTAATAATTTAATTCTTAAGTCACTTCAATTAGAAAGTGGTAAGAAAATTGTATTAGATGAATACCAATTGAGAGATGGCAATACATACAAAAAAGAAAACATCAGTGTTCCTATGTTAGTTAAGTTAGGATATAGTCCTAAAGAAAGTAGAAAGATGATGAACATGATTATTCCTCAAGTGGATAATCTTTCTATCAAAGGAAGAGATGGTAAAGTGTATGACCAAAACTTAATCATATATGGATTTAATGAGTTAAAAGAAAAACTTGGTGATGAGAACAAAGACTTATATGGTAAACTAGTTAGACTTGCTGTAATACAATCTGGTCTTACAAACTCTCCTATTGCATTTACTAACCTTCTTCCTTATAATGATTTTAGAGAATTCTATAATGAAACATTGTCCAATCTAGAAAATATTCCTAACTTAGCAGAATTTAGACAGTTAGATATAATGGAAAGAAACAATTGGAATAACACTAACATTGTACCATTTAAAAGAGGACAGCTAACACAAAGCAAGAAGAATCCTAAAAATTGGTACTACGCAGAAAAAGCATTCTTAAGTAATAAATTACAAAAGAAAATGGATAATGGTGAACTTCCTCCAATGATTGTATTTTCTATGTTCTCAAGAGAAGGTAAAAATGATTTCATTACATACAGTTCAGAAGGAAAAATAACAAAAGCTCAAAGAATTAAAGCTAGAAGAACAGGAGATACATCTCATGTTGAGAAAGCATTATTTAAAAAGGTTTACACTATTAATGATGAAGGTGTAAGAGTTCCTTTAGTTCAAAAATCTGAATATGAAGGTAAAGAGTATTTCAACTATGTATACAAAGCTATCAATGCTTGGGGTGATTCATTTAGAGCACAAGAGTTTTATGGTAAAACATTTCCATTAGATCCTTTATCAACTGTATCAAGAGCTTCTGTATTAGATAATGGATTCTTAAAAATACAGAAAACAGTGAATGTGGATGGTCAACAACTAAGTCCAGATGAGGTGGAAGATAGTGTAATTGAATTAGCTCTTCTAGGTACAACACAAATGGTTAGTGCTACAATTGAACCAACTAAGAATGTAGAAGTAGTAGATAGATATTCTGTTGCGGACCTACAAGCTAATCCAGATAAGATTTATGTATTTGGAGATAACACACAAAGAGTTGGTACAGGTGGACAAGCTCAAATTAGAAATAATCCTAATGCTATGGGAATTGCTACAAAGATTTCACCTTCTATGGATGAATCAGCTTTCATGTCAGATGAAGATTTAACTAATAATAAACAAGTAATTGATGGAGATATAGCTAAAATAAAAGCAACAGGTAAAGTTGTAGTGATGCCTAAAGATGGATTAGGTACAGGGCTTGCTAAGTTAAAAGAGAAAGCTCCACAAACTTATGCTTATTTAAAACAAAGACTATTAGAAGAATTTGGATTTGATAATGATAATGGAACTATAATTAATAAAACTGAAACAAAAGAAAGATCAACTATTGAAAGAACATTGAAAGATGGTAACTCTTATAATATAGATGATATTAAATTAGGAATGCTAATTAAAATGGGATATACACCAAGTGAAGTTGGTGGGATATTAAAAGAAATCAGAAAAGAAATTTGTTAATATGATAAGTTGTATAAATACTAGTTCAGAAGAGTGGAAGTCATTAGTGGCTTCCAGAGGTGAAGACATGGCTCATTATTTATGGGATCTACATGAAGGAGAAGTTCCTCAATCAGAATACACTGAAACAGAAATGGTTGCATCTAAAGCTTCTGCTGAGACAGTGGTTGTAATGAAGAACGCAGCTAAACAAATGGATATTGATATTATGTCTTTAGATGAATATGCTAAAGGTAATCCTGATATACAAACTAAAGGAATCAATGGACTTGCTGATCTTATTAAAGGAGTGGTGGCTATTGCTCAGGGTATGGAAAACTATACACTAACAGAAGAGATAGTCCATATAGCTACAGCCATTCTTGAACAAACAAACCCAAAGCTTGTCACTGCAATGATTGCTAAGATAGATAGATTCAAAATCTATGATGAAACACTCAAAGCATATAAAGGAAAGAAAGCATATCAATTAGCTAATGGAAAACCAGACATTAGAAAGATAAAAAAAGAAGCTGTGGATAAACTCATCTCTGAGCTTATTATCAATCAATCTGAAGGCTCTACACAGTTTCCTGAATTGATGCAAGAGAATGAACGTTCAATGATTCAGAACTGGTGGAATACTATTCTTGATTTAATTAGAGGGATATATTCAAAAACAAACATAGATATATTTGAACAAAATGCTAATAGAGTGTTGAGTGCAAATGTTGGTGGTGTTGTTTCTGATATAACTAATGGTGGTGTGTTTTATCAAGTGAAGAATAGTGCTGTAGATAAAATCTATGATACAGTTAAAGACTTTGATAGTAGAATAGAATTAAATCCTGAAACAATAGATTCAACAGGTAAAGTGATACCAAGACATTACACTCTTGATGGTCTTCCTGAACAGATTCCTTCTGTTACAGCCACTCTTAAAAAAGGTACAACAATGCCTGATAGAACTCCTCTTCAAAAATTCTTAGATGATCAAAAGAAAGATTGGGGTACAGAGATACATGATTTTATCTACGGTTTTATAACCAATAATCTTATTGATAAAGATGGATATAAAAGAAATGATCCATTAACTAATCCTGTATCAACTAAACTTGATCCTAAAGTTCAGAAGAGATTAACGGATTTTTCAACAGAACTAATTAACTCTTATGAACCTGGTACACGTTTTTTATTAGAAGCAAAAGCAGTTAATCAAAAGGTGAAAGGTAAACTTGCATCTGCTATTGACTTTATAGCTATTGAACCTTATAAGAAAGAAGATGGAACAGATGATGTAAGAGTGGATATACTTGACTGGAAAACTACATCTATTAATAAAAGTAGAGATGAGGATATAAACTGGGCTAAGCAGAAAGATTGGAAAGCTCAGATGGGTGAATACACTAAGATTCTTTATAACTATGGATTAAATCCTGCTCAATTGAGAAAAGCTAGGATGATTCCTTTTGTGATGAATTACAATTATGTTGTTGAAGGACAACCTGAAAGTGGATTCTCTGCTCCTACATCTATGGAGATAGGTAAACTTAATTCATTAGAGGAAACAAACTTATACTTACTTCCAGTTCCTATTAATTCTGAATCTACAGGTAACCCAAAAGTAGATTCTCTTCTTAAATCATTAAGAGAGCAATGGGAAAAACTATATAAGAAACCAGTGTATGCTGAAGATAGATATGGTAAGATTTTAGAAATCAATAAGTTAAGTGCAGCTATTCGTAATTTACATGTTAGGTTAAACTTTGAACCTCTTGTTAATGTAGGTAAATCATTTTTGAAAAATGCAAGAACTGCATTAGATGACTTTTCTAAAATAGATTATGAAACAATAAGCAAAGAAGAATTAGATAAACGATTAGGAGATCTAATTGATTATGGAATAAGTGCTGCAAAGTTTACAACAATGGACCAAGTGTTTCTTTCTGAATATAAAAGAGAAGGAATGACTGATTCTAATAAAGAAGTGTTGAAAGAACTAGAACATATATCTTCTATGACAGCTAGGATGTTAAATGAAATCTCTCAACTACAAAATCAATATGCTGTACATTTAGGTCTTAAAGAAGGAGTTACAACAGATTCAACAAAAGAAACTATATTAAATGCTGAAAAACAAATTGATGGTATGTCTAAAACATTCTTAGAAGGATCTAAACTTTCTGCTAAGATAATTAAACTTGCTTCTAATTTACTTATGAATGCAAAGAGTCTTGTTAATATAGAACTTGCTAGAAAACTAAAACAATATGAGAAGATACTTATTCCATTAGAGAAAGAAGCTTCAGTTAGAGGAGTGAAAGCATTTGATTTGATTGGAACAATGTCTGAAACAGGACTGAATCTTATTAAAAAAATAGATCCTGAATTCTGGAAAGAAGTGGTAGATGCTAAACAGAAAAAAGATAAAGCTTTCTTTTTAAAGAATATGGATATTAAACAATATGATAAACTTTCTAAAGCAGCAATTGATAAAGGAATAGAAGAATTAAACAAAACTACATTTGCATCTGATGAAGAAGAAGATGATTTCCAACGTTCATACAAGATAACCAAGTTAAAAGATTCTTTAGATATACATAGTGAAAGATTTGATGGATATGATAATTATAGATTCAGCCAATTGTTCAAAGAAACAATGATTGAAGAAGGACATCTATCTAAGCAATATGAACAAATGAGTAAAAGTAAAGCTGCTCTTGATGTATGGAACTTCTTTACTGAACTCAATGTTAAAGCTAAACAAATGGGTTACCTTGATAAACAAGGAAGTTCATTCTTTCCATTAATAGAAGCTACAATTCTTCAAAAGTTTGCACAAACTAATGATATATCTGCTCAGGCAAAAGAATCTTTATGGACAGATTTCTATCAAACTAGAATAAATGAAAAACAAGGAATGTCTAGTATTGATCCTGAAACTGGTCAAGTTAGAAGAGTTATACCTAAGTATTTTACTAAGACAGATAAAACTGCAAATCAATTATCTACCGATCTTAATAAGATTGGAGCTCTATGGGTTAAGTCTTTATTAGAATATGAAAGTTCTAAAAACTTAGAGAACACACTTCTTACATTACACTCTGTTGAGAAAGCTAAAGGAAGTCTTATATTTGAAAATGGACAAGTTCAGTTTACAGATGGAGATCTTAGTATCAATGAACAAGATAATAAGAATGCAGATATATTACAAACTATTATTGATGATGGATTGTATAAACTAGGACAAGATCTTGGATCTATAGGAAACATTGGTGTAACAGCTCTTGGAGAAAAGCTTGGTAAAGATGACGAAGATAAACAAGCTAAAGCTATTAATGCTAAGAAACTATTAAGTAATGCTGATACATTAACTAGATCTATTGCTGTAGGTCTTAAACCTCTTATCTCCATTGCTAACTTTATGGGATATAACTTTCAAGCATATGTTAATGGAGGAACTGTATATTCTTTTTCAGAGTTTCAAAAAAACAATCTTAAAGTTGTTACAGGAAATAACTTCTCTACAATACAAAGAGGACTTCTAAATCTTTTTGTTCCATTGAATGAAGATGTGGCTACAGAAGAAAGAAGAAAAATGGCTAAAGAACAAGGACTTATTAAATATCTATCCACTTGGTCATTTACTGATGTGATGATGTCAACTAACTCTTTCCCTGAAAGAAAGTTACAATTTTCTAATGCATTGAGTATAATTGATAACTCAATGGTGGTAGATGGAAAGATTGTTAACATCAGACAATATTTAAAAGAACAAGATAGAAATGCTAGAAAAGGAATGTCTGAAAGCGAAAGAAAAGCTTTAGAGAAATCATTTGATCAAAGAGTTAAAGAGCTAAAAGAATCTTCTTCATTAGATAAGATAGCTAAGATTGAAAATGATGAAATGGTAATTCCAGGAGTGAGTGATACAGAACTTGCAAAGTTTCGTACATCTATCATTGAATATGGTAGAAAACTTAATGGTCAGATGAATGAAGATAACAAAGCTGGATATAGAAGAGATGCTATATTCACATCCTTCATGATGTTCAAAAACTGGATACCTAAATTAGTTTCTGAACATACATTAGGTATTAATAAAAACATTGAACTTAATCAATGGGAGTATGGTAGAACTAGAGCATTTTTTAAAACTTGGCAAAGTGTAGGTTTTAAAAACATATCTAAAATGAGAGCCATCATAAATGGTACTGATGAAGGATTACAACTTATCAATGAAATGCTTGAAGCTAAGAGATTAGATTATTTTAGAAAGACTGGTCAAGAGTTAGAGATTACAGAAGAAGAATATCAAGATCTTATAAGAGAGCAAATAGCTAATCAGATGAAAGAATTGTATTTATTACTTGGTGTTATATCTTTAATACTTATGACAAAAGCTTCTGTACCACCAGATGATGCTACAGATGAAGAAAGAAATAGATATAAGTGGTATGCTAAACTTGTTAATAAAGTGGCTGACGAGATTACATTTTATTATAATCCTCTATCATTTGAAAGTATGACTAAAGGATCTGTACTTCCATCATTGAATTTATTAACTAAAGCATCAGATGTATTATATTACACTGTTAGAGAAGTGTATGGAGAAGCTACAGATGATCAAACTATGGTTGATAAATCTCATCCAACCAAATACTTCTTTAATATGATTCCTGTAGCTTCACAAATTCAAAGTGAAATTCTACCATATCTATATCCTGAATTAGCCAAAGAACAAGGGGTGAGAGTTACAGAACAATCAAGAAGATAATTGACAACGCTATATTATGCAGGTTATTTAACCTACACCCTTTTAAAATACATAATTAATAATTAACTTTGCTCACATGAGAACAGCTGCAATTTGCCCAACATGTGCTGTGTATGAGAATGCTATATGCATTATATACAATGGCCCACCTCTTTCTAATATTAATGTTGCTCCTTTAGAGGATCTCCAATCTATATTAGGTAAGATAAACACTAGATTAATACCATTAACTGGTATCAATGCTCCTACTATACCTGCTATATATCTAGGACAAACTTATTTAAATACAACCACAAAGTTATTATACTTTGCTAAGTCTGTAGGAACTGGAGCAACAGATTGGAGTCTTGTACTTACAGCACCCACTGTCATTGTTCAATATGCTGATAATGCCACTGCTTTATTTGCAGGATTGATTCCTGGTCAAATTTATCGTACAGGAGATTTTCTTAAAATCGTTCACTAATAATATACTAAAATGAATACAATTTGTTCAGCCAACCCATGTCCAATAATATTAAGTTCTTCCTGCGTATTCTACGAAGGACCTAACTTAGTATGTACTGGTATTATTACTAATGAGACTCTCAGTTCTGTAATACAAAAACTTAGCACTGCTATATGTGCAATTAGTGTAGGTAGTGGAATATTACAAGTTACTGCCACATCCCCTATCACATCAAGTGGTGGAAAATCTCCAAACATATCTACATCAATGTCTACTAATAAGTTAATTGGTAGAGCAACAACTGGTGTTGGAATAATGGAAGAAATCTCTCTTGGTACAGGATTATCATTTACTGGATCAACATTAAATGTTTACCCAATTCCTTTTGAGTATAACATTAATGGATCAGGTATTCAACCAGCATTAGGTGGTAATATTGCAAGTGGTGGTTATAGTGGAATAGGTGGTGGTTATCAAAACACTGCTTCTTGTGATAATTCAAATATTGGAGGAGGTAGATACAACACTGCTTCTTGTTATTTTGCTACTATTAGTGGTGGAGATGATAACATTTCTTCTGGTGATTGTTCTACAATAGGAGGTGGTAGTTTTAATATTGCTTCAAATAGATCATCAACTGTAAGTGGAGGATATTGTAATGTTACAAATGGTGTTGGTTCTTCAATTGCAGGAGGTCTTTATAATAGTTCTGCTTCATGTAGTTCAAGTATTGGAGGAGGATATAAAAATACAATTGGTTGTGGTTTTGCAAATGTTATAGGTGGAGGATATAGTAATTGTTCATCTGATGCTGCTTCAACAGTTGGTGGTGGTTATGGTAATAATTCTTCAGGTTATATGTCAACTATAGCTGGTGGTAAATGTAATATAGCAGGAGCTTCGTTATCATCAATTGGTGGTGGAGTTTGTAATCTTACAATTGGTGATTGTTCGATAATAGGAGGAGGTTTTTGTAATTTTACTAATAATATTGGTTCTACAGTTGGTGGTGGTTCTTACAATTGTTCTACTGGTAAAACATCAACAATTGGTGGAGGAGAATTCAATAATGCCAATGCTTCTCGTACAACTATCGGTGGGGGTAATAACAATACTGCTTGTGGTCTTGATTCATCAGTATTAGGTGGAAGGTTTAATACTGCAAGTGGTTCTTCATCAACAGTAGGTGGTGGTAAATATAATAATGCTTCAGCTTCTGCATCAACTATAGCTGGAGGATGTTGTAATATTGCAAATAGTGGTTGTTCGACAATAGGAGGAGGTATCTCAAACAGTGCTTTGAATATTTATGCATCAGTATTTGGTGGACATAACAACAGTGCATCTGGAAACTATTCTTTTGTAGGAGGTGGTTATAGTAATATTTCTTCTAATAGTTCTTCTGTAGTAAGTGGTGGTCGTTTTAATCAAGCAAGTGGTTGTTATAGTTCAATAGGTGGTGGTGGTGGTAACCTTGCTTCTCTTCGTGGTTCAACAGTTGCAGGGGGATATTATAATTATGCTACTGGTTTAATGTCAGGTATTTTAGGGGGTAAATATAATAATATTAATGGTTATGACTATTCAATGATTGTAGGATCTAATTTGACTGCTGATAGAGCTTGCACAACTTTTGTAAACAATCTCTCAATTAAAAACATTCCAACTAGTTCAGTAGGTCTTCCTCCTGGTTCTATTTGGAGAAGTGGTAGTGCAGTGTGCATTGTACCATAATAATAATTTTTTTCTTTAACTTCAATAAATATTTATAAAATGGAAAATTTCACAATTCATATCTTTGGATATGGAGAAACCCAAATCAATTCAAAAGAGTTATCAGTAAAGGTGAAGACAGATTCTTTAACCACTGTAACTCCTTTAGTAGAGGTAATCTTTGCTAAGAAACCTGTAGATAACCCAGCTGTTATCTCTCCTTTTCATGCAATCAATATCTTTGGATATAAAGATGTGAGATGGATAAACAAAAATGGATTTAGTGTAAAAGATGAAGAAGCTTTGAAACCTCTTATTGATGCTTTGATTGCTGAATTACAAATTGCTAAAGACACAACCACTACCACAACCACTGTGCTAGTATAGTCTTTTTGAATTTATCAAGAAAAGGATAAGATGTATTATTAATCTTATCCTTTTTTTTATTTATCTTTGTCCGTAAAATCAATTAATTATGAAGAAAAGAATCTTTTTTAACTCCTCTCTTCCAAGGGCAGGATCCACTCTTTTGCAAAACATAATTGCAGATAACCCAGATTTCTATTGCACACCTACATCAGGATTTCTAGATCTTTTGTTAGGAGCTAAAGGAAACTATAACAACTCTTCAGAGTTTAAAGCACAAGATGCTGAATTAATGAAACAGGGATTCATTGGCTTTTGTCACAATGGTATGCATGGTTATTTCAATGCTATTACAGACAAACCTTATGTATTAGATAAGAATAGAGGTTGGGGAATTCATTTACCGTTTGCTAGTGAGTTTATGTTAGCTCCTAAGGTGGTATGTATGATTAGAGATGTACGTGCTGTTTATGCTTCTATGGAAAAGAACTTTAGAAAAAATCCTACAGAAGCAAACCACATTCAAAATCCTAATCAATTAGTAGGCACCACTCTTCAAAAAAGAATTAACCTATGGGCTGATGGACCACCAGTTGGTATATCTATGGATAGATTAAAAGATGCATTTGATCAAGGATTGGATAAAAGAATATTATTTATCCGATATGAAGACTTAATGGATTTTCCTGAACAAGAACTTAGAAGATTCTATGAGTATATGGAAGTTCCATATTACGAAGGTCATTCATTTGAAACTGTTACACAGCATACACATGAGAATGATGCTATACATGGTATATATGGAGATCATAAACTAAGACCTAAGTTTGAAAGAAAGCCTGATGACTTTGAAGAAGTATTAGGATATGAAATTTGTCAATCAATTAAAAACACATATCCATGGTTCTTTAAGAAATTTGGATACGTATAAATCAACAAACATGAATATAATATTTGATATATCAGGAGGCTTAGGTAAGAACATTCTTTCTACAGCTGTATTAAAAGCTATTAGAACTCAACATCCTAAAGCAAACATAATTGTTCTTACATCTTATACAGATGTATTTATTGGTAATCCTAATGTAAACAAAGTGATACAACATGGAACTACATCAGGGATATATAAAGATTACATAATGGATAAAGACACAAAGGTGTTTATTACAGATCCTTATACAACATCTGATTATCTAACTGAATCAAAACATTTGATTGAGATATGGTGTAATCTTTTTGGTATTGCTTACAATGGTGAAATGCCTGAGTTATTTATATCTAAAACAGAAGTGGAATACTTTGCCCCATTCTATCAATTAGATAAACCTATCATGGCTATACAACCTAATGGTGGTCCACAAGATCAACCATTGAAATATAGTTGGGTGAGAGATATTCCTTCACCTGTAATTAATGATGTTATTCAACATTACAAGAAAGATTATACAATTGTACACATCAAACGTGAGGATCAAATTATGTATGCTGATACAATGGCTGCTCTTGATTCATTCAGAAGTATAGCTGTTCTATTATCTCTAGCACAAAGAAGACTTCTTATTGATTCATCTGCTATGCATATTGCTACAGCTCTACAATTACCAAGTCTTGTATGTTGGATAGGAACAAGCTCAAAGGTGTTTGGTTATGATTTACATGCTAACCTACAAGCTAATGATCCAGACAAAGAACTAAACTTTGATCACCCATACTTACAGAAGCTTCCATTATTTGAAGACATTTCTAAATGTCCATACACAGAACTAGGAAGTATATTTAATAGTGAAGACATAATTAAAGCGTTGAAATAATGGCAGTATATTGGTTTACAGGACAGCCTTCACATGGTAAGACAGTGTTGGCTAAATTATTGAAAGAAGAATTAGAAAAATCTGATAAAGTTTTTCATATAGATGGAGATGACTTACGTGCACTTACATTAAACTTAGACTTCTCTGAACAGGGAAGAATAGATAATGTTAAAGGTGCACAGAAGATAGCACACTATTTATATAATCAAAACTACACAGTGGTAGTTTCTGTTATTGCTCCATACAGATGGCAGAGAGAAGAACTAAAAAGAATGCTTGGTGCTGATCTTGTAGAAATATATGTTCATACAACAGAACCAAGAGAAAGAGATCATTTTAGTGTATTTAATTATGAACCTCCATTAGAGAAATTCATTGATATAGACACTACAGAAGATACACCACAAGAATCAATTGATAAAATTTTAAATCTAATATAATGAAATGGAATAAGAAAGTGCATGTACAGTCTTCCATGCAACCAAAAGGATCACAATATGCTATGTTTGTAGGAAGATGGCAACCTTTACATAAAGGACATCAAGAACTATTTGAACAAGCTTTAGATGATGGTAAGAATGTTTTGATTTGTATCAGAGATGTAAAACCTGATGCAAAGAATCCTTTCACAGCTAATCAGGTAAAGGATAACATTGAGAATCATTATGCTTTATTTGTAGACAACAATATAGTGAAGGTGATTATCATTCCAGACATATGCTCAATTGAGTTTGGTAGAGGTGTTGGTTATGATATTATAGAACATATTCCTCCTACAGAGATAGCAGATATATCTGCTACAAAGATTAGAGAGCAAATGCGTAAAGATGGAAAGTTATGAGTTTAGTACAAATTAGATATAATACATTGTGTGATGATAATCATACATTCTGGAGAATCTTAATTGATAATGTTGAGCATACATGTGCTAATGTAGTGATCAATGTTCCAACACATACAACAAGAGATGATGTATGGGATAATGGAAGACAAGCTATGGTGAACAAACATCATTTAACATGTAACCCAAACACAGTCACTTGGAAAGGTGATGTAGTAATACTTGAATAATATGGTAGTAGATAAAAAAAGACACATAGCAAAAACAATAAGCTATAGACTCTTAAGTACATTAATTGGCTTTACAATCATGTTACTTATAACAGGTTCTGTTAAGGTGGGTGCAGCATTTGGTGTGGCTGAACTAATATATAAACCTGTACAATACTACATACACGAAAGAGTGTGGTATAGATGGGTTAAGTATGGATTAAAATAGTTTTAGGTTATGCTATATTATGAAGATTATCTCATGTAGTCATTTCATTATATGGAAATTAAGATTTATATTTGTTGTGTATAAATTGGTATAATGATTGCATCATTTACAATTATCTCTTTAAATTGTATATATGTTATAACAACACCCAAACATTATTCTCCCTTATGGAAAACGCATTTGAACAACAAGTAGAAAAAGAATTAAAAAACATGGATCAAAGACTACATGATCTAGAGGAGAAGATGACTTCTATAGATGGAAAGCTAACGCAAGTTGTAGATGCTATATTAGGTAATGCACTAACAAAAACAGGGGGATTTGTTGCTGACTTAACTGAGCTGAAGGCTAAGATAAAAGATTTAGAAGATAAGATACAGAAGCAAGAAGAGTTCAAGAAGAGATTCACTTGGACCATAGGTATCATCATTGCAGTGGGAGCAATCATACAATATATATCTGTTGTATATAAAAATGTAAAAGGATAAAATAAAAATGAAAAGCTGGAAAACAACATTAATGGGTTTAATATTAGCTGCTATGATAGCTGTACAACCATTAACTTCGGATGAGGTAAATCTAGAAAAAGATTGGCCTAAATTTGTTTTAGCTATTGCTATTGCAATATTTGGATATTTCTCTAAAGATCATGATGTAACAGGAAAGTAAATGATAAAATATTTAAAAGATCAGTACTTAGCGGTGATCATCACCGTTATTTTTATATTCTTTACACTAAACAATCAAAATAAGAATGATATTCTTATAGAGAAAACTAAAAAGTTAGAGAGTGATATATTAGTCCTTGAAGAGAAAGCTAAAGAGTCTACTACAATTATAGATAGCTTATCAAAGATAGATACAGTTATAGTTAATAGAATCAAAACCATAAAACAAAAAGAATATGTACAAATTAGGATTATTGATAGTTTGCCTACTAATAAGCTCCAAAGCTACTTCACAGATAGATACAAAGAAGAATGATTCTATTATCAAACTAAATGATAAAGTTGCTAGAAAAGTGATCACTGATCTTGTACGTTATGATTTTGCTAAAGAGATTATCAAAGAACAAGAAGCAAGAATCAAAAACTTTGAGAAGAAGGAAATTGAATTTAAAAATCAAATAGATATAAAAGACTCTATTATATTTTATCAAAAGAGCATCATTGATATCCATAAAGATATTATTAAAACTAAGAAGCCTTTAGAGATACATGGATATGTTGGTGTTCAATCAACACAGCTTACATTAAAAGAACCTACATTATATACAAACCTAATGATTGAGTTTACTAAGTTTAATGTAGGAGCTCAATATTTTATACAACCAAATAACCTACCAGGTTATAGTGTTATTCTAGAATATAATATATTTTAAACCAAACAATAATGGTAACAAGTGCACAGTGCTTAAAGAAGTGGGGTGATCCTGCTATTACAACAAACGAATTAAAATACATGACAGTTTGGGATGTACCAGCTCACTTAGAGATAGGTGTTATTCCAAAAAAACTATATTGTAACAAACAGATTGTTGCACCATTAATCAAAGCATTCACTAACCTAATAGATAGAAAATTAGTCAATGAACTAAAGACTTGGGATGGATGCTTCAATGTAAGAAAAAAAAGAGGATTGACAAGTATGTCTTTACATTCTTGGGGAATAGCAATTGATGTTAATGCAGCATGGAATGGTTTACATAAAACTCCACAACTATCTGCAGGGTTTGTAAAATGTTTTACAGATGCAGGATTTGATTGGGGAGGAACCTGGACTAGAAAAGATGGTATGCATTTCCAATTAAAAACTATATAATAATGGCAAAACCAACCAACGCAGTAGAGAAAAGAGTTAAGATTAAAGTGAGCAGACCAGGTGTGCACGCTAAATCTAAAACATCTAAACTTAAATCTTCTAAGAAATACAAGAAGATTTATAATGGACAAGGATAATGGAAGTAATATATCAAGGAAATGTAGCTTTAGATGGAAGCACCAGAATAATATGTAACATTGGTACATTAGTAATTAATACAATTATTATTAATAATCCTATTTCTAATTATGTATTTACACTTAATAGATACATGACTTCTTCTGGTATTTCACAAGTTTTATTATATACTTTTGAATTGAATGCAGAAGAAACTTTAAGAGATACACAAACTTATACATTAAACTTAAATAACTTCATAGAGCTATTATCTGATGTTCCTGGAACTACATTTTATATAAGTGCTACAGAAATACAATGATACAAGTATTAGATAAAGATGGGAATACTTCCACCGATGATGGTGGAGTTCTTATATATGATAAGTTTGGACATATAAAAAGAGTTACTAGTGGAGGAAGTCCTACAGGACCTGCTGGTGGTGATCTTTCCGGAACCTATCCTAATCCAAATGTTGTATGGGCTAATGGACAACCAACATATGATCTTGTTTATTATCCTATACCTACAGGAACTATCAGTGATTATATAAGAGGAGATGGTTCCATAGCTGCATTTCCCACTATACCTTCAGGAACAGTTACATCAGTTGCTGCTCTTACATTAGGAACTACAGGAACAGATTTATCATCATCTGTAGCAACAGGAACAACAACTCCTGTAATAACATTAAATGTTCCAACAGCATCAGCCACAAATAGAGGAGCATTAAGTGCTGCAGATTGGACTACGTTTAATAACAAACAAAATGCTTTAGGATATACACCTGTTAGGTTTATTATTAAAGACCAAACTCAATATTCTACAGTAACAGGAACAGGAGAAACTTTACAAGGAACTTATTTTATAGCAGCAAATACTTTTTCTTCTAATGATGCAATAAAAATTATTCCATTTTTAGCTGAAAAAACAGGAATATTAGGAACATGCACAATGAGAGTAAGAGTGGGATCTTCATCAGCATTTCTTAGTTCAAGTGTAATAGCAACATATACTACAGGTATAACTGAACTATGGTGTATTATGCAACGATTAGGATTTACTTTAAGAGGTGGAAATATTAGAGGTATGCTATTTTCTTTATCAAGACAATCAGATGTAATAGCCACTGCTGGTGCTATAAGTGTAGGTACTTTTAATCCTGCTGTTAATAATTGGTTTTTCACGTCATTACAGTTATCTGTTGGAACAGACTCAATATTTCAATCTAATTTTGTAATGACAAACTAATGAAAACAGTAATAGACAAAGAGACAGGAAAAGTTTTATATTGTTTTTTTAACAATATGGAAATTGCTGAAAATGAAATAATTATTGAAGCTATACCATTTGGTAATTATTATAATTTTCAAACAAAAGAATTTTATACAGTAATTGAAGAAGTTATTGAAGAATAACTTTTTTACTTATAAAACTTAATATACTAAATAACCAAGTAACAAATAATTATTATATTTTTGTTATTTTAAACATTAAATACAATGGCTATACCAAGTAAACAAATAGGATGGGGAACAGAATCAAACCTATTATGGCAAATTGCCAAACAATTACAATATTTAACACAAGTGGCAGGAAATGCTCCTAAAGGTCCATTCAAATATAATGCTAACGGAACAGGTATAGAACCTTGTTTATTTAGTAATACTTCTAGTGGTACTTATTCAACAATAGGTGGTGGATGTAGAAATACTGCTTCAGGGCAATGTTCTACAGTGGGAGGTGGTCAAAGTAATATAGCTTGTGGTGATTTGGCTACAATTGGTGGTGGTTATATTAACACTGCTTATGGTAATTGTTCAACGATAGGTGGAGGTTTTAGCAATCTTACTGAAGGATGTTCATCTACCGTTGGTGGTGGTAATAATAATACTGCTTCTGGTTTTTATACAACAGTTGGTGGAGGTTATAATAATTCAGTAATAATTGGTCGTTCAACAATTAGCGGAGGTTATAACAATACTGCCTCTAGTGATACAACAACAATAGGTGGTGGATTAGCTAATTCTACATCAGGTTCATACTCAACTGTTGGAGGTGGTAGATATAATATTTCAGGTGGTAGTGGTGCTACAATTAGTGGAGGTAGTGGGAATACTGCTTCAGGCAACTATTCAGTAATTAGTGGTGGTTGCTCAAACATTGCTTCCTATGGTCATTCAACAATAGGCGGAGGATATGGTAACGAAGCTAATGGTTATTGCTCGACTATTGGTGGAGGTAAAACAAATAATGCTTCAGGTGCACATTCAGTAATTAGTGGTGGTAGTGATAATGTTGCTGATGGAAATAGCTCTGCTATTTTAGGGGGTCGCAGTAATGACACTTATGGTTTTTCTTATGCAATGATTGTAGGTAATAGTATACAAGCAAATAGAGCTGATACAACATTTGTAAATAACCTTTCAATTATGAATATCCCAACAACTCCTGTAGGTTTGCCAAGCGGTGCTGTATGGAATAGTGGAGGAATATTAACTATAGTTTAATAAAAATATAAAGAAATGGCAATACCATCAAAACAAATAGGTTGGAGTACACAAAGTAATCTCTTATGGTACATATCAAAAGAATTGGAAAGATTAACATGTGTAATGGCTGGTGGCTGTACAACTACTACCACTACTACAACAGTAGCTTAAAATAAAAACAAAAATAAAACCAACTACATTATGAAAGATTTAAAATTTATCCAGGAAAAATGGTTACCTTGTCCAGGATTTGAAACTTCTTATGAAGTTAGTAATTATGGAAAAGTTAGAAGTATTGATAGATATTGTTCTGGAAGAAGAGGTCTTATAAAAGGACAAATTATTCATTCTGATTTAAATCAAAAAGGATATCCACAATTAAGACTTTATAATAGTAATAAAAAGTATGTTAGAAATCAACATAGATTAGTTGCTTTAGCTTTTATACCTAATCCTAATAACTTACCACAAGTAAATCATATAGATGGTAATAAACTAAACAATCATATATCAAATCTAGAATGGATTTCAAATTCTGATAACATGAGACATGCATATAAGTTAGGATTAAAATGTAGTAAAGGAGAAAATAATAGTAATTGTAAAATAACAGATAATCAAGTAACCCAAATTAAACTTATATACAATAATGGAAAATCTTCTAAAGATATTTCTGAAGAACTAGGTATAAAATTACATATAGTTAGACAAATTATAAGTGGGAAATCTTGGAAGTCTAATAGAACACCTCTTATGAAAAGAGACGATAGATCAAAAACCAAAAAACCAATATTATGCGTGAATTAAAGTTTATACAAAGTTGCCCAAGCGATATTTATTACACATGGCAAGTAAACCTTTGGATGGAAAGCCTAAAAGAAATAGGACATAGCGATAAAGCTATTAATGTTATCTTTATAGCTAAAGGGAGAGAGAATACAGATAAGTGGAAACAAATAGAAAATTTGTATCCAGAAGCAGAGTTTCATTACTATGCAGATGAAGATGATTTAAGTCGATTGTTAGGAATCTATATTCCTGTTCTACGTCCTTATGTTCTTTGGAAACATTTTAAGAAACATCCAGAGCTAAGTGAAAAAGCTATCTTCTATTGTGATAGTGATATTCTATTTATGAAGGATTTTAATGTAGATAAGTTCTTAGAGGATGACATTAGTTACCTATCTGATACAAATAGCTACATCAATGCTAAATATTTTGATAGTAAGATTAATCAAGTGCTTCCTGAGAAGCTAGAAGAATATAAGAATAGAGACATTCTTGCAGAAATTGCAAGTGTTGTAGGAATAAGCAGAGAAATCTGTGAAGCTAATAATGATCATTCAGGAGGAGCACAATATCTATTAAAGAATGTAGATGCAAACTTCTGGAGTAAGGTGATGAATGATTGTATTCTTATAAGAAGTTATTTACAAACAGTGAATAGAGAATTCTTTAAAGATGAAAATACAGGCTATCAAAGCTGGTGTGCAGATATGTGGGCTGTTCTTTGGAACATCTGGATGAGAGATCAAGAAACAAGAGTGGTCAAAGAATTAGCATTTGCTTGGGCTACAGATCCACTTATCAAATTAGAATCTCATACAATCTTTCATAATGCAGGAATAGTTTCTGAAACAGGAAATGGCTATCCAGCTTTCTATAAAGGAAAATATCATATGGGAAGTGATCCAACAAAAGATCCTAACTTAGATGTTATTCTTAATGATGAGAAAACACAAAAGTATTGTACGTGGTTTTATGCCACTAAATTGAATGAAATTAAAAACAAATATAACCTAGACTATTAACCCTAAATTAAAAAATAAATGGGAAGCATTAATTCAAGACCTTTAAAGGCTTTTGTTCGCTACGATGGTAGCCACAGAATAGTTGCAGGAAGCTTAATCCTTAGAAAAAATAAGCCAAAAGTAGGTAAGTGGAAAGAAATAAATGCATATGAGTGCTGTTTCCTTAGTACCACTACCACTACAACTACAGTAGCACCAACAACTAGTACAACAACAACAGGACCATTATAATCATGAGAAGCAATAATAATAATAAGCTTAAAGCTTTTGTACGTTTTGATGGTTCAGGACGTGTAGTGTCAAGTAGTTTAATTGTACAAGCATTTAAACCGAAGGTTGGTAATTGGAAAGAAATAGATGCTAAGGAGTGTTGTAATTATACATCCACCACCACATCTACTACCACCATACAATCCACTAATTGGACTTTTGTTCCTGATCAACAATTAGTTTGGCCTATTGATCAAAATGGATATACATTATATGAAGGTGAATGGACAGCATTTGATGATGGACAAACAGTAGATTCATTTCCTTTTGTAGATGATTTTTACGCAACAGGTGTAGCTAGTACTACATTCATTATTGATACTAATGGAAGGGCTATGGTTAATGTTAGTAATTGGGATTTATTTGGTAATGGGGGAGATTTATATATAGAACCTGGTACACCTCTTAATGATGGTGATACACAAAACTTTTGGTATTTATCAAGTGGACCATCAACTAAATGGAAAAATAGTATATTAGTATATTGTGGACATTGCTGTGGAATTGGATTTGCAGAAAAACCATATTCTTATATAATTAATGTATATAGAGATGATACATATCAATATTTAGAAACAAGAATTAAAACAGATAGTTCAATTTCTGGAGTACCTAATGGTGTGGTTGGTATTACTGGTGCAACAGGTGTTGCAACTGTACAATCACAAGTATGGAGAAGTGGATTATTAGGAGTAGATTGGGCATTATTAGGAAATGGTATAATAATATAATATAAAATAAAAATCATGGCATTAAAATCCCTATTTCCAGAAGAGATGATGGAAGGTAAAGGAGGAGCAACTGGTCTAACATTAGAGACTATTGCAGGGAAGTTAACTTATTTTCACTTACAGGCACATCTCCTCCATTGGCAAACAACATCATATGCTCAACACCAAGCTCTTGGTGGATTATATGATTATGTGCATGATTTCAAAGATGGATTGATAGAGAAGATTATGGGATATACAGGTAAAAGACCTAACCCATATAAAATAGAACCTCTTACAAACTGTACAGCTGGTGAGTGTGTTAATAATCTTCTATCTTTTGCTTCAGATTTGAAAGCGTATGGTGAGAAGAATGGTTATCATGATGTATGTAATCTAGCAGATTCATTATCTGGAGAAGCAGCTAAAGTGCGTTACTTACTAACATTGTCATAATGGATATAAACAGAAAACATTTTCCTAAGGTGATGCAAGATAATGATGAGACATTTCTTGCACACTTAGAAGGTGTTATTTCTTCTGTTGATGAACTATGTAGCTTAGAGATAACAAAGAGCTTAGAATCATATAGATTCAGAATAGCATGTAGTCTTCCTAAGTATAACAATATGGTGATTGAAGAAATATTGAAATTCTGTAATATGTTTAAAATAAGAATAAACATGAGTAAATCAATAAAGACAAGTTCAGTAATCAGTTTTGAAATAACAATTAACTAAAATGGTAAGACAACACGGTTTTGATACTAGATCTCCTGAATATCATAGAATGAGATATATATGTAAAAAGAATAAAATTTCTTTTGCAGAATATTATAATAATATAGAAAAGTATAATGTATATACTAGAAGAAAAAAACATTTACATTTAGAACAATATAGTGCTGAATATTATAAAACAATTTGGTTAAAAAAGAAATATAAAATAACCTTAGAAGAATATAATGAAATGTTAAATAAACAAAAAGGAGTTTGTGCAATTTGTGAAAATCCTGAAACAACTATTAATAAAAAAACAGGTGAGACTATTAATTTGGCTGTAGATCATGATCATTTAACAGGAAAAAACAGAGGACTTTTATGCACTTCTTGTAATAGAGGTTTAGGCTGTTTTAGAGATAGTGTTAAGTACTTAGATAATGCTAAAAAATATATAAGTAATCATAACAATAATCAAGTGTAATAACATTTGAAATAAATTTAGAACAATAATGGCAACATTTATAAAAGCTGGATTTTGGGAGCAATTATGTAAACCTTGTACAGGATACAAAGGATGGCTTAATTTAACAAAGTTTGTACAGGATACAGCTTCTGAAATAGTAGGTCCTCAAGGTCCTCAAGGAGTGCAAGGCCCACAAGGAATACAAGGAGTACAAGGAGATCAAGGAATACAAGGTGAAACAGGAGAACAAGGAACAGCAGGTAATTCTGTTACAATTCTTGGTTCATATGCAAATTTAGCAGCATTTAATGCTGGTGCAGGTTCTTTACCTGGAGCTAATATAGGTGATGCATGGATTCTTTTATCTGATGGTAGCCTTATGACATGGAATGGCACAGCATGGTTTGATGCTGGAGATATAAAAGGTCCACAAGGTGATCAGGGAATTCAAGGAATACAGGGACCTCAAGGAGAACAGGGTATTCAGGGGGTACAAGGTATACAAGGACCTGTTGCTCCTTCTACTAGTTTGTTTGCTCAAACAGCAAACTCAACACCTGTAACAGGAACTATAGTAGAAAGTACATTAATAGGTACAGGAGTAGGAAGTTTATCTGTTCCTGCAAATGGATTTCAAGTGGGGGATAGTTTTAGAGCTGTATTTGGTGGTGTTATGAATGCTGCAAATAACCAGACTATTAGAATTAAATTAAAAGCTGGTTCTGTTATTCTTTTAGATAGTGGTATACAAGATCTTGGAAGTAGTATTGTAGATGATGTATGGAGTTTAAATGTTGATTTTACAATCAGACAAGTTGGAGCTGCTACTGTAGCATCTATCGTATCATTAGGATCTTTTCATTACACAAAAACTAACAATGCTTCTGTTCAAGGATTTGGTTTTAATGTTGTAAACAATACAACATTCAATACAACAATTAGCAATACATTAAATTTCACTGTACAATGGGGATCTACTAGTGGTAGTAATTCTATTTATAGTGATATATTTATATTAAACAAAACGTACTAAATAAATTTGTTTATTACAAAAACATTATTTACTTTTACTGTTAATTTTTTAAAAACCAATTTATTATGGCAACTTACAATCCTGCTAAAAAGTACACATGGACTCCTGAAGACACATTCACTATCTCAGGACAAGATTTCGGTCTAATTCTAAACACTGTTAGATCTTATTTATCATCAGAAGAAGCAGCACGCTTTCAATTGATGGTTAAAGCTAATGAAGTGGTTGAGAGATTAATGATAGAAGGTGTAGAAGCTGATATCATTAAGGAAGTCTCAGAAAATCCTACAGAAGCTCCTACAATGCAAGTTGTAGATTAACATTAACATACCTGTTGGGTGAAGAATAACAGGTGTTCCAGAACAAAAGCACTTCTCTATGAGAATATACGAACCAAAGAATAGAATAGATGTTACAACACCCAAGGGAGATGGGATAATATGGCTTGTTACAGAATATGGACCAGAGACAGACACCATCTATACAATTATAATAGACAATACAGGTGAGATGTGGCAATACACTCACAAAGATATAATCGTTAAACCCAATATAACATTTAAACGCTATGGCAACAATTAAAAAAGCACAATCTGGATCTAAATTAAAAAAAGACGAATTTAGATTAAAAGCTCTTAAGTTTGAAGAAACTAAAAAACAGAACGCTATAAACAATTCTAGAGAAGATGCTAAAAGAGCTGAAAAAAATATAGAAAAAAGGCCTCGTTTAGAAGGTAAGAAAATGAAGAACGGTGGTTCTTTATCTGGACTTAAAGCCTCCAACAAAAGAGTTGGTCCTGTAGATCCTAAAGGAGCATTCACAAAGGTGCAAAAGAAAACATTAGCTGGTGCTAAAGGAAAAGCTTCTCTTACAAAAGATAAGCAACTTGGTGCTACAAAAATGGCTAAGACTGGTGCTAAAATGTCTAAAGGTAAAAAATGCTAAGTAATGGCTACAGCTAAAAAGATTAGTTGCTGGAAAGGTTATGCTAAGAAAGGCACAAAGAAGAAAGGAAATAAGACAGTGAACAACTGTGTTAAAATCACGCCTAAAGCTAAAGATGGTAAGTGGATACAAAAAGCAATTAATCCTGCACATAAGGGATATTGCACTCCTATGACCAAAGCTACATGCACTCCCAAACGTAAAGCTCTTGCTAAAACATTACGTAAAATATCTAAAAAGAAATAATTATGTCTAAGTTAAATCCTCAGAAAGCTACAGCATATGTAGGCCCTGGTGTATTACGTAAAGGTGGTAAAATTACTCCTGTTCCTAATGGTCCTCTTATTAAGAAGAAGGGCCCTTTTAAAGGAAGCACATTGAAAGCTGGTGGTATGATTAAACGTGCTGATGGTTCTATGTCAAGAAGAGGACTTTGGGATAATTTGAGAAGCAAAGCAGCTCAAAATAAAAAGACTGGTGCAAAACCTAAATCTCCTAGTAAAGCAATGTTGACTCAGGAGAAAAAAATAAAATCTAAAGGAAAATGATATTAGATATTAGTAATGAACATAAACAAAAATACTTTTCTCAGAAAGAGAAAGGAGGAGTTATTTATAAAATTACTAATCAAATTGATGGTAAATTCTATATAGGAAGTACAAACAATTTGATAAAAAGATATTACACTCATATTAACCACATAAGAACTAATAAATCTACATGTGTAAAACTGATTAGAGCAGTTAATAAACATGGAGAAGATAACTTCACATTTGAAATTTTATGTGAATGTTCTACTGAAGAAATACTAAAGACTGAACAAAGTTACATAGATAGTTTAAATCCTACTTATAACATTGCTAAAATTGCTGGAAGTAATCTTGGAATTAAGAGAACAGAAGAAGTTAAACTTAAAAAATCTATATCTCAAAAAGAAAATTGGAAAGATGATGATTATAGAAGTAAACATTTAGAAAATTTATCAAAGAATTGGAAAAGTGGAGCTTCTCATAGAATGGCTAAGCTTACAGAAGAACAAGTAATTGAAATTAAAAAACAATTAGCAAGTGGTCTTTTACCTAAACAGGTAGCAGATAAACTTGAACTTAGTTATTACTCTATAAAAGATATTCATAGAGGAAAGACTTGGAAAAATATAAACATTTAAAACTAAGAAATAATGGCAACACCAGCATGGACTAGATCTGAAGGAAAAGATCCAAAAGGAGGATTAAATAGAAAAGGAGTGGCTTCATATAGAAAAGCTAATCCTGGAAGTAAATTAAAAATGGCTGTTACAACAAAACCTTCCAAACTTAAACCTGGAAGTAAATCAGCTAATAGAAGAAAATCATTCTGTGCAAGAATGTCAGGAGTAAAAGGTCCTGCAAAGAAACCTAATGGAGAACCTACAAGAAAAACTCTTGCTCTTCGTAAATGGAATTGTTAACAATTAAACAATAATATATTATGGCAATTATGAAAAAACCTGCTAAAAAAATGCAAGCAGGAGGTTCTTTAAAACCTACATACAAAAACTTAGGACTTGCTAGATCTGCATCTAATAATGCAGCAGGTAGAGATACTAATACACCAGCTACTAAAAAGGATAGTCTTGATTATAAAAAAGGATTTGACATGGGTAAAGCTGGTAAAAAACCTAGTTCTCTTAGAGCTAAGTATGAAGGTAAAAATCAATATGAAGAAAAAGGGAGATGGGAAGGACAAAACTCTACAAAAACTAAAACTATGAAAAAAGCTAAAAATGGTAAATCATTTCCTGATTTAAACAAAGATGGAAAGATTACAAAAGCTGATATTCTTAAAGGACGTGGTGTTATAGCTAAGAAAGGTGCTACAGTTAAGAAAGCACAATATGGTGGAGCAACTGCTTCTATGGTGCCTATGAAATCTGGTGGCAAAATGACCAAATGCAAATACGGGTGTAACTAATGACTTCTGGTAAAGCTAAAAAGAGTGGTAAGCCTAGAATGGCTCCTAAAGTGGGTATTCCTAAGAAGGATAAACCATTCTCACAGAATAAGTCTATGGATGATAAAATCAGAAGAACTTCTGCTCAGCAACCAATGAAAAAGAAAAGTTTAGCAAAATAATAAAAGCCTCTATTAAGAGGCTTTTTTTATAATTGTTTTTTTAATTTACTTCCCCAAGAGGATACATTTGAAGCATGTTCTAAATAATATCTCCATTCTTCTGGAATTTCATTTAAATACCAAGGAACATGCTTAATACAATAAGGTTTATCTAACCTAATTGCATTATAAGTGAATGGTGAGTTAGGTGGATATAATGCAAATGTAGTGTCTATATCAGCAATCCAACCATGTTCATTTTTATTAACCCAGAACTTACTTTCCCAGTTTATTATATTCTGTCTAAGAGGTGTTTCAGGTAGATCTAAATCTAAAGAGAATCCTACCTTTATATTATCTTTTGCAATGTTTAACATTACATCTAGCCAATCATCTGGAACTCCTTCATAAGAACAATCTGAATCAGCTATTATAAAATAATCTGTTAAGTGTTGTTTTAAGTCATCTCCCCATACACTATGAGGACCTCCATTAACTTTAGAATATACAATCTCTACAGGACAAGTTTTGTAGTATTCTAACAATGGTGGGTATGTAGATTGTTGATCATATATAATCACATCTATTCTACTCTCCTTAGATAGAAATTCTACTGTTTCTTTGAGTGTAGATAGGAGATTTCTATTTACTATTATTGCTTTCATTAAGAAAATCTTTTAGCATTTGTGAGTAGTCTTTATTCCAATGAGGAATAAGTTGAACATTTCCTGTGGGAATCAAATCTTTTTTTCTTAAATCTTCTATATAGTCACTGTGTCTTTGTATAACATTAGGTCTATCAGGAGTATCTGTTCCAAGACCAGATTGATGATAACCTCTACCACCCCACATATAAAACCAAGAGGCTTCTGATTCAGGCATTTTTGCATCAACAACATATTGTCTACCTAGAGCATGTATCTTATTAACTAATGTCATATCACCTCCAGCATTTTGTATAGGACTTTTACCTATTTGCTCCCAAACTTTTTTACTATATACAATACCTGAATTACCAAGACCCATTATTTTTGTTATCTCAGGCTCATTATAAAATACACCTGTTTCCCAATGAATAATATTTGTATCTTCTTTCCAAAACTTAGCTATATTAGATAGGTGATTTGGTAAAGCTACATCATCATCATCCCATACAGCTATTAATTCTCCAGAGCATTGTTCTATTGCAAAATTTTCTTTATCTCCTATAGTGGCAAATGTTCCATCTATATTATAAATCTTTATTTCTGGATGATTATACACTAACTTCTGTAGAGGGTAATCATTAACTATAATAAGTTCTTTCTTACCAGGATACTCTTGTTGGAGGAAACTTTGTATTGCTTCCTCCAGAGTATCTACTCTTCCATAAGTAATACATTTTGCAGAAATCATAGGAAATTCTTTATTTTCCATATTATAAATATTTAAAATTTGTTTTGTTTCTGTTTCTATTATTTAACATGGCACTTAACGTACAAGGTTTCATATTAATACTTTCTGCAGCTTTTTTACAAGTATCAAATTTTTCACCAGTAACAATATTAATAACATATTTAGATGTATTGTTTCTATAGTTTTTATTTTTTCCTTTAGCTGCTAAAGATTTTTTAACTTTATCTTCTTCTGATAATTTTTTACCTTTATTTCCTTTAGAAATTTTATCTTTATGTTCTTGAGTTAATGTTCTACCAATATTTTTAGCTCCACATTTTTTATTTATTTCTTTAGATGATCCAACTCTACCATCTCCTCCATTAGTATGGTTTACTAAAATACCTGTTTGTAAATCTTCTCTACCATATAAAGAAATTAATCTTTGCTCTTCTAAAAAAGCTTCTTCTTTTGTACACTTATCAAGAACTATATCAACTATAAAACCATATTTAGAAGATGTATTGTGCCAAAATTCACTACGACTTCTTAATCCTTTCCAATTAACAGCATTAGCTCTTTGATAATTATCAAAAGATAATAACCCTCCTACACCTATGTAAAAGGGTTGATTATTATCTTTTCTTATATGTACATAAACATAAGCCATATTATATTGTTATACATTTGCAACTAATGAAAGGATATTCCATAATTACAGTATTTCTACTATATCAAATATAGAAACTAATAATACACTAGTATCACCTTTAGGAATAACTAACGATTTGCTTAATGCTGCAGGATCTACAAACACACTAGCTCCTACAACAAGATCTGGATCTGTAATAGCTGTACCTACAGAATGCACTGTAAGACTAGACATCTTCTTAATCATTTCTTTTTCTAAAGCTTCTTTTGTATTCTCATCTACAATAAGCTTACCTTCTTCTTTCTTTGGGAGTTCTAAATAAACTCTGTTTCCTAATAATTTAGCCATGGTTATTTATTTTTCTGTTTTTTTAAAAAATCTTTCAGCATCTGCTGCATTCAATATAATTTCTGATTGTACTGTTTCTCTAACAGTTTTATATCCTTTCATCTTATTAGTTCTAATATCAATGTCAGGTTGTTGTGTAACACGTTCATTGAAATCATCTAATATAACAATAAGACTTCCATCTTCATTAGTTAAGGATCTAATCACCTTGTTAATGTTTAAAGAGGCTTTATATTCCTTGTCAGCTATTACAGCTGTGTAAATAAATTGATTCATGTTGGTTATTTGTTAAGGGTTATTTCATCTAATATTTGATTGTACATACTCAAAGGCATATTACCAGATTGTCTATGTACTTCTTTTCCATCTTTTAGAAACACAATTGTAGGAAGACTTCTTACGCCATATTTTATAGCTGTTTCTCTATCTTTCTCTATGTCAATGTTGGTTATTCCTTCTACATCTTTTAATGTTTGAGCTAACACTCTACAAGGTCCACACCAACTTGCACTAAACTTAAGCACTTCTATACTATTTTCCATATATATAATCTAATATTTTTCCAACTAATCCACTTCTGTGGTTAGCTTGTAGTTTAATCCATTTTATACCATCTATGTTTTTAGATAGTTCTATTGCAAAATCTAATCCTGTATAAGATTCATTTGTATCTCTTTGGGAATTGTCACCATTAATAACTATTTTACCTGTAGTACCAAGTCTAGTTAGAATAGCTTCCATTTCTTTTTTAGTTAAGTTTTGAGCTTCTTCTACAATAAGAATATCATCTATAGTTTTACCTCTGATAAACTGTATAGGAAGAGCTTGTATCTTTCCATTCTTTACAAAATCATCCACTTTAATTCTATCTGTACATTTGTACAAGTTTTCAAGCAAAGCTTCCATATATGGATTAAACTTTTCTTTTAAATCTCCAGGAAGAAATCCTAAAGACTTACCCACTTCAATAGCACTTCTAGCTACTAGCACTTTGTCACATTGTTTAGTGTTCAGAAAATCTAATGCTGTAATAGCTCCCACTAATGATTTACCACTTCCTGCTCTTCCTGTAATAATAACAATTTGATTGTCTATTATTAGTTCTTTAGCAAGTTTCTGTTCATCATTGAGAACTACATTATACTTAATCTCACTTTTTCTAGCTCTGTTAGGTTCTTTCATATTTAGTTAATAAATGGTTACGTCTTTTATTCACCTCTTCATATCTATACATATCATTTTCTACATTGCTATGTTCAAGAAGGGACAATAATACGATATTTTCTTCATCTAAACAAGCTTCTGGATATTTTTCTTTTGGAAGAATATGATGGAAGTATGTAGACATAGCTTCACTACCAAGATAAACATCACTCACTTCTGACCTATGTGGTCTTTTGTTCCATACAGATAGAAAGAACTGCCTCATTTCCAAAAACTTACTAGGAGATTTGTCCAGTTTTTTCGATAATAAACTGGACTTTTGTATGGTTTTCCCACCACTAATCCCCTTTTTAGAGGTTAATGATGGGTTTACCCTACTTTGTTGCAATACTTTTCTAGGTTTATGCTGAAAGCAATATTCTCCATCAGAATTCTTTCCACATGTTTTACACTTCATTACTTATCTGTAAAGTTTTTATTTAAATCATGTGATGATGGTCTTGGACCTAGTGGATCTGTAAAGCTACGATCAAATGGTTGTACACTAGATATAGGAATCTTACATTCAATTGGACCACCAAATGGAAAACTATTATATGGTGGTGTACAATCACAACTCTTATTCCATGGAGCATTTATCTTTTTACATCTAGGACATTCCCAAGCAAGTGAAGTTTCTTTAGGACATGTGCACATTTTTGGTGGTATTGTACTGTTCCAACTAAATGGCATAATTTTATATCCTTGGCACTTAGTGCACATCTGAGGATGATCAAAACTAAGCATTGTCTTTCACAAATTGACCGTTAATCATAACTCCTGTACGTTTAGCAATTACATTGTATGCACTATCTAAACATTCTGTCAAGCTCACTCCTTGCATTTCTGCTTGTATAATGATTGTAACTAGTATATCACCTAGAGCATCTACTATCTCTTCATCATCACCCATAGCAATAGCAACCATAAGTTCTGTACATTCTTCCATGGTCTTACCAGCTTGTGCTATTGGTGTTCCTTTTAGAAAGATTCCTTTCTGTTCTGCCCAAGCTATAACAAGAGCTTCTAATTCATTGTAACTTTTCATATTATTTTTTATTAATTATATTATTAAGCCTTTCAAACATATCTAAATTATCATTTAAAATAGGTTTAACTTCTTCTATTTCTACAGCATTTTTAATATGTTCTCTAACTTTTACTTTAGCTTGAGTTATATTTTCAGCTTCTACCTTATACTTAAAAGTATTATTTTTAAGTTTACAATTAAAGTTATATATCATAATTTATTTTTCTAATTCTATTATACATCTTTTTAAATAATTAGCCATGTCTAAACATTCTTCATATGAATGTTGTAACCAATCTTTAAGATCTAAATCAGTTCTTTCAAGTGTAGTATTATATTTCTTAATACCCACTTGAGATCTCTGTAATAGATCAGCTCTTACTGCTTCAACTATTTTATCTTCCATTATATTTCATCAAATAAGTTAGTTGGTTCTGGAACTACTGCATCTTCTTCTACTTCCACTTCTTCTATAGGAAGATCAGTTTGATTGATTGCATTTACAATCTTTTCTTTTAACTCATCATAGAACTCTGGATTATCAAGTACAAGCTGTTTGAATTCTTCAAGATCATACTTAGTTCCATCTACAGTCATAGTTTTACCATACTTACGTCCTAGTTCAAACTCATTAAGAAGACTCATCATCTCATCTAGTTTGTCTATACCTAAACCATACACTATTTCAAACTCTGATTTTCTATATGGAGGAGACATTTTGTTCTTGATAGCTTTTAGCTTAGTGATATTACCATAAGTTACATCACCATCTTTAGCTAAACTTCTACTCACCTCAATACGAACATCACTATAGAACTTAAGAGCATGTCCTCCTTGTGTTGTTGTAGGATTTCCAAACATAACACCAATCTTCTCTCTATACTGACTAATCACTATTACACATACATTATGCTGTGATAGAGCCCCTTTTAGCTTTGGATAAGCATTACTGTTCAATAAAGCTTTTCTACCTATTGTACTATCCCCTACATCACCATCAAGCATCTTCTTAGGAATGAGCGATGAATCACTATCTATGATTACAAGATCAATCTCTCCTGTATTAATCATTTCCATAGCAATGTTAAATCCTTCCTCACCACAAGATGGTTGAGAGATTAACATTTTAGTAGTGTCTACACCTAACTTCTTGAAATAGGATTTATCAACAGCGTGCTCACCATCTATATATAGAACAGTTCCACCTTTCTTTTGACATTCAGCTGCAGCATGTCCACATATTGTAGATTTACCTGTGCCCTCCCAGCCCATAAGTTCATAGAGTTTCCCCTTTACAAATCCTCCTACACCAAGAGTGATATGATCAAACCCAATACTTCCTGTACTGATTACATCATAATCTCCTCCTGCTTTAGAATCTAATGCTAATATTGAACCAACACCATAAGTCTTGTTCAATTTGTCCATTGCTTCTTGAAACTTGCTATTAGTTTCTTTTGCCACTGCTTTCTTTGCCATTATTTAATTGTTTTAATTGTTTAAAGATACTAAATTTTTGTTTAATTGTCAAGTTTTATGTGTCATAAACTTGACAAAATGTTGTCTAATTGTGTATTATATAACACTTTATACTTATTGTTGGTGAATAACACTTATGTTCTGTTTGTTTTGGTGAAAAACACTTTGAGGGTAAAAAAGCCCCAGATTTCTCTAGGGCCTTCCCAACAATTAAAAAACAGAAACAGAACTCTTTACTCACTTGTTCTAAGTGTTGTATTTCCTTTCTCACGTTTATCAAATGGACAATGTCTACAATTATTATTACAACATTGTTTCTTTGTCTTTAATAGATACTCTTTAGTGAAATGGACTCTTCCATCTTCTAAATAATAATCTACATGTTCTACAAAATCTTTTCCATCACTCATCTCTATTCATTTTAGATTCATAAATGTAATATGTAATAATAGTTGGTTTAGCTCTAGATTTTTCTATAGCTTTTTCATAGAACAATTCAACCATTCCTTTTCTTTCTCTAAGTTTGTCTACTTGAAAACTACTATATAAACCAAGTTTATTACCATTTGTTTTAACTTTTTTTATTTTTGAATTTGTTAATTTACTTCTTGCAGCTTCTTTAGTTATATTAAACATTTCTGCAATTTGTTCAACAGTGTAAAAAGTGTCTTTTTCAAATTTTGCCATTATTATACTGTTTTATAAGTTCTCTTTCATCCTCAAATGCATATCTGTATTTGACATCTTTGTATTCTTCCATTATAAAAGGATTCTGTAGCTTTCTCCAGAAGTTCTTATCATCTTTTGTTTCTACAGCAAGAATGATGTGACTATCGTTATATCCACAAACATATCCTTTATATTTTGGATGTACAACTAACATGTTTTTAAACTGGTTGAATACTTTTTCCATCTTTGTCTAAGTTAAGACTAGCAAGTCTATTTTCTAATTCATATTCCACCTTTAGAATGAAGTTGATTTTCTCTTCAAGCTCTTGATCAATAATCCTACCTACAAAAGGCATTAAGTCATAAAGATTTGTATACACTCTAGCCATTCCATATTTGGTTTTTATTTGACTAAATTGAAATCCTGGAATCTTTATAAGATCATTGAATATCTGATCTACATATGCAAGTACAGAAGGTTCATGAATGTCCATTCCATAATGGTCTTCTTCAATATACTGTTTATACTTCTCGTTAAATTCTTCTGTTGTTCTCATGTTTTTTAAATTATAGGGAGACAAATATACATCATCTCCCTGATTATTCCTAATTAATTTTCATCCATTTACCATTCCACACTGATTTTTCATCAAGTATCCATTCTCCTTTACATCCTCTAAGATTAACTGGAAAAGGTCTTAATCTTTCAGCTGTAGTTCTAGACCATCCATAGTTACCATCACTTATATATAGGCCATCATCTTCTTGTTTAGCAATAGCTCTACCATGTAAGTACATAGTTATTACACCATCATTGAATCTAACTTCTGTATTTCTACATTTGAATCTTTTTCTGGCATTAAATGCATCATGTGCATCACTCGTTATCTGTCTCATCAATAAGTTCTTTAGGTGTTAATTTATTTTCTAACATTTCAAATGCAGCTTCTACAGCAAATAGCTCTGCTTCTTTTCTTGTAGAATATGGAGTAGATGGTGTATCATCTAAACTTTCTAATGTATCTATTCCTATTAAAAATTTCATTTTAGGAACATGAGGTTCTATTACAGAATGTATAGGAACAATATGTACATATAATCCATTCTCATCAAATACATCTAATAACATTCTAGGATTAACATCAATCAATGTTCCTATCTTATCATCATCTACACCTTGCTCAAGCATAAAATCTTTAAATTCACTTGGCACTGATTCATCTTTAAATGAGTTAATCATTTCTTTTAGAAACCAATCTTTAACCACCTTTCCTGCTAGTGGATACTTCTCTATTAATTCAAGTCCTTTCATGAGTTTACTTCTTTAAGTTTTACTAATTCTTTATGTTTATTCATCCACCAATCTCTCTCATAATCAAATTCATTAAGAGCATCTGTATTCTTAGCAGCATTATATCTAATATCATACAATGCAGATATTACATCTGTAACTGCTGCCATTCTATCATCACCAAATTCAGCTACTAGCTTTTGGTATATTTCTTCGTTATACATTTTCTTTTATTTTATCAATTTGTAATATTTCATTTGATTCATCGAATCCTTCCCACACCTCAAAATCATCACCAATAGTTATCTTAAGATCTATTCCAAGCTTTTCTTCCCAGAATTCTATAAGATCTTCTGATTTCTTGAAGATTCTGTATTGCAAAGATATCTCATCTTTGTTCAATCCATTCTTAACAATCTTAATCACCTTTGGAAACATCTTTTGAAAGTCTTCAGATGTCTTAGAATATTTACCCTGTTTGATTAGTTGAAAATCATTCTTAAATCTTTCATTAAGCTGATACACCACTACAACAAATCCATCTTCATAATCATAGTCTTCTATAATAGTTTTAGTTCTTTCGTATTCACTATCAAGAAACTCTCTAAACTTATCAAGATCTTTAGGTTTGAATAATAGATAAATCGATCCTGCATATTGATCTTCTCTTCTATCATCCTTAATATATGCATTGATAAATCCATTAGCTCTAAGAGCATCTTTAGGCACCTTAATAGTGGGCACCATAAAGATACTAGTTAAATTCTTTCTAATCTCCATAGGTTATCCCTTAATGTTTACAATTCCATTAGATAAATAGTTTTTGTGGCTAATATTCCACGTGTTTGTTTCTCTACACCAAGTAAGAGCAGCAATTAATTCTTGTACACCAGGATAAGTTCTTCCTTTGTGTACAAATCCTTCATATGCATCATTCATATCAGATGTATCAAGAGTGTAAATTAATGGCTGATAATAGTTAGTGCTGTCACATACAATGAATTGTAAGAAATTCACTGTATATCCATAATATTCACTCTCTGGATCATTTGCTATGTGTAACATTGCATGATAATATAAGTACGCTTGGATGTACGCTCTCCTGTACAAGTAATATTCTTCATAGAAGTTTTCTACACTCCATGTACATTTAAGATCGTATGGTTGGATTGTTCTTTCTTTGTGATCAATCACCACTTTATCAAGCATACTCTTAAACTTATGGCCATCTATTGTATATCCCTCCACTTGCATCTGATCTTTGACTTCATATCTAGAGCTGTTTAGAAGATTAACAATTGGTGCTGTTGTAGTGTTGATTCTAAGTTGTTCTACAATCTTCTCAGCAATAGATATCTCTGTAGTGTTAACCACTGTCAGATTCTTAGTTCTCACCTGTCTTATTTCATTGTAATATATCTCAGCATCACTTCCTACAAACTTAGTTATTACAGCTTCATATTTGATTTTGAATCCAGAATCTCTATATGCAGCTTCTAACAATTCATTCATAGGTGTTACCACTACACCAGATTCATCTGTAGCATCTCTTGTATGTCTATACAATGCTTCAACAAAATCTAACATAAGTCCTGTTGGTGTAGAAGCACAAGATGACATATAGAACTTCTCATCAAATAAATGAGGTTCCATAAGTAGGGTTTCAACTATTCTACCCATATTAGCCGCAGCATTATCTTTATCTTCCACCTTCTCTCCAAGGAAGTATTTCTTGTAATACTTCTTTCTATCTTGTGAGAAATCTTTTAATGAACTAGAGCTGTCCATTGTCACTGCTCTGTATTGAGCTTCTGTTTTTGTTGTTCCTGTTATCATAATTATTTGTATATTAATATTGCACTGTATAGTGATAAAGATCCTTTTGGATCTTCTGTAGCTACTAAAGACATTGATAATACTGTTTTAACTATTTTATCGTCTATTAGTTTTTGTAACTCTCTATTTATTACAAATAGATGTTCGTTTTCCCATGTCCATGTATTCATAATGTTTGTTTAAATGCTTCTATAATTTGTGGGTAAAGAGCTCTTACCTCCCTTGGTACTCTAGCAAAAAACCATCTCACCTCTAGTTCATATTCTTCTCCTCCACTAGATAATCCTTGTGGATGTATTAACCAGAAATAATGGTATTTACCTTCATGCTCTACATGTCCTTCATGCCACACCTCATTGAATGATGGTGTTTTGTTAATTGTAATTGCGTTAGTCATTTGTTGTTATTTTATTTACGAAACGATATAATAATTCAGTTAACATAATATCTTCCATCCATGGAGCAATATTACCTTTCATAGCCTTAATAATATTATTAAGGTGATCATTTGACATATCAGCTATAGATTTATATGATAACTCTTGTTTACCATCTTTACCTCTATTGCCCCAATGTGCAGCACTTCTATTGATCTGATGATCTTCTGATAGATATACAGTAGGACTAAGATCAACTAAATCTAGATCTTTACCTCCATAGCGTTGATAATTTGTTCCACCATCTACCATTGTAACATTCTCACAACTACAAGTTTTATAATCATGTCCATGATAGGAAGTTAACACTTCTCCGCATTCTTTACATTGCACTCTATTGAGTATTATTTGTTCTAGTCCATTCATAATTTAATTATCTATCACATTCAACAAATGATTCTGGGTACTCTTTTAATGCTTCTAGATATCTTTCTATCCAAGGTATAAAATGTTTATACATTCCCCAACCATTTGGGCTATTAAACTTTTCATAATGTTCTGGTCTAGCTTTCATATCTTCTAATCCTTTTTCTATAATAGAAATTATTTCATTTGCTTTTACAGGATTAGCTTCTTCATACTTATACTCAGCATCATAATCATCTTCAGGAATATTATATCCTTCTTTTAATCTATGTGGTCTCCATAGAGCCTCATATATACCTGCTTCATCAGCCATATCTCCAAGATTATGTGTAATGTTTGCACTATACACTTCTTCTCTTCTTGGTTCAAATATTACACCACCATCATAACTGACATGGTAATCTCTATATAATGTTACGTCTAAACTCATATTGTTTTCTTTTTAGATTGTTTTTCTTTAAGCGTTTTCTTATCATGACATGTAGTACATAATACCTGTAGGTTATCTTGTTCACAGAACAGTCTCTCCACAAATAGTGGTAGGTCTTGTGCACAATTCAATGAACCTGCAGGTATAATGTGATCTACATTAATATTCTTTTCAGTAGTCCAAGTTTTGCACTTCTTACATTGGTATTCGTACTTTTGTCTTTTACTAGGTCCTTTGTAATCTCTACGTGCATTTAACTTACACACTGATATAGGCTTCCACCATCTGCTCTTTTGTCTCAAAGCACTTCTTATGAAGCTCCAGAAGGCTGCCTCACTCATTGTTCCACTACATCTTGTCTTTGGGACTAACACTCTCTTTGCCATATTGTTATAATTAAGTTATGTCGCAAATATAGGAAATACTTGCGACAAAACTATAATTATTTACTATTTAATCGTAACTATACGATTAACAATTTTAGCTTTCATCTCGCTAAGAGTGTTAACAATAGAGTTGATTTCTGAAGCTGATATAGCTGGCATATTGAATTCATACTTTGTAGACTCAGTAGCAAATCCTTCTTTAGCTTTCTCTGCAAGAGATTCTAATTCACGAATAGCATATTCTTCATCCAATTGTAAGAAATCAAAGCTTCTATCATTCATAATCTGATCTGCTTCAGCAACAGTGGTAAGCATGAATGGAAGATATTCCCAACATCTACCTTTCTCTCTACCAATACCTACCACTTTCATAGGATTGTGAAGAGTCATAACAGTGGTATCACCACAAAGAACATAAGGAGCTGTATAACCTGCAAAGTGAAGACCTGCTGTAGCACAATCTTGTGTACTCCAGTTACAATCTTCTTTAGGCATAGCTACAACTTGTCCTATACGGATATCAAATGTTCTAGACCAGTTGTCAGTAAATCTATTTTCTTCTCTATTAGGAAGATCTAGATATAATTCTGTCAACCCACCAATCTTTTGACCATGGTCTACATAAACAGTTTCTGTGTACTCATATTCTTCCACTTCTCCTGTTCCATTACAATGTCCACAATCATGAGTATCTCCATCAAAATCTTCCCAATAACCATCACCATCACACTCTGGACATCTTGTGTCAGTGAATGTTTTATCTTCTTCTAATTTATCATCATGTACAAGTTTGTACTCTCCATCCTCTAAGAATATAGTGTATTGATCTGGATTCTTCTTCCATACAGCTTTCACCTTGTTGTAAGCATTACTTACAAAATGTACAAGCTCAGGAGATCCATGTAATGTAACAACATTTCTAAGAGCTACAAAGAATCCTTGTTTAGTGATTTTGAACTTATTTTCTGTTAAGAATCTGTATAGTTCATTAGCCACTTCAGCTCTTGGATTAAGACAACACCACATGAAGAAGTTCTTATGTGCCATGAAATCATCATCTTCGTTAAGAGCTTGTTCAAAAGTTCTGTGATCAGCAAATTCATTTCCCACTCTATTCACTATCTCAATGAATTTCTCTACAAGTAATTGAGGCATACTTCTAGATGTTCCTTTTAGATAAACACTATTACCCTCTACAGTGAAATCATCAATGTCTGCAAGTAATTGAATTCCTTTGTGAAGAGCTTTGATTCTCTCTGCTTCAGCTTTGACTCTCTCTACATCTTCTACAACATCTTTACATCCTACAATAGCATGTATTTCATAAATAGTCTTTGCTTTTTGAACAGCAAAATAATCATCTTCTGTAGCACCAGGCTTACTGAAAATAGTTCCATCTGCTAACACTACAGTGAGTGTATCATTTACTAATTTAATAGCAAAATACGGTTTAGCATGACATTGTTGTTCTACAGGAACATCTTGTTCCATTAAGCTTTCTAGCTTGTTAGCTACCACTGTAGCAATTGCACTCTCTGCTGTTTCTTTGAACCAGTCTAACGATAAAAATTTGTTTGTACTCATCATATTTATTAATTAATTGTTACTTGTTAAATAAGGGGACATTTCTGTCCCCATGTTAAATTATGCTAATTGGTCTATTGTTTCTTCTGTAAGCACTTCATCATTGATTTTGATGTTATAATGCTTTAAATCCACTCTGTGTTTGTAATACTTGAATAAATCAGTCATTACATTAATCATTGGATCACCTTCATGGTAATAGCCCATTGATCTACATAAAGGATTTAAGAATTTAAGCTTATCTATAATATCTAACATCTCTAAATACTCTGGATATATAGCTGGATCAAATAACTTATTCTCATAAGCCACTTCTAACATTGCTTTTCTTATATCATCATTTGTTTGTATAAAATTCTTAGTTCTATACTCAGCTAATCTTTCTAGTTTATTATAAAGATCTATAGAGGTATGTTTGATTAATGTTCTTTTCTCAAATATATATCTATAATTAACCATCAGATCATTGATTAGTCCAGATGTTACGATTCTTTTAAATGGTGTTGTTTTCCCTTCCATAAATTTGTCATAGGATATTAAATTGTGTATATCTAATTGCTCTACAATCTTTAGTTCTCTATCAGAAAATGTAATCACTTCCATCTTCTGTTTTTGCATAATTCCATAGAGAGCATCAAGTTTTGGTGCATCTTCATGTCTACCATACACTTTTAATCCTTTATGTCTATGAAGTTCTTCTAACTTGTATAATTGTGAGTCAAATTTACAATTTTTACCACTGTATCGCATTAAATCAACACCTTTTTTACAAACAATCTCTCCTTGAAGCTTTAGTCTTTTAGCAACACCTAATGCAGATTTAGTTATCTTTGCTTTTTTCTTGCTATCAACAAACTCTTGAGGAATATCATATTCATCAAGATTGATGAAGTTTGATTCAACCATAGACATAATGTGTTGATACTCTTTAATAGCATCTCTCCATTTAGATCTTGGAAGTTTAGCAAGATTCAATAAATGATAATATGTTTTAAGATTAAACTTAGAAGCCACTCCTAATTCCATAGGTTTGCCTCTCTTAACAAGAAAGTTGTAATCACTCTCTACACATGTAGCTCTTAAGTAATCCTTTTTGATTTGAGGAATTCTATCATTAAACACCCACACCTTACAACTTCCATTACATATAGATTCTAAATTATATCCCCATACATAATGTTTATCTGCATCAGCCATTCTTTTATATCTCAATGAATATCTAGTAGGAAATGCATCTTGCAACATGTTTTGTTTGTGTTGCTTATACAAAGAAGGAAAGTTCAAAATCTTAACTCCTTCCAATACTGGAACAGTAGGTTTCACTGTGGCATATCTAATAAACTGATCAATGCTACGTTTGTTACCATCAGCCATTTCAATCATATGTCCATTCTTCTCAAGATAGTTAATCATAGACTTAATATCATCACCATTGTTTACAGATTTGTTGTAAAATTCAACATACCAATTACCCACTTCACTAAGTTTACTCATGATGATTTTCTTAGCTTCTTGTGTATATCTCAATGATTCTCTGTTTGGTGTTGGATAGAGTCCATCACTCAATGAAAATCTAAGACCTACAGGAAAATCAATTCTATCAATACCAAGCTTCTCAAAATCTAAAGGATAGTACACATTGTCTAAACAGATGTGTAAATATGGATCTGTAGATAGTTCAGAGAACTGAAAGTGTTCATGTCTACTAATAATAAAATCATTAACAATACTTCTATCATCTGGTACATCAAAATACACACTCTCGAAATAACAAAGTTGTTCTTTGATTTTCTTCTTGAACTGCCAAAGATCATTGTATTTAACAGGAATAATGATTTTTACACCATTAGCTTCTTCTGTCTCTTTTTCATATAAAAGATCAATAGTGTTAGCATCTTCTCCTTCATACATCATATACTTACGTTCCATTCCATCTTTTCTACATACAAAATAAAACGAAGAAGAATAAGCTAATGGTGCCTTAAATCCGAGTCCCATCATACCTAACTCATTGTTACTCAACCGTTTAGTAGATTTACCATACTTACTAATAATGTTTCTTACATCATCTGCATCTAAGCCTATACCAAAATCTTCTACACAAAACTCATAATTGTTATATGAAGCAGCTTTTAGTGAAACTACAATTGGTGTATCAACACCAGCTCTTCTATGGCTATCTAGTGCATTACTTGCACATTCTCTGATAGCAGAGCCTATATCATCAGAATATAAATTCTTACTTAACATCTGCATCAATATCTGTGCAGAATCTAAGTCTAGTGACATTCCAATTGATTCTTGTGATTGTCCTTCTTCTAGGACATTTGCTTCTGTCTGTTTTTCTAATATCATTTCTCTAGTTTTAAATTATTTCTGTTCTCTTTACTAACCAAATCTGTCTACCACTAAGATCTACTGACACTCTAAGATTATGATCTTCAGGTGTAGGTATCCATGTTTTATACACTCTATTGTGAACTTTTCCTGCACCATCAGTATAAGAATGTGTTACCACTTGATTTTGTCTTGTTGTACATCTAAAGTTTGCAAGCAATGGTTGTTTTGTTTTCCAATGCATTTTAGTTTTACTCATTGTTGGTGGTGTTAACACCCTTAAATACTTGAAATAAGACTGACAAGATATCATTATCTCATCACCTACTTGTACATCTTCCACTTTAATTAATACGTTTTCCATAATTTTAATTTTAAAAGGGCACATCTACAGGCAACCATTGCACTGTGAACCCATTGGTTTCTTCTAATAACACATCTACTTTACTAAATACACCTTCTGTATCCCATTCGCTATTCTTATAAGCTGCAGATGCTGGATGACTAAGTTCAAACACATGAGCAAATATGCCTGTGTATTTTTTATACTTAGCTGCATCTTTGCCTAAGAATATAATTGGAACACCTAAGTGATTTATAATTTCCTCAAACAGATATTTGATAAATGGTTCCCATATTTCTAAATGAGAACCTGCTTTATTAATCTCTGTTGTTAGAGCTGCATTTAACATTAACACCCCTTGATCTGCTAAATAACTTACGTCTGGAGCTGGTGTGTAGTTTAGATTTAATCCATTATAGAATTCTTTCTCCAAACCTCCATAAAACTGTTCTAGTGTAGGTTGTAATTTACCTGTAATAGAACAACCCATAAGTAATCCATCTGCAACTGGTGCATCGTTCTTAAGAGTGTGGTATGGACATAGTCCTACCATCACTGCTTTAATATCATCTAGTGGTGTTTCCAAGAAACATCTCCAAACATGCATAGATAGAGGAGCAACTCTTTTACCTCTCTTACTCTCTGCTTTTAGATATGCATATATCTTATCACATTCTTCACTCTCGATGAATGGTCTCATCCTAGATCTCCAAGATGGATGAAACTGATGTTTAAAGTTTTCCCAATTCATAATGATAATGATATTTTTCTATGAAAGAATTTAGTTAATATTCCTTCTAGGTTTTCTACACTTATACATTCTATTTCATCTCTTCCAGCCATAAGCCATTCAATGTTCTCTTTAATCTGTTCTTCGAGTATTTCTAACTCATCATCTGTTACTCTCATAATCCTTGTTCTTTTTTATAGATTTCTAATAGCTCTTTTGTTGTTATCCATTTTCCTGAATCAAAATGATACCATTTATTTTTACCTTCATGATAGCCTAATCTATTTTCTGTTTTATTCATCCACTCTGCAAATCCAATAGCAAATTCATCTGCTATCAATACACATCTTATAGCTCTATCAAGACAATCTTCTTGTCCTAACTTCCATTGAACATTTGGATAGAATAATTGAATCAGTTTGTTTTCTTTTGTTGTCATAGTTTAATATTCTAAAATTCCTGAATCTCTAATAGCTTCATAAAGCTCTTTCTTCTGTGGAGGAAATAACACTGTAGCATCAATCAGAGCTTCTAAATATCTCTTTCTAGTTGATATGTCTAATATGTTATTCACCTTAAGTGCACTATCTATTCTATTTGATAGTTCTGTTATCACTGTAGCTCCTCTTTTGAAATGTTCTGCATCTTCCTCATCTCTCACTTCAATAAGTTTACCTACATATCCTTCAATGTGTGGAATAGTTTGTTTAAGAGACTGTTTAGCTCTATGTGTAAACAAATTATTCTCATTCATTGTTTCGAATCTCTCCAATAATGCAACAGAGAGGGATAAGCTCTCTATCACTATATCATTTAGTTCATCTGATGTTAATTTACTCATATTTCTTATTTTTTATCTGTATTAGCATTTTTGTTGGGTTTACAGCTGTTTTTATTCTCTGTATTTTAAAATTCTCTTCCAAATATAAGTATTCCATTAGCATCTTTACGAACTGCAAAATGAAAATTTAAAAATGGAATACGCAATAAAATTTGTCCGTATTCAAAACTTATACTTAATCCAATTTGTCTTTTAAAATAAACTGAAAATCTATATTCTCCTCCCATAACTTATTTATTTAAAGTTGTTACATTCACTACATTCACTTCTTTCTTCTTTCTAATCTTATCAAATGCTTTCCAATCAACACTAAATGTTCTTCCGTATTTATCAGTTAGTTTACCGTTATTCATTTGAATATTAGATGGGTTTCTTACTCTCATATTATATCTCTTTTAGTTAAATATTCTTCTATAACTTTTAATCCATGTGCTTTAGCAAGGTCACTCCAGTCTTTAATTCCTTCTTCTAGATATATCTTTGGTACATTACAATACTCAAACCCAAACTTATCAGTTATAAGCTGAGAATTCTTTACACCAGTCTCATCACTATCAAAGCTCAATATCTGTCTGTCTGAGTTCTCTTTTAGATATTCAATGTTCTCTTCAGAGAAACATCCCATACCCTCATTCTGAACTGCACAACAACATGGATAGATCTTTTTCATCACCATGTAATCCTTCTTACTCTTATTGATGAAAGCAACATCACAATTTGTGATATCATCTAGTCCATCCATCATAGTGATAGGTACATTATTAGGCATCCACTTATTCTTCTTATCTGCATATGGTCTGTAGATTTTCCAATGTCCTTCATATAGATAACCAAATCTCAATTCAGAGTCCTTTATAGGAAACTTTTGTTTATTTAGATATACAGTGTCTATTGAATACACATTGTTAGCTCTAAGATCATCTATGTCCTGATAATACATATTCCAATATGCTAGTTCTTCATTAGTAAACTTTCTTGTCTTCACTTGAATGAAAAACTCACGTTTAGATGTAGCAGTTGGTTGTGCATAATCAGAAACAATCCTCTCATAGTTTTTTGTAGAGGATGCAGATATAATCCCAAGATCAAAATCTCTATCAATCATCAACATTGCTTCACGCAATGATATATTGAAAAGCATCATGACAAAATCAAAACATCCACCTTTCTTACTAGAATCTCCAAAATCACAATATTTCAATGATCCTGCTCTATATCCTATAATGAATGAAGGATTCTTTTCATTTCTAAAGGGTGAATAAGTAACTACATTTATTTTCCAATTCTGATGTGGCATATAAAACTTATAAATATCATATTCAGATATTTTATTCAATATGCTATCAGGTGTCAAGTTGATTCTTTTTTTCCCTTGTATACTCATAGCTTTAAATATAAAAAGCCTCATCAAATTAATGATGAGGCTTCTTACAGAATTAACAATTATTAATAATCATCCCCATCATCAGAAATAAATGCATCAGAAGCAACTAAGTTATCATCTGCATTATAATCCTGAAGATCTTTAAATGTATAATAGTCTTTACAACCATATTCACCTATAACATTCACTACGAATTTCTCGTGTGCTTTCAAATCTTTAGGTTTCTTGTTTTTAAGAGAGTCTTGTGTTTTTCTGTTTCCATAATCAACAAGTCTAAATTGTTTCAAAGCATAACCACCCAAGAAGGCTTTGTTATATATTCCTTGATATTCTTTAGATTCTCCATCTCTTTCTTTAACAATCACTGTTGCTAAAGCTACAACAGATTTAGCCCATTCTCCACCAACTTGATCTCTAAGGTCTTTTACATTACCTCTCATCAACTTCTTCCATTCTAATTGTAGAACAGTGTCTGCATCACGATAATCAAGATCAGCTAACCATGTTCTCATGAAGTTGTAAAGATCTTCTTCTCCTGTATATGCCACTCTGAAATCTCTTCCTTTAGTAAACCATTCAGCAAGATTATTTTCATCATCTGCCCAAGAACACATACCAATAGAATTGATATATTGTTTCTTAGTACCATCTTTGTTCTCTCTTTCCTTATCTTCTAAGAAAAAGCTCACTTTAAACTTGTCTTCTTGATTAACTCTCTGTAACCAAAAATCAACACGTAGATAGCTATTACCATCTTTAGTCTCACCTAAATACTCAGCAGCTTTGCTGTCTTCTTTAAGCTCCATACCAAGCTTGTCTTTAAACTCTTCTAGTGTTGGATTAATTGCAATCACGTTAGCCTCGAAGAGGCCTACTTTCTTTCCAAAGTCTCCACTTCCTGTGTTTTCTCTCTTTTTTCCTCCGATGTTCATAATTTTAATTTATTTAGTTTATTTATAATAATTTGTTAAGTTGTCTACTACCAATTGTAAATTGTTTGGTATTTTGGTTTCTGCGAACATTCCATCAGGACTTTTAGCTGGTATTTTTCTATAACGATTAGTTACAAGTTGATAGTTAGCTGTTCCATCTTTGTTCTCTTCTACAAGTGTGTATAAACACACAGTTAACAGTCCTTCTAATAACACTTGATTGTCAATTAGCTTACCTGCTGTCTTAATTTTATATCCTATAACATCTTGTCCATCCATCACTTCTTCTGGATGTGTAAGATAGAATACAGTGATATCTTCTCTTAGTTGTCTAGCTGTTCTAAATAGATCCACCATGTCTTTAGCCATAACACTAAATTTAGTAAATCCTACCTCTGTAGCTTTTGCCACCATATTGAATCCCATAATGTAATTAGAGTCTTCAATGATGATGTTCTTGATGTGAGGAGCTTTGTCTGAAATAGTTTTTAATAATCTACTGATTTCATTTGCATCTTCAATTTCCTTGTAATTTTTGTTTTCAGCATTGTAAAGTTTTTCAGATCCTTTGAAAGGAAGCTCTTTCTTTGCAACATTAATAATGTACGTTTCTTCTGGATTTAGATGTTTGATGCTGGTTGATTTACCAGTTCCCGTAGCACCTACAATCCCTACTAGCTTTGAACTCATAGTTTTTAATTTATTTAGTTATTTAATTTATTCTATAAAGATACGAAATAATCTTTTTGATTACAAGTATTTTATTTTGTTTTTATTAATACTCTCTAAGCTTTTTTTGAGCCAATTCTGTTGGAATGTTTCATTACTAACAAAAATATGTATGTTAGAATGTTCTGTATCATCTAATAATGATCTACCTATCATTTGTTCAAGGTTTTCTCCATTACTATTAATGGCTGTAATAAGAATATTAGAAAGATTAGGAAATGTAACACCTGCAGATGCTTTCTTAATAAGACAAAGTTTATTTATATCACCATCTTGAAATGATTTTAATACAGAGTCATCTTTACTTTTACTATTAAACATGGGAAGTTTGTATTTCTCTCCTGTTTTCTCACTAGAACTAAACAATATGAATCTTTCATTAGGATTAGACTTTATCCAATTACTAACTGCATTAAATAAAGAATCTGTAGAATTGATAAATCTCATTCTTTCCAGAGCAGCAAACATTTTTTGTTGTCCATTAGTATTAATAATTCTATTACCAAGTCTATTACATTCTTTCTTTTCTGTAGATTTCCATTTTTTAGTTTTACCATATTCTACAATAGAAGAAGAATCTAAATCATACTGATGAACAAATATACTAAAATCACTAACAATACCATCTTCAATTGCTTGTTCCGTACTATAATTAACAATCATTTTCATTCCTGAATATAATTTTATATTAGAAAGAGTTTCTTGATTGTATGTACCAGAAGCAAATATTACATGTTTATTATTTTTAGCTATTTCTCCTGCTATTGGTAATTGATTCTCTTCTCCAAGCAAATGAGCTTCATCAAATATATAATATGATGCTTTTACACTCTTCATTTTTTCTAAAGACATAAATGTAGAGAATATAAACTCTGGATGATAATCAATCAATTCACATTCCTTTTCCCAAGAATTTTTGATATCTATATTGGGATAGGCTAAGAATATTAACGGGGCATCTTCTAAAGAATGTTTTCTAATAGATTCTAAAATCATTCTTGTTTTTCCACTTCTAACAGAAGATAATACAATTCCTTTACAATTAGCATTTACAATTGTATTTATTATTCCTTTTTGTATTTCATCTTTTGTCATTATATTTTAATTTGTTATCTTAAAAACCAACTTTTATTAACAACTGATTCATAATCTGCATCAGTCATATCTTTTTTCCTATTTAATTCCTTGAACATTCCTATTTGGCCAAAGAAACCAAGACCAATTCTTACATCATCTTCTCCATAGCTATTCTTGATTAGTCTTAAGCTTCTGAAATACTTAGCACCATATTGATCTTTTAGTTTATCTAGGTCATATCCACTAGGATCTGCCACTTTATATCTCATAGGATCAAATAAGGCCATTACAACATCAGCATCATTCTGTGTGCTAGAGCTATCTGCAAAATCTTCTAGTTGAGGTTCAACATCACCATTCTTTATCCTAGATGGATTAGAAATACTTCTGTTAAACTGAGAGACCACTACAGGACTATATCCATAGAAATCTCTAGCATATCTGAGTTCATCAGACATCTTATCAATAGCATCTTTCTTTGTAGGTTGAGCTGTTGTTGTTTTTAGAAGACCAATGTGATCTACAACCACCATAGTGATTTGTGTTGGATCATTAGGAACATATATTTTGTTCCATTGGTCCATTTGTTCTATAGATCCATTATCAAGAGCATAAGCTTTTAGTTCTTTAGCTATACCTACAGGATTCTCTGGACCATCTATGATGGTAACTATTTCACTAAGCTGATCTACATAATCTTTATAATATAAGAAAAGATCATGTTCATCTTTAGTCATCTTTTCATTCCAACCAAGAAGCTTACCTACAGGAATAATGATTCCCTGGTCTAGAAATATTTTACGAGATACCCATTTAGCCATCTTGTATGTTCTACTTCTCTCCATAGATCTATACCACACCTTCACTTTAATCCCTGAAGCAATTCCTTCTTTAGAAAGAGCCCAATCAACAGGATTAAGAACAAAAGCATCATCAATAAAGCTTGTCTTACCTGAACCAGTGTTACCACCTATCAAATAATACATACCCTTACGAATACCTACATATCTAGTCAAGCGATCAAAGCCCATTGGTATCCCTCTATTGAAGTCACCTAGACCTTTCTCAACTTCTGCATTTAATAGTTCAAAACTCATAGTTTTACTATTTTCCAGCCATACTTTGACCAATTTTTTAAATAAGCTCCATACGAACAATACGAAGTTTTATTCAATCTTCTCTCGTAGATTGTAATAATATCATTTTCTTTTGCTGTCATAATTTTTCTATTTCATTTTTAACTTCTTGCCAAAATGGTTTCATCACTTCGTAACAGTTTTCTGATATTTCTTTTACCGCTATTAAAGCAAATTCTTTAGATATTTCATAGCCTACATGCCATAAAAGACTATCTTCTATTGGAACTTCTCTAAATTTAAGTATAAGTTCCTCTGCTTTTTGTTTACTATTCATAATCTATATATCTGTACCTCCTGTTGGTTTTTGTGGTGCTACATTCACTGTAGATCCATCATTAATTAATTCAATATAAGCTTCGAAAGCTCTTTGGTTTAGATAGGTGACACTGTTTTGCATGAATGTCATTCTATTACTATTGGTATCAACAGAACTTTCTTTCTTCTGCAAGAGTTCATATTCAAGAGCAGATATGAGCTGTTGAGCTGTATATTCTCCTTCTAAAAGGATTTTATCAAACTTAAGTCTACATTCATCCTTACCCTTTCTAATAGCTCTGGTACCTTTAAATGTTTTACCCTTATACTCAAATCCATCAGTGCCTGGATAGTTCTTCCACCATTCTTCAAAATCTGTTGTGGCAGGCTTTCTCTTTATTAGTTTTCCTGTGCTTTTAGCATTCATGAATTCTAACAAATCTTTGCCTAATGTTGTGAGCTTTTCATCATTATTGGTTATCAATGCTTTTCTTATCAAAGACTGATAGACAGAACTAATTCTCATACTTCCCTCACATAGTGGAGAAACATCATATTGTTCTTCTATCAGCTTTAATAAGAATATTACATCTAAATTATAACCTCTCTTGATGAGCTCTTCGAACTGTTCTGGTGTTACTGTTAGCTTCATCTGTTGTTATTGGTTTTACTATTTTAATAATTGCAGGAAGTCTATTCTTAGCTTCTTGCTTCTCTTCCCATTCATGCCATGAGTTAACAATATCTCGTTCTCTTTCCATAGCATAAATATGATCGTTGGGATATTCCCAGTCTTCATACCAATTCATTATGAAACAGTTTTTCTAGGTCTTCCAACAGGTCTTTTCTCAATATTTGCATATTCAGAAAGAGTTAGTTTTTTCTTTCTTTTAGGTTTTTGTTTAGTAAAAGAAGTGTATGTCACCTTTCTAGCTTCATGTTTTGGTTTAACTTCTTCTTCCTCTTTATTTTCATGTGCACTCTTAGCTGCAACATACAGCATTACAAGTGATATAATGAAAATAGATCCAATAGCGATGTATAAATTCATAATTTCTAAGATTTAATTCTTAAACCGAACTGTAAATCAAACCATCCAAATGTTTCTTCAGCTCTTGATTTGTTAAATTTAAATATTTTCTTTAATAGAGGCATAGCATATGCTTTAAATTCCTCATGTTGTTTTTGAGTCATGGTCCAATTGAAGTACCACATGTCATCATCTAGTGTGTCCACTAGTCTTTTACCTACCATATCAAGTTGATACTCGATGAGGTGTCTGGTAATGTTAGCTCTGTTCACTTTAGCTTTCATTAGAATAAATTTAATTGATTAGGTATAAACACTGTTTTAATTCTTTTTCCTTCAGTCTGAATCTTCAAGACTAATCTATTAGCTTTCTCAATGTAATAATCATAATTTACATTATCAGTGCTACTGTTCTTAGGTAGAAAGTTACAAACTTTACACACCCATTCACCAGCTTCTATCTGACTGATTGCTGCAGCTCTGGTTTGACATTCTGGATTTTTGATTTTGAATATCTTGTCTCCTTCATTAGATACATAATACCGTATGAGTTTATCATACACTGTTTTCTTACCAGTTGATCTATTAGTTCCTTCATAATGGAAACTTCTTGTAGCTTTTTGTCTTAAGCAAAAATCGTACAGATTAGTATGATTTCTGATAGTCTCATCAACAGGTACACCATCAACAAAATAACGCTCAAGAGCAATAGGAACAATCCTCGCACTCTTGTTTTTATGTAACTCAAAATCTGTGAGGAAATCACCTTTCTTTTTAATTTCTCCATTGGTCATAATTGCTAAATAATCATTGACAGTACTAAATATAATCTTTGAGTAGTCTGTTCTCTCCAATTCATATTGTGTAATGTCACACCACCATGCATTGATTTCATGCATCAAGGGAATCATGTCTTTTTTAATCCTGATAGTTACACCATCTGTATTTGCAGAGATCACATGTATGCCATTCAATTCATATCTTTCAATAAGCATCATTAAGCTAAGTTCACCTGTAATTGTAGTGAACATAGTTAATTGCCTATCATATATCCATGATTGCATATCAGATGATTTACCATATACAGAGTTAACTGCAAGTTTAAGAGCACCAACAATTCCTTTAATCTTCTTATCTTTCTTTGCAAGAGGTTTAAGCTCCAATCTTTTCTCAAACATCTGTTTGTATCCCCTAAGGAATTCTTTGCCTAAATGAGCAGGAAACTTACCATTATTGATGATGATGGCAGGATAGTAAGAACTGACATCCCAATCTATTATCTCGTACTCTTCATCAGCTTCAAACACCTTAGGTGTATTCTCTGTATGAAGACCACCTTTCATAAAAGAATACACATTTCCATAGAAATCTATATGCTCTTTGAAATCATCTTGCAGACCAAGCTGCATTTTATTAATTTTCTTTAAGAACTCTTTAAGTTGAGGTGTTTGGAACATTACATATTTAGCAATGCAATTCTTTACATCAATGCTTTTTCTGAAATATCCTTTCTTAGGAAGTTCTCTGTATGTAATTCCTTTCTCTGAACAATAATACTTCTTAATCATTTCATCCCCTATCTTAGAGTCTGAATAGTTCATACAAGGGATACCAAATTCAGCTTCAATATCTTGTCTCAGCTCTATTTGATTATTCCCTTTATACAGTGGATGATCTGTATCACCCATAGTTATCTTGTAGAATTCATAAGTTGCATCTACATCATTATAACAATAGTCAATGGTCATTTCCACTTCTTCTTTTGTCATATTAGTTTTGGTATGATGTATAGGCATTTCTTCTATATTCTCAAGATCCATTTCAAACTCTAGTCTCTTCAGACTCACCATTCGATTTTTATTGTTGTAATGATGAATAGTAAAAAGATCTAATTGCTTAAGAGATAATTCATGCTCTCTGTATTCAGGAAATACATCATAGTTAGCATCATGAATAACATCTGCAGCTTTCTGTGCTATTTTTGCACATATTTCTAAGTTAGTTAGTTCATGCCAATTGTCATGATTTCTAAAGATCCACTCAACAACTTGACTATCAAAGCGTAGATTATTATACCCCACCCAATAAGCATCAGAATTGTCTTCTGTATATCTAACAAAAGCATCAAGTTGATTCTTCCATTTAGACACTTGAAAGCTCTTACCAGCTTTACCAGGTACCATACATACAACTAAGAATAGTTCTTGCATGGTTTCTATGTCGTAACATATAATAGGCTCACATGTTTTCATAGTTTTTAAACTTTTTTAATAAACTCAATAACTTTTTCACACATTTTAGATGCAGAATAATCTCTATGTTCTGTTATTTCTGAATAAAGAAAATCTAATATTCGATCTTGTTCTGATCTAATTCCTTGATTGAGTACATCAATTGATGATGTTGAAAGTGCATTAAGAAGGATCTTTTCCATATGATTACTTTTTTTTTCTTCCCATTTAGCACCATCTATAAAATGTTCTTCACATTCTTTTAATACAATTTCCCAATCATCTCCTTCAAAGTCATCATATGGATAACTTTCAATTGCATATTCTTTAGCAACTTTTTCAATTGTTTTTTGTCTCATTATTTATTTGTTTTTTTTTTATGTTCTTTCCAATCTAATATAAATCCTATTGCTACAATGATATTCATACCAAATGAGGCTATGATTTCTGTTATGTCTTCATAGATGTTAATAGATAGGTGGATATGTCCTACAACCCAAAAGGGCATAGCAAGATTATTCGATATCCACCTAACTAAATAATTTATAAACTTCATAGTTTGCAAAGATAATTAAAAATATTATTCTTGCAATAACAAAATTAGTTATTGTAATAATATCTTACATGGTCTGGATATATCACCACTCTGCTTGGTGTTCCAGTGAATGATATAGATGATACAGGCACCTCAATACCTATTTCTGCAGGTTGTTGTGGTGCTTCATCCCATATTTTTGAGAATTCTTCCACTGTTAGTTCTTCTTTACCAACAATTTCTTCACATATATCTTTAAGAACAACTTCTTCTTTTTCATTAAGAGTCCATTCTAATGGAAGTTGTGAAGCCATAGTTGGTTTTAATCTTGGTTTATAAGTTCTTCTTTTTGGACCATTATAACCATTCTTAATCTTTCTTGTCATTTTAGAAATCTTCCAAATTTTTGCATAAATCCCTGCAATAGGTCTATTCCATTGTTTAGATAAATCATCTGCAATAATAGAAAGAGGAATTCCTTTTCTGATGTGTTGTTTAATCTCACTAATTTCTTTTGTTGTGTACAGTTTCATAATTTTAAAATTTAATTGTTTATATTTATTCTTGTTCTAATTCATCATCAATAAGAGATAGCACTATTCTACCATCATATGTAACTATTGTAAATTCATCATCATCATCGTCTTTTATTTCAATATCAACATAACCATCAAGTTCTCTTAATATGTAATTGATATCATCCAATGTGATGTCTCTAAGTTCATCTGATTCAGGTCCATCATCCCACCAAGCTATTTCATCATGTTCAGCAAGCACATCATCATCTTCATCAATGATTGCTAACCTCACAGGAGCTCCATGTTTAGACATAAATGCATCAGAGTCTTCTGGTATCTCTTCAAGCTCAAAGAGCTCTATATAAGGCTCTATTACACCAACAGATATTCTGTTAATAAAAAGCATACCTTCCTCTAATTCAAGAGGAAGATAGCTTGTAAATGATATTTCAGCTGGATACCACATTAGAATAGTTTTCTAGGTGCTGGTTCACATATTTGGTATGTAGAGTTAGAGCTAGATAGTCTTAATAGAATATGAAGATGTTCAGCTTCTAGATAGTCTAGTTTAGTTTTTTCTATTAAACCAATAATTTCTATACCATTACCTGTGTCCACTAATTGCATAGCAATAGCTTTCTTCATTTTATCATCCCATCCATCATCATCACTAAAATATAATGTATGAACTGTTGCATTTGGTGCAGCACTGAGTTTGTGATAATCATATTCATGAACATTATTAATGTAGATTTCTTCTCTGTATAACACCTCACTTGTGTTATCAATCATTTCTTGTATTGATTTTGCTAGTTTTCCCATATTAGTTATTGTTTACAGGTTTAGGTGTACATACATGACCATCACTCCATTTGATTCCTGGAGGTGGTGTTGTTTCTGGTGAGCTGTATTTACAACCACACTCACTACATATAAATTTATTCATCAGATGATTTGTTTACAAGGTTTAACGCTTTTTGATGTCCTTCTACAGCATCTTCATAAGATGTGTATCTATCCATATATTGATCATGTTCTCCACCAAATATCATAGTTTCCCATAATAGAGGAATATTATTATCTCTTGGCCAAGCATGATCTAATCCAAGAAACACTGTTGATATAAATACATCACCAACATTATCTTGTTTAACCACTCTTTTTTCTTGATTCTCTTCTAACCAATCACCACAATCAACAACAGGTGATTGTACAGGTTTGTTGTTCTCGTCTAATATATACCACATAATTATTGAAATAAACTTGCAGGTGCTCCTACGTTATACATTAACATTAAATAAAATCTTATACAATGGACATTTATATCATCAGCTCTGCTGTATGATTCACTTAAATTGTTATCCACTATAGCTTGAGCAAAATGCCCACCTGGACAACCTACATCCCATTTAGTGCATAATACACTAGTTCCAATATCAATAATGTGTTCTTTTTCAAGCAACATTAATGCTTGTGGAATATACTTATTTGCATTTTTGTTGAAATAGTCAGAAACCAATGTTCTGACTATTTTTTGTTGTTCTTCTGGATTCATATTTGTTTTGTTAAATTTTTATATTTTATGATTAATAGCCTGCAAGTTTAGATATTGCACCTTCTTGATTCAATAAGAATACAAGATTACTTTCTTCTTTTGGTGTGAGAGACTTAATAGCAGACATAAGTGATATTCTACTATATGTAACATCTTCTCCATACACATTTGTAACATTATCTGCTATTTCTAGCAGCTCTGATACATTAAAATTGTTTACAGGATCACCATTGTTGTCCTGCCATTTTCCGTTGATAATTTGCATGTTTTCTTTATTTTTTAGTCTATACTTGAATAATATTTCCTTCTGTATTGTGAACTCTTGCACGTTGTGCAACTGCTCACTAAAATTGATAATATTAATATTACCAATAGAGTTTTGTTTTTCTTCATTTTATTTGTTTTTAAATAGTTGTAAAGTTTCTTTTAATAAATCTAATTGTTCAATATTAGTATTACCAAATTTATATTGCTGAATAATAGTTTGTGTAAAGTTCAATACTTCTTCCTCACTATAACCTTGTTGTTCCTTTTCTAATTCTTTGACTTGTTCAAGAATATTATTTCTTTTAACCCAATAGTTTGCTCTATTAATTAACATAGAATCAAATTCTATGTCTAAATTAAGTAATTGTTCTGATAACCATTCTACTGCTGTTTGTTTCATTTTATTTGTTTTTAAATTGTTCAAACCATTTTTTAGCTTGTGTTACACTTCCATCACAATCAGCTATTATATTTAACACTTCTTCCTCACTATAACTTCTTTCTTGTTGAGCTAACCAATAACCATCAATAAAACATTTTTTATACATCCATTTATTTTCAGAGTATGGTGCTATGTTTTCTTGAATATAATTTTCAGCAACTTCTTCAAGAGTTGTTTCTTGTTTAGATACTAAAGCAGTACTACCTCTTGTAACAGGGTTGTTTTGGTCTATTTGTTTAATTGTTTCTTTCATATTATAATGTGATTTTATAGTTAAATTGTCAGGATAAACCTGATATATAGTATATAAATGATACTATAATGTGATTTATAAAAGAATAAGGGCTCCACAACAGAGCCCTTCAATTCCCCTCCTTAATAACCCAACTGTTGTAGTTGGTCTATATTGGCTTCTACAATATACACACTTTGTGCTATTGTACATGTAAATGCAATTGACATTGCAAATGCTAATTTTCTGAAATGCCAGAAATCTACTGGACTTAAACTGATTGTTTTCATTGTTATTTAGTTATTAAGGAATTACAAAATAAAAAAGCCTCTAGGCAAGTAGAGGCTTTAGTCGAGAGTTTATTCATTGCAACTCACAAGTGTTCCCTATCCACAGAGACCATAGATTACAAGTTTAATGTGGATGTAATACCACGATTATTGAGATTGGCACTAGTAAAACCCAAACCATAAAGTACTCAACTCCTTCTCTGCGTGGAAAGGACTTAACATTCATGAGAAGCCAAATTTCTCTAATGTCTGTTGCTGTACATATTTGACATCAAGCAACTGCTGTGGAGGTGGGGAGAGTCGAACTCCCGTCCAAACTACTTTCATTAATACAATTTATACAGCTTATGGGGTCAAGCTCAGCTCAACGATTCCACCACTCTGTTTAATCTTACTACAGAGAAGAATAATTAATTTAGGCTGCTACAGCAACTTCTTCTCTAATTAAAGAGAATACTCTGTTCATGTTAGCTACTACTTGTGCGTTATCTCCTAGAGACACTACACGACTTGTGTTTTTGCCATTTAATCTATTCACCTTAGTTTACAGTTATCTCTCTGGCTGATTGTACTAACTATTGGTAACCTGTCAAATCCAGTCACCCCCATTATGTTTTGTATCACTCTAGTGAGTTTAAAACTGACTACACTGATATGAAACATAATATGCATAATATAGGTAAGTTCAATGATACGCAGCACATACATTGACTATTTAAACTGATGTGTGGCGCTTATAGTCCCCAGTGATTATACAAAATTATAACCAAGTCACTTACTGTCCTTCAAGAGAGTATCCTAATAATACTCCAAGTTATAATTTAATATCTCTGCAAATATAATTTACAGGGATAAATAAAACAAACAAAACAATCAATTATATTTTAATCTCTTGTTCACCTACACCTTCTGTATAGCTGTACACTCTGTCTTCACAAGTCACCTTAATCTGTTTACCACCTGTAGCAAGACATAAATCTCTCAATTCATCATTAAATTCTATCAATGATACAGCATTCACCTTATAAGGGAATTCATCTGTATTGATTCTATCTTGACCATCGTTCAAAATTAATATCTCTGGTTTCTCATGTGATAGGTCAATATCAAGATTACATAATCTACCACTAGATATCTCATCAGAAATACGTTCAACCATAGCAGCAACAGCTGTTTCTCCACCATTAGGTTCATTAGAGAATGTTTGCCAAAATTTAATTACATCCTCTTTGTTCTTAATGTGTTGAAATTCTAATTGGTCTGGATCATGAACAAAATAACTAAAGAACACCTCAGCTTCTCCCTTCATTACATACCTGAATCTGTCTATTAATATAGCATTCACCCAAGTTTGTTTACTATCCTCCCACATAGAACCAGAGAAATCTAGAATGATGATGATCTTTTGAATCTGTTCTTTTCTATCAACTGGTACATTAACTGTCAAATCTTTAGTTAAGAACTTAGTTCTGAAGTTAGGGAACATCTTTTGATAAAGATCCATCATATGCATTTGAGCATAGTCTCTCATAATCATCTTAGAATACTCATCAGAATTAGCCACTATCTTTTCAGATATTTCCTTTTCCACTTTGAACTCACTACCAAACTTACCAACAAGAGACAAATGGTTCATAATCTCCATCTTTTTATCTCTACTTCTATCATTTAGTTCTAGTTGTTCATTGATGTCTGGATCAGCATATATTTTTCTGTCAAAATCTAATCCTTTCTTGAGATCTAGCTCATCATCTTCTTGTCTTTCACCATCTGAGTCTTCATTCTTACTTGCTAATTTCAAATAAATAGCAACAGCTTGTTCAAGAGGTGTAAATCCAGGAATGTATTGCCCATAGATAGAATCAATCAATGGTTTCTTTCTATCATATTGTGCTCTATCTTTATCAGTGAGTGAATCAACATCTAGATATTTATCATCCAGATAATTAGGTTCTTCGATCATCTTGAAATAACATGCACGTGCTAACTCTTTGATCATATCAATACTCTCTTGACTCTTGACATATCTAAGTTTCTTCTTTATCTCAGTGGATGTTGGTGTAATGTAATTAACTGGATCTTTAACAAATAAGTTGCTATCATCATCCTCATCAACCTCTTTAATAAATGAATATGTAGACCAGCTATTTTTAGACCAACTACCACCACCATACTTACTCTTCCAACTTCCTACACTCTTTTTGGGAGTGTAGGTTGGAGTATAATAATCACCATAGTAATCATCATCAATGTTATCAAATAATGTTCTCATTAGATAAATGCATTTATGGTTAGATTTTTATCAAATTTGGTTTTAGCTTGTGTAGCACTCTTAACTAATTGTGAATGTATGTGTGCTATATCATCACCTACAGTGAGGCCTTTGATGTCTGTAAGTTGTTTGTTAAGATCACCAATTGCATCTTTGTACATCTTCTCATCCTCTCTTGTTACCAATGGTAGGTGATTTAGTGTCTCAATACTATAAGTGATAGCTGCAGATAAGTCTCTAAACTTAATTGTAGCTTCGAACTTCTTAATCACTTCAGCAATCAATGCTGGTTTCTTAGCAAACTCTGCAATGAAACCTAATGAATCTGGACCACATTGATCATACACTGAATAAGCTGTTACAGCTACACGTGGACTAATTGTAATACCATTCTTAGCATACTCTTGTAACAAGTATGGAATCACTGGATCTACATTATCTACACCAAACTTACTTTCTAGTAATCTGTTATAGGATATTTCTGTGTAGTTATCCCATACAACATTCAATTCTAAAGGAAATCTCTCCATCAATGCTTTTAATGACATATTCTTAGAGAATTCATCACGAGTTCTATTTGTACAACAAATGATGAACTTAGTAGCAATAGGAAATATCTGTGTACCATTTCTGAATACACCTGATGATAAAATATCCTTCAATTGCTCTAGAATAAAATCTGGTGCATCGAACAACTCTTCGAACACTACATATTCATGGTTCATGAAAGAATTCTCTACAAGATATTCTATCTTACCTGTTTTCTCGAATGTTGGTATATCAAGACCACCAAACAATCTGTCTGTTGTCATACCTGTACCCATTGTAATAATGTAAGGAGTGATTCCTTTAGATTGAAGAAAATCAAGTGTTATTTCTGATTTTCCATGACCCCCTGCGCCATATAAAACTACATTCTTACCTGTTTGAAATCCTACATTAAGAATGTTAACTGTTTTGTCCATAAATACGAACTTCTCTGATACTGGATTTGCTTTTGCTGATCTCTTTGCTGTTGTTTTCATTTTTCTTTCTGTTATTAGGTTGTTGTTTAATTTAATTTGTTCTAAAATTTCTTCGATTATTATTTCTTCTTCTTTGAGAATACATTGTGATGGTCTAAATGTCCAATCATTTATACGAAATTGTTGGTTAGATTCAATACTACTATTACATCCATCAGGAACATCTTGTCCCATGAAACGATCCATTTTATTGTAACTATTCCAATGTTTTGGTACATGAGCAATAGTATCCCAAAGACCATCTCTTTTGAATTCTTCCTCTGTCTTAAATCTATATTTACTCATAGCTTTTATATAAAAAGAGAGCCATTACAGCTCTCTTATTAATTAGTCTTCATCTTCTTCAATTCTTCTTCTGATGAATTCATCTAATGCATCTTTGATCTCTTTAGGAAGATCTTCTCCATTGATAGTGGAAACATCATGACCCATAGATTTAATCTTATCTAATAGTTCACCAGCACCACCACCAATCTTAAGTTCTGCATATTGACGCATTGCATTTTCTTCCATTTCTTCTATCCTACTTTTAAGATAGAATCCTGCAAGGATAACCAATTGAGAATAACTATACTCATTCAATGCAGCTTCTACAAGCTTGCTTGTTTGACAGTCTAGTATTTTCTCATTCACTGTGTCCACTTTAAGATTAAAGATAATATCTTTGGTCTTATCGTTTAACTCATCTAAATAGGCTTGATTTACGCCTAAAGCTTTGTTGATCTTTGTTTCTTCGTGATCAAATGTAAAAATTGTTGCATTCATGTTATTAAGGATTTATTGTTCTATTGTTTGTCTTGTATTTATTATCTTTTCTCTTATAATTCCTTTTCTGAAATTATATAACACTTCAATTATCAACCTTCTAGCTTTAATTGCTTTAAATCTATCTGTTGATCCTACCAATGTACCTTTATACACCCTACGTCTCATATCAATTTAATAACAGCTAGTATTATATCAATTACTATGATTGCAGAAAAACAAAATACAAGAATCCTATTTGTTTTAGACAAATGTTCATTATGTTTTTCTAGCAGTTCTACTCTTAGTTCTTTTAGACTAATAAGTCTATCAGATGTTTCTAAGCATCTCTGTTGAGCTTCTATCAATTTTGTTAGTTGATCGAATGTTTCTTCAATTCCTCTTTGTTTTTGCATATTATTTTATATTAGTTTTTACTTATCATCATACCAATAAGAATTGGTAATACTAAAGGACTGAACACAAGACATACATAATGTCTAAACTCTAGATCATCTATATGCTTATAAGACTCAATAAAAATTCCTACCATAACTAAATATGATAGGAATATATATAATGTGATTATCATAATCCAATAAGATCATCAAAACAACTCTCTAACAAATCTGTTAGCTTTTGTCTCTCGTGTAACAATACATCTATTTGTTCTTCTATCTCATGGATGTTTGTGTCATCATGAGCATCTCTAAGGCTATCTAATGAATGTATTTCATTTTTGATAACTTGTAACCTCTGTTCAATAATTTCTGTTTTCATTGTTATATTTGTTATTAAGAATTAAAATTGTTATCAAGATCATTTCCAATTATAGCACTTGGTATCCAACCAAATGTCATCATAAAGAATAACATTGCACCATGTGTCATGCATTGTTTGTACGTTACATCAGATAATAAATATCCAATAAGACCGAAAGACATCCATGTAAGGAGTAGTGAAGCTATTACAGCTAACATAATTTTTGTTGATTTCATAATTATTAAGGATTTGTTATTTTATATAAATACTACAATGACTGAATTCTTGTTCTTTTATAATCCAGTCAACATCTATTACTGAACAATTATGAATTACACCTTTATGTGTAACATCAAAATTGTTATCTCCTTTAACTGGAAGTGCAGGTAATAGTATTTCTAATTGATCTATTTCAGGAAATTCACCTCCCATATCTATTAAGAAGCATTTGATTAAATTCATTTTGTTTGTTATTAAGGAGTTTAATTAATTATTGAACAACATTAAAATGTATTCTTTTAGGAAATATCCCATCAAATACAAATTTAGTTACATTACATAACCACACAGGAGTAAATCCTAAATGATAAATGCATCCATTTGGTGGTGTTTGTATTATTCTTTTAAGAGTTTCAAATCCATCAGGACATTCTTTGTCTGTTGATAGATCTATTGACACTGTGTCACCATTGTTTGATAGATGGTCTAATAATGTATCAGCACCACCAACCATTTGTAATTCTGCTTTTGTTCCTGTCCATTCTGGTAAATCTATATACCAATTGTTGTTTTCTTTGTTAAAACGGTAATTCTTCATCTGTTTGTCTGTATTTATTATTTAATATTTCGTCTGCCATTTCTATAATCTCAAACTCTTGTTGTTGCACTGTATCCAAGAGTTCAAGACATAGATTGTATTGTCCTAGATAATATTCCCAATTGCTTGCATTATCTTTTAGATAGTTAAGCTCTTCTAGCTTTGATTGTAATATTTCTAACATGATTGTGTATTTAATTCAGAGATTCTTCTCTGCCATATTTCTCTAAATCCTTCTATTTCATCAGATGTAAACCACATGCTGTCTGTATGTAATACATTCTTACCAACCCACCAAGAATAATGATAATGCTTGTTATACATATCACTAATCTCTTCATGTTTGTACATAGCAAGATCACTATTATGCATAGACCATTCATCAATATACCAATCTTCATCATCATGATAACTTTCATAATAATCATCATCATCATAATAATAAGTTTGTGGACTATATTGATCAAACACTGTTTCTTCAAGAATGTAATAGTTATCTATACCATCATAGTTAATAAGATCATCTAAGAACTTATCAGCATCTTCTCTATTGAGAAACATCTTTCTATTGTGCGAAGCATAATAATCATCTGTATAATGTCTCCAATGTGCTGTAAATATCTTCATAATACGTTGTTTAAAAATGACTACCTAATGCAGCATCAATTTGATTATTAATATGTCTTTGTTCCCAAATGGTAAGCTCATCATATGCTTTACCATAATACCTCTGTGCAAATTCTTCTTCCATAATATATATGTATTTGATTTGTGTTTTACACCTAAAACTTTATTATCTCTGTATCACTATTGAAAAGTTGGATACTTGACCATAATTTGTATATATGGAAAGAAACTGGTGTCCTCAACATCTTGGAAGGTTATTGAGTTTTTTATGAGAGCTTGATTTCCTCTCTTGTGTTATGTTAGCCTAACAGAACCTCTTTCTCCACACCTAATCCTTGGATTATACAGTGGCTGGTTGTTAACACAATGTAAATGTGAAAGAATATTCTCTACATTGTGTACTAGTATTATTAATCACACCAACTTCTAGAACAAGAAGGACATGATGTTATGTGTGAACCAGAAGACATTTTAAATGCATCATCCTCTCCATATCTATCAACTAACATTTCTCCTAGTGTTTCAAGTTTACCATATTTATCATCTCTAACCCAATTATACATGTGATTACATGATTTATATGCGAATAGAGGAACTTTGTTGGTTTCACAATATATTCTCTGATTGTCGTAGTGTATATCCATTGTTATAATGTATTTAAAAAGAATTGTTATCTATATATGATAATAGTTCAAGAACAATATCTCGTTGTCCTAAGAAGTATTCATAATCTAGTATATTATCACTAAGTAATATATTATCTATTTCTTTAAGCTTGTTATGTAACCATGTCTTCATGAATGCTATATTTATTGCTTTGTTTATTGTTATTTGTGTTTGTTCTTGATTGATGTTTATGCTAATGAGGTGTACGCTACAACATATATATACACCCAAAAAGTTTTTTTCTCCCTCGTAAAAAGTTTTATTACATATATATATAGGTATAAACTTTTCCACTAGGAAGAAATAAACTTTTTTCCACTCCTATATATATAGGAAGGATGAATATAGATTTATATACGTAAAAAAAAAGGCTCGTTAGAGCCTTTTCATTAACCTAAATCATTGTATTCTTCTACTGAAGCTTTAGCTTCAGGCTTGAAGTTCTCAATAGTCATAGATTCAAGCGTAATTTCATTACGTTTCAATCCTATTAACTTCTTAAATGTAATGTAACTTACCATAGCAAGTTTACCATCATCATTAGTATCAAGTTTTAAGCTTTCAATACCACCATCTTCTAAAGCAGTAAAGAAGCTTTCATCATTGCTGATAAATACTTTACCATCATAATTAAATCTACGATAGAATTGTCCTTCCATTTTTGTACCTGTTGCGTAAGGTAATAATCCACTAATTGTTTGAATCCCTAAGATGTCTTTTGCATTCACTGTTTGAATAGCCATAATTTCTGTTTTTTAATTGTTTAATGGGGGAGCACCCCGCTCACCCAAACATAGGTGGGGTAGTTGATTGGAAGTGGTCTCACATCCCACATACACAATGGGTTTCCAAATTTTGAAAAAAAATTTTAAAAAAGTTTTGGCTGGTATGTATTTTATGCATTACCTTTGGTGGGTGGGTGGGTATGTCTATATAAGTATATGTTATCTGTATACATCTATAGAGAAAGTTTTCATAATATAGCATAGGTATTAAATATTTTATCTATATATGTATTTTATATATCTTTATTGTATATCTTTGTCATATGATTAGATAAAAACTACATTATGATTATACAAAAACTTAAAAGATCTATTGATACAGACATAGAATTAGCTGAGAAATATTATAGTTTATTATCAGCTGTTAACTCTCTTAAACTAACAGAGAGAGAAATACAACTCATAGCTTTTACATCTATTAAAGGGAATATTACATATGCTAATGTTAGAGAGGAGTTTTGTAATAAGTATAATAGTACATCTCCTTCTATTAACAACATTATATCAAAGCTTAAGAAGATAGGTATATTCATCAAGGAGAATGGTAAGGTGAAAGTTAATCCAATTATATCAATTGATTTCACAAAAGATTTAACGTTAGAAATAAAACTAGTACATGGAGAAACCACCATCAATGTCAGTAAAGGAGTGGATAATAAAAAGGATGTCAATTAATATGGTGATATCTGAGAAGGTGATTGAGCAAGTGGTTAATCATCAGTTTGATTCTGCCAATGATGCTCTCACATCAAATGATACATTAGAGATATCTGGGTTTGGGAAGTTTTTGTTTAATAAGAAGAAAGCTCAGTTACATTATGAGAAGCTTCTTAAGATAAAGAAAGCTTATGAGAACATGTTAGAGGATCCATCTATTACAGATAAGAAAAGACATTCTACAGAGATGAGAATGTTGACAGTGACAAATGATTTAAGAATATTAAAACCAAAAATAAATGAAGCTAACACAGATATACGAGGGATGGAAGAATCATCTTCTTCCTGAAGAGAGAACAAAAGCTTTCATTGAACATGTAAGCTCAGAAAGAATTAGTATATGTGAAGCATGTGATAAGCATTCTTCTAAACATTCTACAATAAGACCAGATGCACATTGTGTAGAATGTGGATGCACGCTTTCAGCTAAAACAAAATGTTTAACATGTGAATGCCCATTGAAGAAATGGTTAGCACAACCAATACCAATAGAAGATGTTAAAACTACGTAAGATACCATTAGGACCATTCATTGAAATGCTTCAAGACCTATGGGAGAATGGGGCTGATTTTATTGATTTATCAGGTGAGCAAAGCAATGATAATGATCCATTAGCAAGAGACACAATACAGATAACAGTGAAGCCTGAATATTTATCTAATGAGGAGGAGGATGTAATAGAGCTTATACAAGAAGTGGAATTAGATTATTCTAATGATGATATACCAAGCACTATTAGAAAGACATTATCTGATGATGACATAAATGAATTAATATAATGGCAAAACCAAACTATTATCGTCAAATTATACAGACATTAGGAAGATTGTATAAAGCCCATCCCTTCTATAATATGGGACAACATATATCTACAGCAGTGGATGGTTCTGAGTTATGGGGAGTGTCAGATAAAGAACTATTTCTTTCCTTACAGAAATATGAAGCAAACCTAGAGATGGATGTCAATCATAATGAAGAAGAAATAGAAGCCATTATAAAAGATGGCATGAATTTGGAAAGAACATTATTTGAAGAGGAGGAAGATTAATAACACAATATAATACCAACTACATAATGATAATTGTAAATAAACTTTACAGAAAAAATTTCAATCAATACAATGTAGAAGATTGGAAGTATATATTCTCAATATATGCATTAAGAGATAGATACAACTTTACAGAAGAAGAATTTTTAGCTGCTGAATTAATAGATAAAGTTGAGATGATGAAAAAAATGGATGATAATCTTTTTGTAAAAGGAACCATCGATATTGATTCACTACATAAAAACGAATCAGTGTTTGCACCATGTCCAGAAGATGAAGGATGTAAAGTGATTCAAGATTTTTTAGAGGATGAAGATGTAAAAGATAAAAATCCATCTAAATATGAGATACCAGCATGTGATCCAGAAAATAGTTGTGATGTAATACAAGATTTTTTAGAAGAAGATGGTATAGATAAATTTGCTATATTTCGTAATATTCAAAGTGACTACTATAGTGAGATTTATCAATGCCAAAATAGAATAGAAGAATGTAAAAAGAAAATCAGAGCAGAGATACAAGATATACAAGTGTATAGACAAAAATTGGATGAAGCATTTAACCAATATATAGAATAATGGCAATAAAGAAAACTACATACATAAATACAGAACTTGATTGGGCTGAAGAACAATTATCAAGCTGGAAGCAATACGTTGATGCTAATCCCTTACATACATTAGAGGATAGAATCAAATGGAAGGAAACTAAAGCTGGTGGTGCTATGCCTATGGTGATAGCAAGCATTGAAGCTCAGGGTAAGTTTGTACAAGAGACAATGAAAAACTATCTAGCTCTCCTTGAACAAGTGGAAAAGCTTAGAGAGAAAGAAGAAGCAAAGGTGGTTCCTGTTAGAGGTGGTGCTGAGCTTGGATCTATGGCAGAAGATTTTTTAAAAGGTAGAAGATGATAGATGGTTTACAAAGTATTGACTACAAAGACTGGTTCATTAACCAAAAGAGAGTTCCACAAAAAGATTCAGAGGAATATAGGGAGTTCTATGCTTTTCATAAACAACTATGTATTGATGGCTGTACAATGGGAGGAGTTTATATCAATCCTTTTCTATATTGGCATTTAAACTTCTGGAATACAGAGGTGGATACAATAGATGAGAGAGGAAGGATTAATCAGAAATATGCTAATCCATATCTACGTGATAACGAATGGATTATAACAAACGAAATAGATAGAGCACATATAGAAAAGAAAGGCCTAGTTATACTAGGCATTAGACGTTTAGCTAAGTCAGTAATTGAGAGCTCTTACATAGGTCATGGGGCAACGTTTGATGAAAACTCCCAGAACATTATTGCAGGATTGAATGCTCCCGATATAAAGCTTATTACAGATAAGATTGACAAAGGATTAAACTTCTTACCTGAAGCCTGGAGATGGCAGAGGGTAGAAGACAATTGGAAAAACCAAGTTACATTAGGGATCAAGACAAAAGCAGGAGAGAGAATCCCCTTTTCTCAGATCCTTATTCGTAACTTAGATGGTGGTAACAATGAAGAAGCTATTGCAGGTACAAAACCTAGAAGGCTTATCATTGATGAGATAGGTAAGGGTAATTTTCTCAGAGGATTACAAGCTGCAACACCAGGTTTCACCACACCATTTGGATGGGGATGTAGCCCTATACTTACAGGTACAGGTGGAGATATGCAGAACTTCATGGATGCAAAAAGCTTAATGTTTGATGTACAGAATTTTAACTTCCTAGAATACAATAGTGTAAAGGATGATCAAAGAATCCATGGACTATTCATCTCCCATAAATATAGAATGGAAGCTAAAGAAGAATCTTCATTAGGAGCTTTTTTAGAACAACCAGCAGAATCAGAACTGCATAATGTAAAAATGCTAGTCTCTAATGAAGAGAAAGCAGATAAGATTACAAATGACAATCTTGAAAGATTAAAGAAAGCTGGTGATAGACTAGCTTATTTAAAAGAGAAAATGTATTATCCACAAGAGGTGGATGATATATTCTTGAATGAAGATACAAACATATTTGATATAGAAGCATCTAAACGTCAGAAGACTAGACTATTAGCACAAGAAAGAACAGGTACACCTGTTATTTTATTTGATGATGGTGATGGTGTTAAACATGAGTTTACAGATAAACTTCCTATATCAAACTTCCCACTTAAGAATAGTGATAACAAAGATGCTCCTGTAGTGATATATGAGTTTCCAGTTGAAAGTCCTCCATATGGATTATATGTAGCAGGTATTGACCCTTATAGACAGGGTAAGTCTGCTTATAGTTCGTCTTTAGGATCTGTGTATATATACAAACGTATGCACGCAATATCTGGAGAGAAGTATCAAGATATGTTTGTAGCTAGTTATTGTGCTAGACCAGACAAGAAAGAAACATGGGAAGAACAAGCTCGCTATCTAATTAAGTATTACAATGCTAGAGCACTATGTGAGAATGATGAAATCTCTTTTATTGATTACATGATAGCTAAAGGAGATAGCCACTACCTTGAGAGACAACCAGATTGGTTAAAAGAAATAGTTCCAAACACCACTGTTAGAAGAGACTTTGGAATACATAGATCTTCTGAGAAAATACGAGACTTCTTACATGGATGTCTTAAGAAATATACAGAAGAAGTTATACATACAGAGAAGGATGATAATGGAAACATTAAGTCTGAGATAAAGGGTATGGCTAAGATATTTGATCCTGTTCTACTTGAAGAAATGATTCAGTATAATGAACAGGGTAACTTTGATAGAATTATTGCAGCAGAGCTTGCAATAGCTCTAGCAATGAAACTAGATCCCATTATGGGAAAAATAGGGGGAGAGCAAGATGTAAGAATACAATCAATGTTCAAGAAGAACAAAAAGAATAGACTGTTTACAGAAAGCAGAACAATGTTTAACACACCAAAAAATAAATTGTTTACATAATGGCAATAATTAGATATACAAAAGATGCTACCATCAGGTATGCATATTTAAACATCTTCCCTGATCAATTCAAAACTGAGAAAGAAAAGCAAGATGAGAGTTGGATCAAGAATACAATGGATTATTTCTCAAACAAAGCATACGCTGAGTATATAAAGAATAGAGATACATTTGTTCCTAATTATGATCTTATGAAAGGAATCCTTCGTATGGAAGATTTCTATCAAGAACCAGAGGTGAGAAGCTTTACAGATGTTCTTACATCTGATCTTGAGCTTCCTGCTTATGTAAAAATGTATTCAATTATCACCACTCCTGTAAATGAGTTAGTTGGAGAAATATCTAAAAGACCTGATACATTTAGAGTGAAAGCTTTTGATGATGATAGTAAATCAGAAGAACTTCAATTTAAAACTGATACATTACAACAATATGTAATTAGTCAAGTTAAACAACAGCTTGCTCAAAAAGCAGCAATGGAAGGAGAAGAAATTGATGATGAGCAATTACAACAAATGACAATGGAACAGGTTAAAGATGAGCTAGATAGCTATACATCTGTTGCAGAGAAATGGGCTAACCATATTCTTACATGTCAAAAAGCTGAGTTCAATCTTAAAGAAAAAAGTGAAGATGCATTTAGAGATATGTTAATATCTGCTAGACAGTTCTATCACATATATGAAGACAATAGCAAACTTGGATTTAACATTGAAGTGGCTAACCCAAAGAACACTTGGTTCCTCACTACACCAGATAGAAAATGGATTTCAGATCCAACAGGTAGAGCACAAGGAGCATATGCTGCTGGTACTGTACAAGTTATGGAACTTTCAGAAATTATTGAAAGCATACCAGATCTTACAAAAGAAGAGATAGACCACTTACGTAGTTCTTTGCAGGATTATGGATTAATCAATGTACGTGAATCAAATCTTGGTAATCCAGATGCTGTTCCAGGACAAGACTCTGTAATGTATGATACATTTGATCCATTAGTTCTTCAGACAAGAATGATCATTGAATCAGAAATGAAAGAAAACAATGATGGGCTAAAAGACTTCTTAGGCTTAACTAATAATGTAAGCTCATTTGGATATAAGTATGTAGTGGTAAGAACCTATTGGATATCTAAAAGAAAAATAGGTAAGTTAATCTTTATAGATGAGATGGGTAATGAGCAATCAATACTTGTTAGTGATGATTACAAATCAGGAACTATACCTACACAACAATCATTAGAATGGGGATGGATTAACGAATGGTATCAAGGAACAAAGATTGGTCCAGACATCTATCATATAAAACCATTCAAGTTATTAAATTATTGTCCTATTATAGGAACAACATATGAGGTGAAGAATACAGAAGCAAGAAGCTTAGTAGATCTTATGAAACCTTTTCAAGTGCTATACAATGTTTGTATGAACCAGCTTTACAAACTACTTGAGAAAGAAGTGGGTAAAGTGCAACTTATGTCATTAAGACATATTCCTATTCCTAAAGATGGAGATGCACAAGATGCTCTTGATATATGGGAAATGGAAGCACGTAACAGAGGAGTGGTGTTTATTGATGACTCTCCTGAGAACATGAAGAGTCCTAGTTCATTTAATCAATTTACAGCTCTTGATCTTACACGTACACAGGAGATACAATCTAGATATACATTAGCTCAACAAGTTAAAGCTGAATGTTGGGAACTTGTAGGTATGTCTAAACAACGTATGGGATCTATTTCTGCCTCTGAAAGTGCAACAGGTACTAACACTGCTATGCAACAAAGTTATTCTCAAACAGAGCCTTTATTTGTTGCCCATGAATATGTTATGGGACAATTATATCAAGCTATCATAGATGCTGCTTTATATGTAGAATCATCCAAACCACAATCTACATTATCATATATTACATCTGAAGGACAATCTGCATTTGTACAAGTGAATGGATCAGATCTCAAATTCAGAGATTTAAAAGTGTTCCTTACTAATAGACCAGAAGATACACAGATGTTTAATGAACTTAGACAGCTTTCTCAAGCTATTATTCAAAATGGTGGCACACTTTATGATGTAATAGAATTGTATTCTACTAAGTCTCAAAGAGAACTTAAGAAAGTGTTCAAAGATCTTAGAGACAGACAAATTGCTCAACAAGAACAAGCTCAACAACTTGAACAACAAAAACTTCAACAGCAACAAGAAGCTCAACAAGCACAGTTACAACAAGCTATTCAAATGAAGCAAGCTGATCAAGCTCACGATGATTACCAAAAAGAACTTGATAGATTGTCTAAAAAAGAAATTGCAATCATTCAAGCTACAGGATTTGGTAAGGTGGAAAGTGAAGATGTTAATGATAATACCATCCCTGATGTATTAGAAGTTAGTAGACTAGCCAATGACCAAGATAAAGTTACAAAAGACTATGGCTTAAAGATGGCTGATATTCAATCTAAGAATAAACAAGCTAGTGATAAATTCTCTATAGAAAAAGAAAAATTACAAGTGGCTAGAGAGAATATGGCAAACGATCTTGCTGTTGCAAAAGAGAATGCTAAGGGCAGAAATAACAAAAAAGGTTAAAAAACTTCTCCTCGAAAGAGGAGATAAAAATATTAATGCTATATTATCAAGAAAAACAGATCACATTGATACATAAGTCTTTGATATTAGAAACTCTTATTATACTTTTACAGAAATAAACCAAACATAAATACAACTACATATGGCTGATAATTTAGATAACTTTAGTATCCAAGGTACTATGGAAATGGGAATGGGTAATCAAGAATTACTACAAGGGTTATTTGAACCTGAAACAGCATCATCTAATCCAGAAGATGTCACTCCAATTATTAAAGATGCTGATGCTCCTGATGCTCCTGCAGCACCAGAAGTAAAAAAAGGTAAGGATATTATTCCTCCTAAAAGCGTTGATGGTAAAACAGATGAAGAGAAAGCAGAAGGACAATCTATGATTGCTGATTTCTTAAGTGATGATGATGATGATGAAGATGATGACAACACTCCTGCTCCAGCAAAACCTGCAAAAGCTCCAGAAGCTAATGCTGATGATGATGATGAACCACAAGGTACACAATTCACTGCTCTTGCAAATGATCTTTATAAATTAGGTGTTTTCACATCTGATGATGAAGATGATCAAGAACCAGTAAACACTGCAGAAGAATTTTTAGAAAGATTTAATGAAGAAAAGAAAAAAGGTGCTAGTGAGATAGTACAAAACTTCATAGGACAATTTGGAGAAGACTATCAAGAAGCATTTGATGCCATATTTGTAAAAGGAGTTAATCCAAAAGATTACTTCACTACATATAACCAAGTAGTTGGATTTGCTGAGATGGATCTTGAAGATGAGGATAATCAAGTTAGAGTGATGAAACAAGCTTTGACTAATCAAGGATTTGATCCAGAAGATGTAGAGACAGAAATTGAAAGATTAAAGAATTATGGTGATCTTGAAAATGTAGCTGCTAAACATCACAAAGTGTTAGTTAAAAAAGAAGCTGCTAAGTTGCAAGACTTAGAAGCTAAATCTGAAGCTGATTTAAGACAAAAAGCTCAAGTCAGAAATCAATATATAAATAACGTGCAAACCATCTTAAATGATAAGGTGAAAGCAAAAGAGTTTGATGGTATTCCTATCAATCCAAAATTAGCAACAGAACTACAAGACTTCTTATTAGTAGATAAATGGAAAACTCCTACAGGAGAAACCTTAACTGATTTTGATCGTGCTATTTTGGATCTTAAAAGACCAGAGAATCATGCACAGAAAGTTAAAATAGGACTTCTTTTAAAGATGTTAGAAAAAGATCCTACATTATCAACTATACAAAGAACAGGCGTTACAAAGAAATCTAACGAACTGTTTGGAGAAGTTGCAAGACAAGTAACAAAGGCTAAAACGCCTGGAGCTACAGGTGGTGCTAATTCAAAATCATGGTTCTTATAACAAAATAAATAATTAATTAATCAAAACGAATAACAATGGCAATTCAAACAATTCCTGGGTTAACTGGTTTTACTTATGCTCGTGTAGCGTCTATGGACAAACGTGCAGTAGGAAAACTAACAGACTCTAACCACTTAGAGAGTTTTCACTCTACTGAGCCTGCAGACTATGACAAGAAAATCATTTCTTTATATACACAGAGCTCGCTTTACAGTAATGACTTCTTAGACATGATCAACAAAAGCACACCTTATTACATTGATAATAATAGTGATGCATGGAAATGGCAAATAGCAGTTCCTTACAAATTCCCAAAAATTATTGACATTCCTGCTTCTACAGAAACTTTAATCAGTCAAAGTAAAACAGGTATTGATGGTCAAGAATTTCAATTAGTATTAGATACTAATGAGTTCTCTAAAAATGCTATCATCTCTGTAGGTACACGTCAATATGGTCCACGTTTCTATGTGATCAAAGATCCAGTGCCTTGGAACATGGGATTCTTGTATACATTTACATTAGTAACAGACAATCCTAAAGTAGATTTTGTTAATCCTGTATTCTTGCAATATGGTGTTGAACTAGAATTAGTTGATGCTGCTATTGGTGAATTTGATCAAGACTTATTAGGTCTTCCAAGATTGGGTGAGCAAATCACAATGTTTGAATCATTAGGTTCTGCATATGGATATGAGCACAAAATCACAGAATGGGCTGATGACAAAATGATGAGAGATGCTTCAGGTAAACCTCTTGACATTTTAGTGTATGCTCCACAAAGACGTAACCAATTACCACTTACACGTAATGATGTTAAATGGGAACCGTTTATTGAATTCTGGATGCGTAAATCTATGATTGAATTGAAAGTTAAACGTATGATCTGGGCTAAACCAGGTACAGTTAAAACTAATGGTTCTAAACAAGAATTGAAACGTACATCTGCTGGTGTTTACCACAGAATGAGAAACAATGGTAACTTAGTACAATATAACAGAGGTGAATTCTCTGCTAACTTAATCCGTTCAGTATTTGGAGACTTGTTCTACAGAAGAGTGGATGTGAAAGACCGTTCAGTTAAAATGTATACTAATGAAGCTGGATTCGATGTATTCCAACAAGCTTTGAAAACAGATGCATTAAATTCAGGTCTTACATTCATGGCTGATTCTGGAAACAGATATTTGCAAGGTGAAGGACAACACATCACTTACAACTTTGCATTTGATGCAATGGTTACACGTGAGACTGGTAGAGTTGAATTGATTCACTTGAAAGAATTAGATTTACCACAATCAAACTTAGAGTTTGGACAAAACAAAAAATCTACTCCAGTATTTATGGTGTTTGATGTTTCTCCAATGTCTGATGGTTCAATGGTAAATAACATTAGAGAAGTGAGAATGAAAGGTGCTCCTTCTATGACATGGGGATATATTGATGGTACAAGACACCACTTAGGTTTTGCTAAATCTCAAGGAATGTCTTCTGCTAACAAATTCCCAGGATACGAAATCTGGATGAAAGACAGATGTGATGTATTTATTGAAGATTTGTCTAGAACTGTGTTGATCGAGGAAATCCCACAATTCTAATAATAAAATTCCGAGAAGATTCCCCTCACCTCCTCTCCCTCCTAGAGGGGATGATTCTCAAACACTAGACTTCATGTCTGTGTATAGAGTGTTGAAATGGATAGTATCCAGGTTCAGGTTCCTTCGGTGGGACCACTCTACAAATCGTGTGGTAGAGCAGTTGGTTAGCTTGCAAGACTCATAATCTTGAGGTCGTTGGTTCGAGTCCAACCCACGCAACAAATTAAACCAAATTATTAAATTTAACTACATTATGGGTAAAACAGGCAAAATTTCTACTATTAAGAGAGACTATTCAGAAAATTCTCAACAACAAACAATGGATAGTGGACTATCACAAAAAGGAATGACAAGAATCCCTGGAACAGGTGTATTCAAATATCCTTATAAAGAATTGGATGGAAAGTACAGAACAGGCTTAGATGAGAATGCTACGTACATTAAAAGAATCCAAGATCCTTTAGAAAAAGAATTAGAGATTGAAAGAGTAAAAAATCTTAGAGCAAAACTTGAGAATGAAATAGGAGATATTGATTTAGGACCTCGTTCTAATTTTTGGAACTATGGACTATCAACTTCTACAGATGATCAAACACACGTTCAATCAGTTAAACTATTAGATGGTGATAACTATTTTGATCTATCAAATGCTTTTCAAGAAATAGCTTTTTCATGGTTGAGAGTACATCCAACTATTGCTAGTTCATATCAAGCATGGGAAAGAGGTGAATTTCCAGCAGATACACAATTCTATGTTGTAGATGATGAGATAGAAAATGCTGTAATCTACAAGAAAAAACAATTGATTAACAAAGCTATTGTTAAGTTTGATTCTATGTCTCCTGAGAAGAAGAAAAAAGTTGCAAGACTTTTAGGTCTTCCAGTAACAGAAGAAACAAAAGAAGAAGTGGTTTACAACTTAGTAGATAATGTATTGAAACAAACAGAATTCAAGAATGGTAAATATTCAGGATTGAGTCCAGTTGAAGTGTTCAATAGATTTGCAGATATGAAAGAAGCTTTACTCCATATAAAAGATTTAGTAAAACAAGCTGTAGCACATTCAGTATATAGAATCAAACCAAACGGTAAGGTTTATGAAGGTGAGTTTGAAATAGCTAAAGATGAAGATGATTTAATTAAATTCCTTGCTGATGATGATAACCAAGATGAGTTATTAGTATTAGAAGGAAAATTAAAAACTAAAAAACTAGCTGCTATTTAGTAGCTAGTTTTAAAAATATAAAAGCATATGATAACGTATGTAGTTATTAATTCAGGAAATAAAGTAAGAAAATGTTTCTTAGATGATAAAAAAGTAAATATAAAAAATGTAACACCAGTGGCTACATTAAATGAAAAAACTAATAAAATTATCTGGCTTGATGAAACATTTAAGAATAAAGAAATTAATACTCCTGTAATTGCTATTAATTTCAATAAAAAACTAACAATAGATGACCCAAAAGGTATTTTTTGTATAGGGCATTTAAATAAATAAAAACATATGATACCAGTAGATAGTTTATTATATAAGATCGATCAGAAACTAAATAAACTATCAACTAATGAGCACCAACAGATTCAATTAGAAGACAAAATCTTAGCTTTGAATGAGGCTCAGATAAAGTTGATAAAGCAAAAGATTGATGGTATTAGTACTTCTAGTCAATTAGGGCAAGATTCATTTAAGAAACGTTATGAAGACTTACAGAGTCTTATATTAGATTATAATCATCAACCATTGCCACTAGTATTAGAAGATCTTAATTTAAATCAATGGTCTGCTAATGTTCATGATCTTACGCCACAATATATGTTCTATGTAGATTCATATGTTTTAGCTGATAAAGGAAGATGTAAGGATAGAAGAATATGGATTAATAGAGATCTTGCAAAGCATGGTGATCTTCAGTTTATATTAAACAACGATCATTACAAACCAAGCTTTGAATACCAAGAAACATTTAATGTTCTTGCTTCTGATAAAATCTCTATATTCACTGATGGGACGTTCACTCCTAATAATATACAGATAATGTACATGAGATATCCAGTTTATATAAACAAAGTAGGATATATAATGTTAGATGGTCTTCCATCATTTGATCAAGATTGTGAACTTGAATTATATTTAGAGGATGAATTGTTAGACTTAACAGTACAGAATCTAGCAATGTATACTGAGAATGCTGCTGCAGTACAAAGTGCACAGTTCAGAATACAAACAAACGAATAAACTTTATTAACATTTAAATAAATTAAAATGGCTGATTTTTCATTAACCACGCTCTTCGTGGTTCCAGTGGGGCAAACTGCACTCCCTAGCTCTGGCTCAACACAAAACTTGACTGCAGGACAAGTTGGTATTTTTAGAAACGATTATTCGTTAGCTACTGCTGCAAACATTGCTGCTGCTCCGTATTTCTATGTAGCACAAGGTAGAGAAAATACTTATTTACAAGGCTCTAAAAGATCTGATAAGATTAAAGGATGTCCTTCTGGATCTGGTTGTAACTCAAATGTAACAGAATGGTACAAAGTATCAGGATGTCCAACTGCTGCTAATCAAATTACTGATGTAACTAATTTCACTGTACAATGTGGAGAAAGTATCACGTTAACTTTACGTGCTCACTCTTCTTATATTGATACATTGTATTTTAATGGATTTACACGTTCAGTAACTATTCAAGCTCCATGTTGTGGTTGTTCAGAGAATCCATGTGATGATGTATCTGATAATACAATCATCGAGTTATTAATTGCTAAATTAAGACAACAAGCTCCAGGTAACAACCCTGATAACATTAACTTCAACACATTCTTCACATTTGAAAATGTAGGTGGAACAATTTTACGTATTACAGGAAAACCATTAACTAAATATGGTCAACCTTGTGATGTAGCTGCGTTCCCATTTGAATATGACAGAATGTCTTTCAGAACTTTTGTATATGCTGGTCCAGCTACCACTGCTGACTTTATTGTTGCAGATGCTTGTAACTTGGTTGCTAACCCAATCATCACTCAACGTGCTTCTTATGCTACAGGACAATCTGCAGAGATTGCTCAATTAGAGAAAAACTTCTACAGCTACCAAGCAGGTTACTTGAAACATTTATATAGAATGGTTGGTTACAATGAGAACTTTGAGTCTTGGGTATCTACTGGTGTCACTTATGATACATACTATATCAAATTCAATGAGTACAACAAATCTGAATACCAATGGGGTGATTACATTATGGAAGATTCTACAGTGATTATTGCTGCTCCAAACTCTGTAACAAGTGGTATTTCTGCTGCAATCACTACTGTATTAGAAGCTGGTTTAGGAACTGTTGTTGATCAAGGTAGTCCTTGTATCACTACAACAACCACTACATCTACTGCTGCTCCATCTACTACTACCACTACTTCTACAAACATTCCTTAATTAAGAACAAAGTAGAATATTATTAAATAACCTATGCCAGGGGAAAGAGGATATACACTCATATTCCTCTGGCATATTTATTAAAAAAACATGGCAAACTTACAATTAGATATATTAGTAGTTCCTACTTACAGTGTACTTACACTTGGTGTTACAGACGCATCTGTATATCCTACCAATCCTCCAGTGGTTTCAGCACCATCTATTGAGATTGAAATACCAGGATTTGGAACAAAGATATTACCATTTGTTCCTGATAAAGTCAATGTATTTACATCATCTACTTTGGGAATCACAGATGCTGGTTGTAATCAACCACTTCCTGATGGAGTGTACAGATTAAAATATTCTGTTGCTCCTGCATATACAAACTATGTGGAGAAAACAATATTACGTGTTGACAGGCTTCAAGAGAAGTTTGACAATGCTTTTCTTCAATTAAATATGATGGTGTGTGATATGGCCCTTAAAACGCAATCTAGCGTAACATTAAATACAATCAACTTCTTTATTCAAGGAGCTATTGCAGCAGCTAATAACTGTGCAGAATATGAATCAAACACATTATATGCTCAAGCAGATAATATGTTAAACAACTTTTTAAAATCAAACTGTGGTTGTTCTGGTAACAACTACCTAATAAACTTTTATTAATTATGGCACAATGTTCAAATTGTCAAGCTAATGTAGGGTGTGGATGTCAATTAAAAGATGGGCTATGTGCTCACTGCGCTTCTAAAGTAAATAAATAAATAAAATTTATATTATGTTATCACCAAGACTAACCAATTGCCCAGAATGTGCTAACATTCCTTCCATCCTTAAAAAAATAGATTGTAAGTTAGCAGAACTTGGTAACAACTTGTACAACAATATTTCATATATGTTGAACAAGCCTATACCTGCTGGTGATATTCTCCAATTGATAGCATATAGAAGAATACTAACTTATAAGTATTGTAATCCTGATTATGTACATGAATACTCTATAGCTATGATAGCTAGTAGAGTGATACGTCTTACATTAGGATGTGTTAGTAGATGTAATACACCAGAACCTTGCATAGAGGCTCCTTGTGATATTACTATTGTATTAAATCCAACAACTACAAATACAAGTACACTTCCTCCATCTACAACAACAACAACCACTAGTACAAGTTCTACTAGTACCACAACTAGTACCACTACAACTATATATAATCCTTGTCCAAATTGTACACCACAAGATGTTTCAATTGGTTCTCAAGTATGGTCAAAATGTAATTTAGATGTAACAACTTATAGAAATGGAGATGCTATACCAGAAGTGACTGATTTTACAACATGGGCTAGCTTAACCACAGGTGCTTGGTGTTATTACAATAACGACCCAGCAAATGGAGCTATTTATGGTAAATTGTATAATTGGTATGCTGTTAATGATCCAAGAGGATTAGCTCCTACAGGTTATCATATACCTAATGATGCTGAATTTTTAACATTAGTTTCTTTTGCAGGAGGATCATCTGTTGCTGGAGGTCTTTTAAAAGAAACTGGTTTATGTCATTGGACAAATCCAAATACAGGTGCTAATAATTCTACTGGATGGACAGCACTTCCAGGAGGTGTTCTTAGTATTCTTGGTGGAGGATTTTATACAATTAACGAACAAGGTTATTATTGGAGTTTAACTGATACTTCCTTAACAAATGCTAATTTTTTGAGTTTTAGTTATTTTTTTACTACAGTTTATTTAAGTGATATTGTAAAAACAAATGGTTTCTCAGTTCGTTGTATTAAAGATTAATAATAATAAATAATAAAATAATATGTCAACTTGCTCAAATTGCTATAACGGATGTACAGAGATTGTCTCTGACAGATGTGTTAAATATACAGGAATAGATGTTCCTGTTCTTGGAATACAAACTGGTGATTCTCTATCATTTGTAGAACAAGCTCTTATTACATTTCTTGTATCAACATTAGATGGTACAGGAATAAAGATTGATCTTGCACCTACAGTGGTATGTGAAGTTGTAAATAAATATCTTCCTACGTGTGGAGATCTTTCTATTGTAGATATATCAAAAGCTCTTATAGAAGCTGCTTGTGATCTTCAAGAACAAGTTGATGCTATTGTGGAAGAACTTGCTATATTAAATGGTGATTACACAATTGGATGTTTAACAGGAGTTACAGCATCTTCAGATACACACGCTATTGTACAAGCTGTTATTACTAAACTATGTCAAGTACAAGTTGATTTAGTAGCACTTGCTCTTGATCTTGATGTAAACTATGTGAGATATGATGAACTCAATGCTTTAATTGCAGCTTATTTAGCTAGTACTGGTGGATCTTCAAAATATTATAACAGAATGGTTCCTTTCACTGTAGTAGAATACTATGGTGTTATAACAGGTAATTTCGATGCTACAGGTGCAGGAATATCTACAGGTCCTTGGGAAAAGATATATTTATGTAATGGTCAAAATGGTACACCAGATAAAAGAGGTAGAGTGGGAGTTGGTGCAACAGATGGATCTATGTTAGGATTAACATTACCACCTGAAACTAATCCAGGAGCTTCTCCATTCAATCCAACATATTCAGCAGGAGGAACAGGAGGAACACTAAATCAAACAGCTCTTGGTGTTGGACAAATACCTTCTCACACACACACTAATACAGCTGCTTCTACAGCTGCTCCTCATAACCACAGAACAATAGCTAAAACTGGTGGAGCAGTACAACATAGTGCTTCAGATGCATTTTATTATGCAGGTAATACATGGAGTGATTCAGGAACAGTTAGTACAATTGATTCAGGAATTGAAGATACAGTTGTTACTATAAGCACTGCAGTAACAATTAATCCTTTTGGAGGTGGTGGTGCTCACACAAATGTACAAGCAGGACTTGGTTGTTATTACATAATGTATATCCCTTAATAAATCAATAATATGGCTTATCCTTTTTTACCAGTGAATCCTTGCTGTACAGACGTAGTTTTAAATAGTCCTTGTGGATGCAGTTCTACAACCACTAATTGTGGCTGTAACAATAATGCATGTACTACAACATTAAATGCATCTAGCACTATTGTTTATAATGGTCCTGTATTATCATGTATAATAGCTGAACCATGTGATACACTTAATGTAATATTACAAAAGATAGATGATATTATATGTAATCTTTTAAGTCAAATCAATACATTAAATGTTCAAGTTACAAACATCACTAATCAGGTAATAAATCTCAATAATGAAATAGTTGATATAACCACTATATTAAATGGATGTTGTACAACCACTACCACCACCACTACATCATTATAAATTATGTGTAATAACTCTGAAATAAATAATATAACAATAACAGGAACAAGTGCTGTCTCATATGATAGCACTCCACTTCCTTGTACAAATATAAAAACTTGTGATGGGTTAAATACAATTCTTACTAAGTTAGATGATGTATTATGTTCTGCTATAGCTAATGTAGAAACACTTAAAGATAATGTAATAAACATCACTGAGGACTTAATGATTATAGGAGAAGAGATAATTAGTATTGATAATCAACTATTTACATGTTGTCCAATATGTAATTTTACAGGAACTGCTAATCAAATTCTAGTATGCACATTTACTGGACAAGCTAATCAGCTTCCATAATAAAACCAATAATTAAATTTAAAACTAATGACAGTATTAATAACATTAACAACAGCTGGAATTGATTCAGGTCCATTTGATCTATATTCAGATCTTGATGGTTATTTATCAGCATTTGCAACAGGAGTAACTAGATCAGCATTACTTGCTGGATATTCTTCTTCAGTGGTACCTGATTATACAACTACTATAAGAGTGGTTTCTGTAGGAGATTGTACAAACTTTATTGATATATATTTATCTGGTACAGGTATAACCACAACAACAACAACCACTGTTGTAAATCCTTGTAATATTTATACAGTAGGTCAAGCAACGTTAGGTGGAATAATTGCTTACATTTTACAACCAGGAGATCCAGGATATGATGCAAATGTTTGTCATGGACTTGTTGCAACAGCTAATGACATTAACCTATCACCTTGGGGATGTGATGGTACATTAATTTTAGGAGCTAATGGAACAACAATAGGAACAGGAAGCTTAAACACTACTCAGATAGTAAGTGGATGTCCTACACCAGGTATAGCAGCAGAGTATAGTATAAATTTAATTCAAGGTGGATATAATGATTGGTATCTCCCAAGTATTGGTGAATTAAATAAATTGTATTTAAATAGATTTCTTATTGGTGGGTTTAATTTAACTGCATCATATTGGAGTTCTAGTCAAAGCGGAAATTTCTTTGCAAAATCTAAAAACTTTAACAATTCACTTGCTCAAGATACAAGCAAAACTGTAACTCTTTATAGTCGTCCTATAAGATCTTTTTAATAATAAAAATATAATAAATAAATTATGACAGCATTAATAACATTAGTTATACCAGTTGGTGGGGATGCAGGTCCTTTCAACCTTTTTTCAGATGCAACTGGATATGCAACAGCATTTGAAACAAATGTGGCTGCATCACTTTTAACAGCTGGATATACCACTTCTCTTGTTCCTAATGGAACAACTATAATTAGAGTGGTGTCTACAGGTGCATGTACAAATTTTATTAATATACCAGTTAATTTAATTCCAACTACCACCACTACAAGTAGTAGTTCTACAAGTACATCAACTAGTACATCAACTAGTACTAGTACATCAACCAGTACTTCTACAAGCACTAGCACTAGCACTTCTACAAGTACAAGCACTTCTACAAGCACTTCTACTAGTACAAGTTCTACTACCACCACATCTACAACTACTCCACCAATTACAACAACTACCACTACACATACAACTGCTCCTCCAGGACCTGTTACTATTAATTTAAGTAATGCTTCTAGTGGTTGTCCTGCTCCTGTAAGTAGTTATCCTATTGCAGTAACTTTAGATGGTTATCCTATTGTAGTTGGTTCTGTTTTATCTGGTGGATTACCTCCTGCTGGACTTTCTTATTATACAAGTCCTACTTTTGGACTTATCTTTGATGCATTTGGAGTAGTAACAACAATAATCAATTGTGGTCCTCCACCATGATTTATATAACAAATAAAAAACTCTTGTTTTGTTGGTTTTACAAGGTTTCTCCCTAGGCATTTGTCTGGGGAGTTTTATTTTATAACTAATTTAGTTATAATTAATTATATCTCTAACTAAAATTATTTGGAATATATAAAAACTATTCTTTATCTTTACAATATTTTTTAACTAATATGAATAAATATGTCCGAAAATCAAAGTTTATTATACAGATTAGAAGAGTTATTGACGCAAAGAAGAAGTAAAAAGTTCTATGCAGAGAAGTTAGGAATAAGTGAATACGAAGTGAATGAGCTTCTTAAAGAGCTCAGAGAGAAAGATAATAACTCTCCAATAGAACTTAATAATTCTACAGGAGAAATTAGAAAAGTGAATGTTGAAAAAGGAACAATAGAAAGCACAATCATTAGTGCATTTGAACCTAAAGATGATCTTGAGTTAGCTAAGCTACATAAGATAAACCTAGATAAATACGTCATTACCAACTATTGGTCTAAGATGTTACCAAGTGGAAGTTTTACTTCCTCAGTGTTTTCAAAAAGAAAACAACCAAAAGATTACTCTCCAGAAGACTTTGCTAAGTTTTTAGAAAACTACACACCAAATAATATATCAATAACTAAAGAAGAAGTCAATGGTGATAAAGACCATGTAGATGTAGAAATATCTCTATCTGATTTTCATTTAGCTAAAAGAACTGTAGATGGTGATAATAGTCCTGAAGCAAGAGCTTTGAGATATTATAATGTGGCTCAGTCTTTGATTAAAAAAGTATGGGTTAATTACAATATAGACACTGTCATTCTACCTATATCTAATGATTTTTTTCATACAGATAACTACCAAAACCAAACTACACAAGGCACACCACAAGATACCATAATGGAATATCATGCTGAGTATGAACTAGGATTTACTGTTCTTGTAGATACAATCAATATGTTAAGACAATATGCTAAAGAAGTTACTGTTGTTCTTGTACAGGGTAATCATGATAGGACTAAATCTTTTTATTTAGCACATGCATTAGATGTATATTTCAGTGATGCTCCAGATGTAGATTTTATCAGAGAGCATAGTGTAATTAAAGCAAAGGTATTAGGTAATACATTTATTGGCTGGCATCATGGTAATTGTAAATTAGATGATCTTCCTTTATTATTTGCAACACATCCTCAATATAGTCATTTCTTTGGTAATGCAAAATACAGAGAAATACATACAGGAGATAAACATCACTACATGGCTAAAGAAGTGAAGGGTGTAAGAATACAACAAATGCCTAGTCTTTCAGGAACTGATAGATGGCATTATGATAATAATTTCGTACATTCAGTACGTGCAGCTCTTGCTTTAGTTTATGATGATAAACTTGGAAAGATCTGCGAATTTGAACATAGAATATAAATAACATGGCAACATTAAGAAAATTAGTATCAGATGTTAGAAGTGTCCACAAGATACTTTCTACTGATTCACTTATAACAGATCGTGCAATTGCATCTGAGATAAGAAATAACTCTCTATTATTAATTAAGAGAGAAACCAATCTAAGAAAGCTTTGGGCAACTGATACATTATTTACTACCATCCCTTGTTTAGAGATGATAGAAGTATCTATTTCTGAATGTTGTAACTATGTAGATGAATGCAGCATTGCTAGAACTAGATTTAAACTTCCACGTATATCAGAAGGTAATTACCAATATGTAATACAAGGAGTTTATTCTATTAACGCTATGAGTGGTAAAGGAAAGAAGTTAAAAGAAATAACTATTAATAGATATTTAAACTTACTAAAACTTCCTGTAATCAAGAAAGAAGAATACTATTGGATATCTAATGATTATTTATATGTAAACAATCCTTTGCTTAAAGCAATTAGATTTGTTGCATTCTTTGAAGAAGATGTACACAATGATATTATGTATCCTGAATGTGGATGTGGTTCACCAGAATATACAGATGAACAAATTTGTATAAATCCTTTAGACAAAGAGTTTCCTCTTCCTGGATATTTAGAACAACAAGTCCTTGAGCTAACATCAAAGAAACTATTATCTACTTATTTTAATATTAAGACAGATGTAAGTCAAGAAGGAATAGATGGACAAGCACCAAACTCAAAACCAACTAATTAATGAGAACAAAGGTTGATTGGAGAAGCTCTAGCAAAGACAACTATAATCAGTTTTGCAAAAAACATCCATCTATAAAATTAACATTTGATGAGTGGAGGAATATATTATACACCTTCAATGAATCTTTCAAAGAATATATTTTAGAGACAGGATATAAAGCAAAACTTCCTTATGGTTTTGGAGAGTTCTCAATCAACAAAAAGAAAAGAAGAAAACTAAAAAACAATGTAGATGGTAAAGAGTTTGTTAATCTTCCTATAGACTGGCAAAAGACTAGAGAGAAAGGAAAGGTAATTTATAATTTCAACTATCACACAGAAGGATACTTTTTTGGTTGGATGTGGTTTAAACCCACAGCACGTTTTAAAAATTCTGACTTCTGGTATTTCAAACCTTCTAGACTTACATCAAGACTCCTATCACATTACTTAAAGACCAACGATAAGTATCAACATTTATACATCGAATGGAAAAAATAAATTATGAGTTACTATTATAAATATGCTTTTGTTAGCCCAGAACCTGTCTACTCAACTGTAAAAGAAGAATTAAAATCTTACTTTGATACAGGTGCAGTAGATGATCTTTTATTTCCTACCTATTTAGACAAAGCTCTAAAGAAGTTAGGAAGAACTACATATGTAATTACTGATGAAGTTTTGTTTATAGAAGACTTCCAAGCTAGACTTCCTGATAACTTTTATGCTGTTAGAGAAGCATGGATGACAACAGAAGTTGCTGGATATCCATATCAATCAGCTAATTCATTTTATTCACAAGCAGCTAGTGCTACCACTATACAAGTGGCTCCATTAACTATTGGAGGAACTCCTTGTAACAATCCTGGATGTCAAAACTCACAATGTGATGGTACATGTATGCCTGTGCTTGTACAAGCTGTATATAAGACAAACAATAGCGTAGCTAGAGGATTTACTCATGACTACTTACTTAAGCCTGGAAACATCTCTGTAAGACAAAACTGTGGAGTGGAGTATACAAACAATTGGGAGATGTATCAAGAAGCTCCTCCTATTCATCAATTCACTCCTGGCTCTGCTAGTTATGATTCATTTGATATACGAGATAACAAGTTTGTAACTAATTTCAGAAATGGTGTTGTACATTTAATATTCTATGCTACAGAGTATGATGAAATAGGAAATCAATTGATTCCTGACAACTATCGTATTAGAGAGTATGTAGAAGCATTCATTAAGTTTAAAGTGTTTGAAATGCTTACTAACCAAACTAATGATGAAACTTTCAATCAGTTACAACAAAAGATGCTTTATCATAAACAAGCTTATGAAGAAGCTTACATTATGGCTGAAATTGAAATGAAGAAACAAACTCCTTGGGAAAAACAAAGAAGGATCGTAAATGACCTTAAGAGATTTAATATGTATGAACTTCCTAACAGAACTAATAGAGCTGGAAGAAGACGTAATAACTAAGCACTATGGCTGATCAAGAGGATAAACAATCTGGAAATATTAAACAAGAATTCAATAGTGCAAACATTGGATTGAATATGGATCAAACTGTGAACCAGATTAAACCTGGTACACTAACCTATGCATTAAATGCTGCTTTAGAAAACTTTGATTCAAGTTCTGTTAATTACCAAAATGAACAAGGTAATGAGTTATGTGTTACATTTCCTCAAGGGTATATATTAATTGGTACACATTTTATTAATGAAAAAAACAAACATATATTCTATATAACTAATCCTGATATAAACAATAGTCAGATTGGATATATGGATAATAATGATTGTATCTATCGTACATTAGTAGAAGCACCTTGTCTTAACTTCAACATCAATCATCCTATACACAAAACAGTACATAAGATTACAAATTGTACTATAGAGATATATTGGACAGATGGTATTAATCCAAGAAGATATTTAGATCTTAATAATGTACCAAAACTATTACAAGTAGGTAGCACTCTTTGTGATCCTATATACACTGATGAATTAGATTGTAATCAACTTAAGTTACAACCAAACTTTAGTATTCCTCAAATCAATGTAACAGATATTACTACAGGAGGAGAACTTGTTGCTGGTACATATCAGTTTGCTGCTCAGTATTCTGATGCATTAGGTAATCCATACACCTCTTATTATTCTGTTACCAATCCTACACCTATTGCAGACGTAGCTATAACCACAGTTAATTTTAATTACACTGTAGGAAAATCTATTGTTATTAATGTAACAGAACTAGATGTTACAGGTCAATATCAATATTTTAACTTAGCTGTGATTAAAACAGTTAATGGAATAACCTCTGTAGAATTAGTAGGAACATATTTTATTGAACAAGATAATGACCAAATTACTTACACAGGTCAAAACAAAACTCAGATACAGTTAACTATCAATGATATATTTGAAAAGTTTCCTTATTATGATATAGCCCAAGATGTTACATCTGTACAAGATATACTTGTATGGGATAACCTTACATCCATAAATAGAATTAACTATCAATATATTGCTTCTAATATAACTCTATTATGGGAAACATATAGAATCCCTGCCACTGAAAACTATGCTGATGAAATAAATGCTACAAACTTACGTGGGTATCTACGTGATGAAGTGTATGCATTTGAAATTGTATTCTTATTGAAGAATGGAAAACAAACAGATGGTTTCCATATTCCTGGAAGAGTAAAAGGTTTTGTTGAAAATACAAGTCCTAATATTCTTGACACTGATCCAGATTTTATTGGAGAACCAGAACCAGGAACAAACTATAGTCCTTATTGGAAAATATATAACACAGCTTCTGTAATAGGATCAGCAGTGGGAGATCCTATTGGAAATGCTACACCATATCAATATGGTCAATTTGCCTATTGGGAATCTACAGAAGAATATCCTTGTAATGCAGATGTATGGGGTGATCTAGCTGGACAACCAATTAGACATCATAAGTTCCCAGATATTCTTGTTAGTCCAGCATTTGAATCAAGATTGTTTACAACAGCTAGCTCATTAGTAATGGGTAATGATGCTGTATTTCCTATTGGTGTTAGAGTGGATAGTGACCAGATTAGAAGTCTTATTTCTTCTTCTCCATTAACTGTTGAACAAAGAGATGATATTGTTGGATACAAAATAGTAAGAGGAGACAGAGGAACAAACAAATCTATTGTAGCTAAAGGAATACTTAGAAATGTAGGAACCTATGAAAGAGAAGGTCAAAACTATTACTTTCCAAATTACCCATATAATGATCTTAATAAAGATCCATTTATAAATAAAACAAACAATGCTTGGAAACAAATATGTGAACCATTTGTTATAAATGTTACAGAATTAGATAGCAATGGTGTTGTTAAAATAGAATACACTAGTTGCAACACTGATAAATTAACAACACAAGAATTAAAAACACTAGGGCCTCATAATATTTGTGCTATATCAAAACCATTAGTTATATCAGGTAAAGCTACCTCTGCTTATGGTAATTATGAAATTTGGACAATTGCTTCTGGTGGTACATTTATTCAAGCATGTGCTGGATGGAGAGCTCAATGGACTGATCAATTTGGACAAACACAAACAGAATGGGTAGAAGGATGGCCAACAAATTCTAGTTACACTATTAATGTAAAAGCTTCAGAACCAGGTTCACCACCTAATGTTTTTTGTGTAGAGTATTGCAATCACTGTGGTATAGAAATTCGCAAAATAGGTGAAGTGATTGCAGCAGATCAATGTAAAGATCCTACACCACAACCACCATTAGAAGAAACTAATGCTCATAGACAAATATTTAATTCTCCAGAAACTTCTTTTGGACAACCATTTTTAGGAAACGTTCTTAAATTAGAGAATGTAATGTTTGGTGGAGGAAAAGGACATTTTACTCAAGTGAAGAATAATGCTAAATATAAACTTCTTACAAAGGAAGCTCAACAAGATGCATTAGCTAGTTCTTCAACAATAGGTAATATAACTAATCCATTTAATGCTACAGCAATGTTCACTGCATACCAAGCATATTTAACAATATATGTAAATGGTATTACAAGAAGAAACTATGCTCAATCATTTAACACTATAGCTGATTATAACTATTCAGAATCTATACCTAATGGTCAAGGAGTTAAACAAAGAAACTTAGGTATAAAAAGATATTTAATTCCTGGAGTTGAATCTGTAGGAGATACATTTCCTGTTAATAACTATAGAAGAGAATCATCAGTTTATTTAAGAACTGATCTAACTAAACCAGTATTACCATTTCCAAGTAATAGTCCTAATATGATTGTTGCAGGAAGTCCTAAAGTTACAGATTATTCTAGATTTACTATTGGAGATACATCTGCATGTTCTTCTCCAGAGAAAGAACAAGACTTACGTGCAGTTTCATATTATGCATCATTAAAAAATCAATTTGTAAATCAATGGGGACAAATATATTCTTATGAAACAATTGATACAGGATTCCAAAGAAACATTTATTCATCAGGAACATCAGTAGTTTTTGGTGGAGATACATTTATTTCTAGATTTACATTCAAGACTAAACTTCCTTTCTTTATAGATAATAGAGTGGGTGCTCCTGATGATAGCGATATATTCTATGATGAAATAGGTAACATAGCTTATCCAGTGTATTGGCATTCTGCTAGATCTATATTGGAAGATTATTCATTAACTGTAGGAGGAGCAGCTACATTAACAAACATCATATCATATAAAGCACATAATTTTGATTGCCCTAATAGTCAACTTCCTGCTCCTCCAGATACTAATCCTAATAGAACATACTATGATGGATACTTCTATTTATTTGCATATGGTATTCCTAATTTCTATTGTGAGAGTTCTTACAATACAGATCTTAGACAAGCATTCAATAATAGAGAAGGAGATTTCTGGCCACATGTATCTACAGGTATTCCTGATGATTGGGTACAAGAAAGTTATGTATCTATAGCTAATGATAATACATATACATATAATGTAACATTCTCTAAACAGAATAAAGAAAATACATTTACACACCTTCCTCCAGATTGGACTAGTCAATTATGTTTTACATATTATCCATTTAGAGCAATCTATTCTGATTCACAAAATATAGATGCTGATAATAGAGTGAATAGTTGGTTAACATATAGAGCACTTTCATATTTTGATTTCCCTCAAAACTTTGGAAACTTAACATCATTAGATGGTATACAGAATAAAGCTGTACTAGCTAGATTTGAGAATAAGACATTGATGTATAACAATCTCTTAACTATTGATACAAGTAATCCACAAGCTGCGTATGTAGGTAATCCAACATTGTTTAGAGGAGCTCCTCCAATAGACTTTGCTGAAACAGATCTTGGATATGTAGGAAGTCAGAATAAAATGTTATTAAAAATACCACAAGGACAAATTACTGTTGATGCTAAGAGAGGTCAAGTGTTTCTTATACAAGGAACACAAGTGGAAGATTTATCAGCATTTGGTTCTGGAATGAATAGATTCTTTACAGACCATTTAGCATTTGAAATTCTTAGATATTTTCCATCAAAACAAATTTTAGTTGATGGACAATTAATAACTATACCTGGAGTTAATACAGATAATAATTTTACAGGTATTGGTTTACATGGTTTCTATGATAGTAAGTTTGATAGAGTTATTATATCAAAACTTGATTACATTCCTTTAGATAATAATATTCAATATGATTCTGCAACTAGAGAGTTCTACATTGAAGAAACAATAAATGAGGTTGTATTTAAAACACAAGTGTATTTAACAGATCCAGAATATTTCTGTAATAAGTCTTGGACTCTATCATTCAATGTAAACACAAAAACTTGGGTGAGCTTTCATAGCTACATTCCTAATTTCTATATAGCAGAAAACAATTTCTTCTATTCAGGGATTAATGGATGTTGTGATGATTTTGATTTAATTGCAGGAGAGATAGTTCCTACTCCTCCAACAACAACCACCACTAGTACACCAGCTCCTCCAACAACAAGTACTACCACTACAGCTAATACAAATTGTACATTAGTTGGAATAGGAAGAGTAACAGATTGTACATTAGTTGGAACAGGTGTAATTACAGTTCCCCCAGTTTGCACAAGACCTACTGGATTAAATTCATTTACATTGATTACAGGATATAATATAATATCTCCACCATCAACTGTTGTTTCAACAGGAAGTCAAATAGATGCTTGTAATGCAATTACATATGTAACAACAAATGCAGGCTTTACATATACATCAGTTATTGGAAGAGCTGCAAGTCTTATATTGTTGGAAACAGTGTATGCAAACAATGGTACAACAGATTGTAGTGTAGTGCCTGATGGTTGGTATTTTACAGATGAAAGTGCAAATACAACAAGAGAGGTGTATCACATTGTATCAGGAGTGATCACTGATATAGTGGCATGTTTTACACCAACCACTACAACCACTACAACACTTCCTTGTACATTGTATAAAGCATCAAAAACTGCAGCTGGTATATCTACAATTAATTATGTAAATTGTGCAGGTGTTCCTACAATTACAGAAGTTGGAATTGTAGGAGGAGGATATTCAGAAGTAACATTTTGTGCATCATGTTGTACATCAGTTCCACCAAGTGTAACATTAACTAATATAGGAGGATGCTAATATGTCAAAAACTATAACCATAAAATTAACAAAGGCTGGCCCTAAAGCAGGGCCATTCACCATCTCTGATCAATTTGGTAATATAATAGCAGAAGATGTTCTTAAAAAAACTCTTATTGCTGGCATTAGTTACATTGTAAATAATAATGTAACAATTCTTGTAATAAAGTCTACAGGAAGTTGTAAGATAGAAAAGACAATAAGTCTTGCTCCTATAACAACAGAAGAATATGCTAACAGTACTTTTTTAGAAATTATGACAGCATGTATATGGAGACATTTGACTAACATAAGTCTTTATAATACATTCTATGGAAACATAGAACCATATATTATTGAGTATCCATTTGCGTATAAATATCAAGATGAAATCTTACAGAATGTAAAAGACTATACGAAAGCATATGAGTATATATCTATATCAGATGGTGTATTTAATGATAATACAAGAATAGAAACAAACAATAAATATTTTAATAAGAGTATTCTATACAATGGACAACAGAGTTCAGGAGTGTTGAATCTTGTTGCTAAACCTCTTAATGATATGCGTGCGTACATGCAATATCCAATATTCAATACAGATAGCAAAACAATTCTATATACCAAGAGTGATAACTTCTATCAGTATAATACATTCTTTGCTTTACAGAAAAGTTCTCAAGTTCCATTGTTTAATACAGGATGTGAAAGCTTATCTATTGATAAGGTGATTAACCAAAGCAATATGGATTATGGATCCAGAAGTTTCAAGAAAGCTACACTAAGAGCTAAAGAGCTCAAGATACGTCATATATTAGATGACAATTGTACAACTCATCTTGTCTCACAATTTATTATTGGAACAGCTCAAATATCATATAAATAATGGCTAGTAAAGTAAAATGCACATGTGGATGGAGTTGGAACAAATCTGATTCCAGTAAGAAAGATATGTACATATGTCATGAGTGTGGAAGAGACAATAGCAACAACATGAAGAATGGTGGTTGGTTAGACTCATATGCTGATGGTGGAACAATGCAAGAGCACCAAGAGAACTATAATGATTCACAAGCTTCTGCTCCTGAAGGAATGGTGGGAGATGGATTCTCTAATGTAGGTAGAAACTATTCTCCTGCATGGGGAGGACAGTTTCAAGAAGGAGGAGAAATTCCTATGGCTCAAAATGGTAAAGCTACAAGAGCTGATAGTCTTGCTGTATATAATAATAGTAAAAAAGTAGAAAATTTTTATAAAATTAATAATTATAAAAAAGATAGAGAAGAGTTTAGTAATTGGAAAAAAGAAGACCCTCATTATATAAATGATGAAGTTTATAAAGATTACTTTAATAACAAAGGTAAAAAACTTAAATCAGGTGTTTTTGAATCTGATAAAGTTTTAAAATCAGAATATAGAAAAAATATAGATAAAAATAAGTATCTACAAAGAGAGCAGTCTAATTTTTGGTTAAATACTGATGCTCCTATGCAAAGTTTTGATAGAAGAATACGTCCTTTAGAAGGAAAAAAATACTTTCGAGGAGATGATGCTGTAGAAATACCTACTTATAATAATATTGGTAATAAACCATTTGATTTACTTACAGATACTGAGAAAAAACAAAGAGTAGACAAATATGGTACTGATGGTGTCCCTAAAAGTTATTTAAATAAAAATAAACCTACTACAACTAAACAAACTACAAAACCTAAAAGTGGTTATGTTTTACAAGCTGATGGTACTAAATTTTATGATAAGTTTATTCCAGCAGGTAAGTATTTGGATTATAGAAATCATACTGGGGATGGTGCTCCTCCATATCAAAATGAACCACAAAAAAGAAAAACTATAAAAGGAATAGAAAACAGTTTACAACCAATAGGAATACAAAATGATTTTAATATAGAAGCAGACATTCCACAAATAAGACAACACGTAAGACAACCAAAGTATTATGATGTAGAAGATTATACACATGGTTCTACAAATTATAGTGGAACACAATCTAATTATAGAACATCTGACCTATCTACATTATCAGAACAAAGTCCTAACAATACAAGAAAGATAACACCACGTTATCAAATAGGTGGATCTGTCTATCCAGTTAATTATGTTCCTCAAGCAGCCATGGGTGGTTCTATTCCAGGAGCTGTAGGATTTACATATGCTAGAACAGGATCTCCTAGTAAAGGACCACGTAGAAATCAAACTGATGTTACAGATGCTTCTGCAAAAAATGGTGATGTAATTGTAA